GTTGGAGAAAGCGGGAAGAGCGTCGTAATGTCGCTCAGGCTCGTCACATCGCATCAATTACCCGTCGATGCAAGCGAATGCATCTCAATGATGCCGACACCAAAAAGGTGGTAGATATCGCAAAGAAACAGTGGGACAACGCTACTGTATATAATATAACAGTTGTATGCGACTCCGTTCTGAAGAAGAAGGGAGAGCTTGAGAAGCTGGTTAAAGACTGCGGAATTAAGTCCGCATGTATTACCAATTCTACAGCATTCTTTAAGGATGTGCCGGCAAACGTTGTAGAGAAGCTGCGTGACCTTGTAGGTAATGCTACGTTCTACCAGTATCGTTCTGATAGCAAGTCTCCATTTGATGAGGCTGGTATAGACGTATCTGCAAGCAACCACAATAAGCATAAGAAGGGAGGTGATCCTCATACTATCGAGTGCTCTAAGAATGCTAGTGTTAACTTCTACAATCTCCGTAGAGCTAAGAAGAAGGCTAAGGAGACACTTGAGAAGAACACGTACAACTTCCGTCACGGCTCTAAGGCCGAGGGACGTAAGCTTCGTCGTGGACTCAAGGTTAAGGCCAAGGCTGTAAACAAGAAGCCTACACAGGTTAAGGAAGTTAAACAAAAATCAGTTAAACAGGCAGCTTAATTATAGGAGACAACGTTATGAATACCCAGAATAATCAATATTTGGACGATTATGTTGAAACTTATCGTGACACTAAAGAGAAGTGGCTTAAGGACTTTGATAAGTCTCACGGGACTACTTCTAAGTTCTGTAAAGAACATGGTATCCATGGTCTTTCTCGCAAGAAACCTTGGTTCGTACTGCTCAAGCGTAATTCAATCAAAATTGAATCTCGCAGAAAGGTTACAAAGCTTAACCGCATCGAGCTCATGGAAGGCTATGTTCAGCACAAGCTGCAGAAATGGGAACGAAAGAACCCATGTCCGGTTAAGAAAGACGACTTATTCTACTCACAGCAATTCCCGGTTTGGGAGGCAGAGAGAGTCGCGGCTGAAGAACGTATTAGAGACTTAGTTGTCGCTAAATATGACAAATTACAACTTGTAGGACGATTCCAGCATTCGGACGACAAGTTCACTGAGCAGGAAGTTGCTCAGATAAAAGACAATGGCGAAACTGTTAAGTATGGAGGTGTAAACTATCTTCCAGAACACAGTAAAGTCATCAAGATGGCTCGTAAGGAGACAAATAAGGTAAAAGCAAAGCGCAGTAATCTTGTTTGTACAAACCTTAAAGACCATCGTAAGAAGACAGGACGACTTCTGTTACCAGGCGCAAATAAGATGCGAATGGCAGCTTAAGGCGTACCTTCTTCAAAATTGACCAGGACACCACTGGTCACCCTAGTGTGCTCCGAAAGGATATGACTGCGAGGTGCAAACCCTCACTAGGGACTATGATAGTAAAGGAAAGACCAGTAGTTCTATATGATATAGAAGTTTTTCCAAACTGTTTTCATTGTACTTGTAAAGATTCAGAGAATCATAACCTATATAAATTCGAGATATCCTGTCGAAAAAATCAACTAAAAGAATTAGTTGACTTCTTCTATACAAATAGAACAGAGCATATAATGTGCGGATATAACAATAAGCACTACGATGATATAATCATAAACTATATTATCTGTTTCTATAATAGAATGAAGCGACTAGGATACTCGAGAATTTGTAGTTCTCTGTATTATCTTAGTAAAGAAATAATAAGTTCGGAAAAAACAGGAAATATTGATAAGATAAAACAATACAAATATGCAAATTACTTTTATTCGTTTGATCTTATGTTGATGCTCTATAGTTCAAAGCAGCAGAAAAGCTTAAAAGATATTGAAATACTCTTACATATGCCAAATGTACAAGAGTATGAAGGGAGCTTTGATGCTCAAATTCAAGAAAGCGATATTGACGCTATGATAGAGTATAATGTGAATGACGTAGATGCTACTGAAGCTTTGCTTAACAAAGTAAAAGAAGATGTAGAACTACGTCTTGAAGTTGAAAAAGAATGGGGGTTTGATGCACTGTCAATGAGTGGTGTACGATTTGGAGAGGAAATACTTCTGCGCACAGTTTTAGACATTACCAACACAACAAAAGACGAGCTAAAAACTCGTACTCGAAAAGTCGGAAACATTCGTTTAGGTGACATTATACTCCAATTCATACAATATTCTAACCCAAAGTTGAAAGAAGTCTTATTGGATGTAAAGAATGCTACTTGCAACGCAAGTAAGTCTGATAAGAAACAAGAAAACTATGAGAAGAAGTTCGTTCTCTCAAATATTTGCTACTCTATAGGAGAAGGTGGTATACACACCATCAATGAACCTAGAGTCTACAAACCTACAGATGAACAATTTATAGGACACTCCGACGTTACGTCTATGTATCCTTCGTTAGCCATTATAAATCATTGGCTTCCAGTTCACTTAGGAGAAGATTTTTGGAATGTGTATAACGCTCTATACAAGGAGCGATTAGCTGCCAAACGTAATGGAGAGTTATTAAAGTCTAAGGCATTCAAACAGGCTCTTAATGCTCTTACCGGAAAGATGCAACAAGAAAGTAGCTGGGCATATGATCCACTTAACGTATACAAGATACGTATAAATGGGCAACTTATACTACTTATGTTAGTGGATAAGCTTCTAGAATTGAATTGTAAGATTGTACAAGTCAATACAGATGGTGTCGTCTACATTGCTGACAAATCCGCCCGCTTCGCAATAGCCGATGCAATTAAGGAAGTTGAGCAATTAACCCAGTTGACATTCGAATCCGATGATTACGAGTCGTTTTATCAGTACGACGTGAACAATTACTTTGGTGTTCGCAAAGGATACTCTCAATCTGGAGATCCAAGACTGATAGAAAAGAAAGGCAAGTTTATCACAGATATTGGTCTTAACAATAGTATGACACCAGTTGTTATCTCCAAAGCTGTGATAAACTATTTTTTGAACAATGAACCGATAGACAAGTTTATTAAGAAGGATAGAGATATCCGTGATTTCTTAATGTCACAAAGCGTAAATAAGGAATCAAAAGTTGAGTATGGTGGAAACCTGATTCAACGTATTAATAGATACTACGCATCAAATAGTGGCTACTATCTTATAAGAGTCAAGGACAAAATGTATGAAAAGCGTTCTGAAACAAGAATAACAGAACATGGAGTCCGGATTCTTAATAAGATGGATGCCACACCAATAGAAAACCGTCACCTGGATTACCAGTACTACATTAGCAAAGCAAAAAAGATAGCTAGTGAGTTTGTTAATCGCCAGTTGGCAATCTTCGATGATTAATCGTTTATCAACGTATATAAGATGATTATTGAACTAAACACAAAACTCCTGGATATTCCAGGATTAAATTCAAATCAATTAATATTCCTAAGTTTGGTATTGGATAAGAATCAAAAAACTTATAATCAAGACGTCCGCAAAATTGTCAGCCTAGTTAGCGACGAAGAAATATCAAACTTAATTTCTCAGGGACTTATTACCTCGATAGAGAGAGGTAAGTCAATTACATATCATGCGACAGACACGCTTAATAATATAGTCCGCCCAAAAAAGGACTATTTCGATCTGTTCTATGAAATGTACCCAATATACGTTCTACGACCAGATGGTACAAAAAACTATCTGAGAGCCAACGTTAACAAGTGTAGACATTTATTTAATGTCTATGTAGGTCAAAGCGAAGCTATGGCTCAACATCTTATTCAGTGCCTCGACTTCGAAATGAAGAAAAAGACTAACGAGGGTAAACTAAGTTATATGAAGACGATGTGGAGATGGCTCGTAGACCATCAATGGGAAGAATCTGAGGAAGAAATGCAAGACAACTCTAAAATTGAGGAATCGACTTATGGAACAGAACTTATCTAATCTTATAAGACCAATGTCAGTTGTAGCCCAAGAGGCGATAAACTACATATCTGGTCGTAGAGATCACTCTATAACATCTCTTAAGACTAGATGGGCTAAGTTTAATAAGCAGTGTATGGGAGGTATTGAACCTAATACCGTTTACACCATAGCTGGTATTTCAGGAAGTGGAAAATCGAGCATGGCAAATTCGATAAGTACTGATATTGTTGATTTGAATCCTGGTGAAGAAATAGTAATTCTGATTTTCTCGTTAGAGATGGTTGGATTTAGGCAAGTTGGAAGAACGCTTTCTAGTAAGCTTAGGAAAACGACTTCGACTTTGTATAGTTCGGAAACGGACCTGGATGACGATACCTTCAGAAAAGTCATCTCAGTATCTAATCAACTAAAGGAGTATCCTATATGGTTTGTAGATAACCCTACAACTCCCAAGGAAGCAGAAGATATTATTAGGTATTTCTATAATACATACGTAAAGGGTACCGATAAGCACTTTGTAATAATGTATGACCACGCTTTATTGACGAAGCCTATAGGCAGCGTTATAGAGACCATGCAGGAACTCGAAAGAGTTTTCATAAGTGCTAAAAAGTATCCTATGACATCAGTGTTACAACTAGCACAGATGAATAGAAATATTGAATCACCAGAAAGAATAAACAATCCTTTGTCGCATTATCCTATGAGAAGCGACATTTCATCTGCTGATGCTTTATTTCAAGCTAGCGATTATGTTATAGTTATTCATAGGCCCGAAATTCTTGGAATACAAGAATACGGCCCGAGCCATTTACCTACTCAGAACAAGGTGTATTTACACATCTTGAAGAATCGAGACGCAGGAAAGCCCTGCATACTTGAATTCCAGAATGACTTAGCATATAACAACTTGATAGAAAGTTAAGCAATTAAAATTTAGGCTGAATTATGACAACATACGATATTAAGTTTACTGATAACAACATTAAGAACACTAACAATGGTAACATTTATTCTCAGATTCTCGATGATATTATTCTTTCTACTGTAAAGAAGAACAACTCTTATTTGTTTAACGCAAAGAAGGAGGACGATCTGATTGATGCCATGTTCAACGAGTTGGATCATACTTATATCTACAAGCCTCTGAAGGGCGACACTTTGTTCGCAAAGGCTTGTGATATTCTTGCTAACTATGGCAAGAAGAAGAATACTATGAAGGGTATTAAGCTCGGTAAGATTTACCGTCTTGAGAACGGTCTCCCTATCATTTTCTACAATGATGAGATCCAGATTGGTACCGACATTTATAGCTATTCTGATTTTAGTGATTACAACTTTATCTCTTCACTTAGTCCAGAGGTTAAGAAGACAATCATTAATATTAACATTAAGCTTTAATTAAAACTTTTAGTATCATTGTATCATGAGTTTAACATTACCTACTAGTAAAATTCCTGCAGTTTCCGAAAACCCTAGATATCTTATACTCTATGGTCTTCCAAAGGCTGGTAAGACATCTTGTCTTGCACAGCTGGATAATAACCTTATCATAGACCTTGAGGGAGGCTCTGTCTTCGTTGACGCGATGGCCATCCAGTGTCGTACGATCAATGATTTAGGAGAAGCAGCAAGTGCCATTCGTGCCAAGAATAAAGAAGTAGGTCATAATTTCTATAAGCATATCACTATTGACAATGCTACACGACTTGAAGATATCTGTATGAGCTATGCTTGTACACTCTATCGCCAGACTCCAATGGGTAAGAAGTGGGATGGCACAGACGTCACAACTTTGCCTAATGGTGCAGGTTATAAGTATCTTAGAGATGCAGTAAAGAAAGTAGTTGATATGTTCCGAGATTTGTGTGACGAATTTATTCTTGTAGGTCACGTTAAAGATACCGTAACTGAAAAGGACGGTGTTGAAGTTTCTGCAAAAGAGCTCGACTTAGTTGGTAAGCTGAGTAAGATTGTGTGTGGATTAGCTGATGCGGTGGGTTATGTATATCGCAAAGGAAATGAAACACATATATCCTTTAAAGGCGGTGTCTCTGATACCATTATGGAAGCTCGTGCAAGACACATAGCTGGAAAGGATATTGTCATTGCAGAAGGTAATGAAGATGGGACACTTACAACACATTGGGATAGAATATTTAAGTAAATTGATATATCGGTTCGTTCGATCAACAGCATACTATGCTGAGAATAAACTTGATATGTTAGCATTACGTATATTAAAATAATAGAGATTATGTTTAGTACAAAGACAGCCGCAATTAACAACGAAGAATTTAGTAATGGTAGTTATATGCCAGTAGGCATCAACCAGAATATCACTCTTAAAGAGGTAAACTGTAACAAGTCTCCTCAGGGTCTCGATTTCCTCGAGATCGTATTTGAGAATGAGGATGGTCAGACAGCTACTATGACAGAGTGGAAGAATACAAAGGGAATGTATATCAAGACAGACGAAGATCTGCAGAAGCGTGATAACGCTCAGTTTGGACGAGTTTGTCAGATTCTTGATTGTTTTTATCCACAGCGACCAGATGCAGAGCTTTCTACGTTTAAGGAGATGATCGACTGGACAAAGCAGATGCTTGATCCTATGATCGCTACTAAGAAGAAACTCCGTTTGAAGGTTATTTACGACAAGAAGGGCTATACTCAGGTAAGTAAGCTCGGAATCTTCGTTGAAGACATGTCTAACACAAATTCGCAGATTAAGCTCTTTAAGAATGATCTTATGGAGCGTCCAGTTGTTGCTGATAAGGAAAACAACGATCCGCTTAACGTGCCACCAACCGTTACTCCGGAAACTGCGGATGCAGCAGGCGCATCTGATCTTCCGTTTTAAGGGATTTACGCCTGAAGAAATAGAAATACTACTTGATTGTATGAAATCCGGTAGATGGTTTTTATACCGTCTATATAGCAGGAGTGTCAAACTATACGACAAGTGGATACACCCCAGGGAGGTAATACTGCCATGAAAGGGTGTTGGTGGAGCTAGGTAATTCAGTTACCCTTTGGAGGTGAAATGCCTCCAATAAGGCTAGTCAGGGTGTCGTGAGATACATGATAAGAATGGTTTATTTTTGGTTTATTTTCTTTTGTCCATTCTGCTAGGTTCGATTCCTAGCATAGCCACAATTTCATTGGTACAAATATATGTAGGAAACTCCGGTCCGTGAGGATAGGTGCACACTCTTTTTATTGCACCCCGGTTCTCCTGGGGCGCCAGATTTCATGAGTGAACCATACTTAAGTTGGATCTGGGATGTACTAATGAAGTCCCCGACCTGGATAAGTCCGTAAACTATCCGTCCGTCTGACCTGAGCATGTCATTAAACTGCTCATTTTTATTACCTCGGTGCATTCTAGATAGGCGTATAACAACGTGCTCTGTACGGAAATTATAAAGGTTCGATTCCTTGCCTGGGGCAAAATAGGGTAGTTCTGTGGTTAGAAAGCGTAAGTCCACGAGTAGTCATGGGTTCGACTCCCATTGTGTCCACAATAACATTTTAATGGGCATATACCTCAGGAGGTTAGAGGACTCGGTAGGCGGTAAACACCGGTTCAAGTCCGGTACTATCCACTATATGGCTAGATTGGATCCTTGCAAGGAAGCGGTTCGAATCCGCAACTAGCCCCTAACTTATAAGTTATGTATAGTACTAGAACAGCAATTACTATGTCCTTGAGAGACATCTTGGACAAAGTAAATGATTTAGACATCTATACGTATTGTCTAGGACAATTCAAAGTTGGAAAGCTTATGAATAGTCCTTTAAGGTCTGGAGATAAAAACCCGTCATTTGGAATATTCTATTCCAAAACCGGAGGACTGCTATGGAAAGACCTTGGAACCGGAGAGTATGGAAATGCTCTAAAGTTTATAAAAGAATACAAAGGTATAACGACTAGAGAAGAACTTGAACGAGAATTATTGAGAATCGTACGCAGAATAAATCCTAATACAACTGTAAGGACAAATACGTACGATATACCGAAAGGAGATACTGATATCGGAATAGTTCGACAGCCGTTTACCAATGTAGACAAACAATACTGGAAACAGTTTGGAATACATATTGATACTCTAAAAAAGTTCAATGTGTTCAGCATTAAATACTTTCTTTGTAATAGTATCGTCCGAAGTATCTACAAAGAAAATAGTCCTATGTATGCATATAAAGTGTATGATAAGTTTAAGATTTATCGCCCACTTGCTTCCAAGTTTACTAAATGGCGTACCAATCTGACAAATAGGCACGTACAGGGATTATCCGAATTGCCTAAGGAAGGAGGCGACCTACTCATAATAACAAAGTCATTAAAAGATGTCATGTGTTGCTACGAGATGGGTTTTAATGCAATAGCTGCTGCTAGTGAAACTGTATTTATACCTGAAGATATACTCAGGTCTCTACGTTCTAAATGGAAACATATAGTTATACTGTATGATAGAGATAAAACAGGTATGCTTAAGGCTAGACAATATAGTAAACAATATAATATAGATGCTTTTTTCATTAATAAGAAATTTAAAGCCAAAGATCTATCAGATGCTGTTCGTGACAACGGATTTAGCACCATGAAAGACTGGTTAACAAAAACGTTACAGAAATATGATTGATGTAGTAATAGGATGCCTGCTTGGTGTGCTGGGAGGTGCAGTAATGTCTCCTCTATTGCATAAATGGCTTACAAAGAAGCTGACTAAGAAAATTCACCTTAGCAAAGGTGGTTTTATGCACATTTATCTTCCAAATAAATTGCAGATGACTATCTGGGATAGTTATAGTGACGACGGTTGTATATGTGCATGTGTCCATCATGAAGGTGAACAAAAAGTAACTGACGGCGAAATTGTCTATTTTAATAGAACTTCTGTATCCAAGATAAGGGGAAAGAATTTTTATTATGATAGGCAAGAAATCTAAAGGCAGAGTGCGGAATGCGACTAAGGTCGATAAGTATGGTTTCCATTTTAGGAGCAAACTCGAATGCTATACTTATGAAGCTTTTATGAAAGCCGGAATACCGGTTAAATATGAGCCAAAGCATTTCGTATTACTGGATAAGTTCGAGATATTCGGCGAACATGTAAGAGCAATAACTTATCTTCCAGATTTTATTGGTAAGTATAAAAAACGATCCTTTGTAATAGAATGCAAAGGATTAATGGGTGATTCATTTCCATTAAGATGGAAACTTTTTAAGCATTACTTGAAACGACATAACAGTAAAATGCGTTATTATATTGTGAGAAATCACAAGCAAGTAGATGAGTTGGTTGAAAAGATAAAATCACAAAATTATGAATGAAGTTTGGAAAGGTATAAAAAATTTTGAAGGATTATACCAAATTAGTAATCTTGGTAGAGTGAAGTGTTTGGAGCATAAATGTCCCGGTAGATACAAAGGGAAATATAGAACAGTAAAAGAACATATGATGACATGCGTAGAAAACAAAACGAATGGATATTTGTATGTAGCTTTATCTAATTTAGATAGAGGTAGAACATTTACGGTTCACAGATTAGTTGCAAATGCTTTTATACCTAATCCTGAAAATAAACCAGTTTTAAACCATAAAGATGAGAATAAACACAACAATTGTGTTGATAATCTAGAATGGTGTACGTCGTTATATAATAACACATACAATGATGTACATTTAAAACGAAAACATTATATTCATACATATGAGTACGAATTGGACAAAATCAAAGAGCTGGAAAATAAACTAAAGAAAGCAAAACTTGATTTTGTTAAAAAATACCCATCTATTAAATTAGATGAATAACCAATATTTGAGTATTATAATATCAGTAAATATGGAAAAGAAATTTTTGAAAGTAGGTAAGAGCGTAAACTTTAAGTTTAACACAGAAGGACTTGAGTGTGATTTGACCCCAGGAATGGTTTACAATATTAACGTAGACCGTTATACAGACGCAATCTCACTCGAAGAGTCTAGCGGCTTATCTTTACCTTCTAAGGTATATTGTACACAACGTGACGAACGCTTTATGGATAAGGTTATTAATAGTTATAATCTGTCTGAAAGCGGATTTACTGGTGTGATGCTTGCAGGATTAAAGGGTTCTGGAAAAACTGTGATGGCTAAGGTAATTGCCAATAAGAGCGGTCTTCCAATTATAAATATAGATAAAAACATACGTCCGTATATCCTTAGAAATCTTGTAGAAAAGCTTGGTGACACAAGTGTTTGTTTCTTGTTCGACGAACTTGATAAAGTTCTTGCGGATTATGACGATTCTGTATTGTTACAGGTATTGGATGGCTCTGATACTAAAGGTAAACATATGATTCTGTTTACATGTAACGATGACGATGAGATATCAGAGTACCTGATAGACCGTTGTTCTCGTATCCGCTATTGGCGTGAGTTTGATGAGATGTCCCCATCTCTTATAATGGAGGTATTGAACGACAAACTTAACGACAAGAAAGAAGTTAAGTCTTTAACAGACTTCATCAAGGATAACTTCGAAGTATGTAGTTTTGATAATATAGCATCTTTCGTAAAGGAAGCTAACGATTACCCTACTACGACATTTGAAGAGTTGTTTGAGGATATGAACCTTTCTTCAAAAGGTGCCATAAAGCCTCATGCTCGTTCTTGTAAAACTAATTGTCTGAAGAATGTTAAGAAGAAAGCAGCTTCAGATGATTGTTGTTGTGATTGTTGTTGTGCAGGATGCTAATGATTACACCAGAGTACAAAATACCGGAATATGACATTCCATACTACGAAGATGGATCGCGCATTAGTAATAGTGCGATAGGCTGGTTCTTGAATAAAGGGCCGGCCTATTTTCGTAATATGCTGGATGGTAAAGAGAAAGGCTTAGATTTGCCACAGTTACGTAAAGGAACCATGATACATGAGTTCCTGCTTCAACCAGAGAAGTTCTGGGATGATTACGTTCTGTTCGATGGCGATAAGCCTAAAAGTGCGCAAGCACAAAAGTTCTGTGAAAACTTAATAAATACCGTTGAAATAGAGCTAAATAAACAGCTCTCAGAGGCTTATCGCAAGTCTTATAGTATAGTTGGCAAGAGTGAAGATAAAATCCTCTCAGAAGCGCTTAAAATAAGCGTAGAGTATAAGGATTATATCGAAGCTATTAAGTCTAAGAAAATACTTATATCTCAGTATGACTTAGACCAGCTTATGAAAATTCAGCATAATGTTGGAGAACATAAGTTAGCAAGACAACTAATACGAAGAGCTGGTGATCATGGAAGCATACACGTATATCATGAGTTCCAGATAAACTGGGATTATTTGGTAAAAGACGAATTAAATCATGGAGCACTTACTCCTATTGCATGTAAATCATTGCTTGATAGTTGCACATTTAACTTTAACACAAGAACGTGTACAATTATGGATATCAAAACTACAGCTAAGTTATGGCACTTTGAAGATAGTATGAAAGAATTTGATTACTGTAGACAATTGTGTTTTTATCAGAAAGCAGTATATTGGTATCTGGCTAATGTACTAAAATTAAGCAATGATGAAATCGATAAGTGGGGATTTGAATTCTATATCATAGCTATAGATACAACAGGTAGCAATGAAATAAGGGTATTCAAATTGTCTGCATTTCAAGTTACTTCTAGAGATGTAGTAATACATGATTTTATGATCGTTTATTTATGGCACTTGAGAACAAATAGCTGGGATCACAGTTATGATTATTACACTGGAGACGGTAGTGAAACTTTAAACCTATGAGTAAATTTGCAAAGGTAGTAATACCTTTGATTATGAACGATATTAAGCTAGATGACTTCTCTGAAAAATCAGGGTTTGTAGATATCTATACGTATGATCCTGACAATCCAGGGGATTATCGTAGTATCTATTTTGTCGTTAATGACGATGTACGGAATGCTTTATCTATAGATAGAGCACGCCGTTTTGTTAAATCACCTAGTTTGAAAGGTGTTTATACTAAACGATGTAACAATACACCATATATGGTGTATAAGCTTAGTATGACGCCATCAACATATAAGATGAAAGATGGGGTAATCTCTCCAACACTAGAAGAAAGGACTCGAATTTTGCAGTTTTGGGGTCTTACTTCAGATATAGGAAGATTATTGCTATGTAATAACACCTTGTCTGCAGAAACGGATTACGCTATGCCGTTAGCAGACGAGGCTCCACTCTTTTTAGAAAACCTTATATAACAACAAAGGGGAACAGTACCTTATCGGTATTGCTCCCCTATTTTGTTTGGTTTAGTTTATGTGAAATATCTTAGTACGCGTTTAAAATCCAGGCATTGGTGCCATTGGTGCCATTTTTGGCATCGGCTACATTGGTGCCATTTTAAACATATTGCCTGAACTAGGCTTCTTCTATTCGCTATCTTTCCATGTGTATCCACCCATTTTAAACACAGTACCAGTTACAGTGTTATCAAAGTACCATCTACCTACTTTATCATTACCCCTACTAGATCCCCATGTTTGTATATTATTTAAGACACCAGAGGCGGTCATTAGCGATCTTTGCCAACGTGGGAAATATTTGTACTTCGAGTCAGACTTAATAATGTCAGTTGGGTTGTTTCCTGTTAATCCAGCTGCGTCAGCAATAGCAGTAGGTATTTCTGTAAATTTTTCTACAGCAGATGTTACTGTTGTAGCAGATTTAACCATAGCTACAAACTAATAGACATTATATAGCTAGGATTGCGAGTCAATAGTTCTAAACATACATTGATCTATAAGTCTAAGATAAACTTTCTAGTCTATAAAGTTCTTTATTGTAGGTAATGAGTCTTCATATGTCTTAGGTTTAAGATCTTTTGTAACATCCTATACGTATCTATGGAATGCCATCCATCCTACAGAAAGTAATGCAAGACAAAGGCCCCAGGTTAAAAATTCTTTGAGAGATTTTACTTCGTTTTTATTAAACTTAACTGGATCAACAATAGTAGCTTGACGATTAAACATCTATTGATTAAACCACTTAAGTTGAGTGTGTGCTCCTCTCATAAGGTTTACCAATACGGCAGGATTAGCTTCGCCTGTACTATAATCATACATACACCTCTGTGCTTTCTACTCATTTGTTAGGGGCTTACGGACGGTTTTAGTTTTAATAGTTGTAGTGCCACCTCTCTATACGGTCTCTTTGATCTACTCAATCTCTCTTACAACATTATCTGAAGTATATCCAGCAAACCAGTGTTCTGCTCTACGTATAAAGAAATTACGCATCAAGAAAAAGAACTTATGTAAGACATTGTTACTAACGGCTGACTGGTCATTCTTTGGTAAGTTACCATTAAGCAATGCCATAGTTTGCTATATAGTAGCAGACAACTTACTATCCTAAACCTAAACATTAGCATATAACGGCTTAATCTTTGCTATACCGTGATCAAAATAGTATGCGTTCCACATAGATTCTCCATGATTGTCTTTCCAATCTCTATTAATCTCTTTCTATGTAAGACCACTATTGACCATCAGTCTATCAAATTCCGTCTTTGTATAAAAACCTTCTTTAACAATAGAATTTCCTGGATAGTGTTTCTTTGCATTATATGTAGCTCTTTGCGCAAGCATGTTCATCATATAATCACCCATAGTATAACCACCTGTAGCAGATTGCTTTAAAGCTTTTGTAATTCTATTGCGATAAGTATCTTTAAACGTCTCATCGTTTGTTCTAACAAGACCATCTTTCTACATCATAGCTACAGCTTTGCAATTAGCTATAGGATTACCAATGTTAGCCAAAGCCTTCATAAGGTTAAATCCTGTATAAAGGTACGCTTTCATAAGATCTCTGAAGCCAAACTGATCATTTCTAGCAGCCTATGCTGGCATCTATGTGAAAGAGTCCCACACACCTACAAACATTGATGGAACGTTTGCGGCAAGCATAAGATAAGCAGAAACACCTCTTGTCTTATTTACAAGCTTTGCTGCTGCAATAGCTTTCTTTGAAGGCTTTTCTCCAGGATTATAATTTGTCTCTCTAGACTCGTAAAATAATTGCTTTAACATCTTTGCATATCGCTCTTGCTATCTAGTACCAGTTCCTTGATGTTCTGAATCTCTTGTCTCGTCAGACAAGTTATATCCTAGCGTTTCAAGTTTTGCTTGTACTTTAGATTTGTTTACAAAGTTGTTAGCCATATTTACAAACATACCAACAGTATAAGCTAAATCTGAGCTAATCATAGAAGGATCTTCCATTTCGTTTATAAAGCGTGTTGGCGCAGTCTTAAGAACCCATTTACCATTACGCTATACAAAATCTCCTTCGTCTCTCATATTTATATCATCAGATGTAGCACCAGTGGCATTCTAAAGTTTATTTTTAACGAACTTACTAGGACTACTTAACGCTCTATATCTCTTCATGTCAGAAGTTCCCTCAATCTACGGAAGCTTAAATCTATTATACGATGGATCTAATCCAAGCTTATCCCATTGCTATTCCATAGTTTGTACAAGAAGATTGTAATACTAAGCTCTAGCATCACCCTTCTATATAAACTTAACAAAGTCATTATCTCCATACTTATCAAAGTCTGGCTACAAACCACTTCTGTCACCATCATAGAATTTATCGTCATATATAGAAGATGTAGACGATCCTTTCTTTGTTGTAAAACGACCTTTAGGTATGTATCTAGATGTAGGCTAATTATTGCCAAATGTAGCCCTCTTTGGAATTATTTGAGAAAATATTGTAAGAGGAACTTGTTTTGATTTCATAGAACCATCCTTACCCTCCCATGTTTTTATATACATAAGAATGTTCTCAGCTATCCATTTCTCTACTGACTACCGATTACCACCAAGTGTAGAGAAATCTATTGCTATTTTACCATCAAGTGATACATATCTAGGCATCCTGCCATCAAGAGCCGCATCTGTATATTGTTTAAGTATGTACTCAAACCAAGACATAGGTTCTATACCATTTGGATTGTTGCGTGGATCAAACTTTGTTACGCCATCCTTGGCTAATTGCATTCCAGAAGGGTCTGTATAAGGTACCTCCCTGATATCAAAAGCATCTCTAAATTCCTCTGGATCTATACCAGTAGCATTATTTTCTTCATTGTTTTTAATATCAGCAGATCTTGAATAGAACCACATATCCGGAACTTTTACTGTGCCATCAGGCTACTCAGAGAAGATTACGTTGCTAAAATCTTTAACAAAACCATTCTTTGTCTTAATAAGCTTCTTCATTGAGTTCTAGAACATTCTCTACAGACTTTCTTTAGCAGACTTGTTTTCACCAAAGATATATTCGAGGTATTCTGGGTTTATACCATACTCTGAATTAGCATCAATAAATTTATAGAGATCCTATGTTGTTTTCTCACCAGCTTTAATCTAGTCTACGATATTCTGGTATTCTTTATCAAACTCCTCAAAATCTGTAGAATAGTCAGTTTGCTTAGCTAACCAGTTATTCCAAGACTGTATCTCAAGAGCAGTTTGCAACTCATCACCTTCTTTAAGATTACCTTCTTGATCAAACGGATTACCTAGGTCTTGTAAAGCATCCTTCCACATCTACAGTTTCTGATAATCATGCGGATTAAGTTTTTCTGGATAAGATAAACCGGTCTACTTATCTGAACATTTCTATAACAAATAGTTAAGTTGATCTTGTATATACTGCTGCCTAGAAAGTGTTCTTGGAGACAAACCGTGACCAGTTCTAGTTTTTGGATCATAAGGTTTGCTAAGACGTTCCATAAAGTATGTCTTAGAATATCTTCTGTGTGCGTGATCACACAACCATTCTTCGTACTTCCTTTGATATGTTACATAGTTTGGTTCCTAGTTTCCAATCCACTATTCTTCTTCTACAGATGATTCTGTATCACTTCTTAAAGTTTCACCGGTGATAGGATCCTTATAGTAGAAGTAACCATATTTGTCTTGCCATTCTTTATTAAGCTTCTCTTTGAAGTTTTCCTAGTCTTGTTTAAACTAACCTCTATTAACAGCAGACCTAAATAAGCCTGTAAACTCTCCTTTCTTAGGACCGCCTGTATATCTCTCCATCAACATTGTCTACCAGTTTCCTGGAGTAAGATCATCTATGATAGAATTAGCTTTATCAAAAGCCTTTGCTATCTACTACATAACAGGAAGAGATTCTTTTCTAGTCTATTGATCAGCGTCTTGTATCATCTAGAACGCTTGACGAATAATTGGGCTGTTCTATCTAGAGTAATTAAAGAATAATGTAAGTTTAGACTCATCTCCATACATATCGTTCTTATGAAGCCAATCTTTAGCTACCACCTTTATTTTGTTTCTCTCTTCTTCGGACTCGTTAATATACTTATCTACATTTTCATCAACTATTTTATCTGCTACAATTTGTGCAGCATCTTTCCATAATTGATTAATCTATCTTACCGTAGCATTAAGTGTATCGACATCAGCTTGGTCTCTAGCATCGAGATCCATCTAGTTATCAGACAATGTTTTAACAAGATCGTTGTAGAAGTCTATAATATTAGACTTCATATCGTGTATCTATTCAGCTGTAAGACTATCGAAATTATTCTTCTAACATTCCTATAAGAAGCCTAAAATAGTATCTCTACGAGCTTGTAAAATAGTATTATCAATTGGGTCTCTTGCAAATACACCAATAGTCTTTAAAGCAGATTGTATAGCTATTCTTGAAGATTCTTTCTTTTCTTGAGACTTGAGTTCCTATATTGTAGACCATACTTGATCTTCTCTACGCTGTCTATTAGCACCCTTATTAAGTTGTTTCTTATAGTCCTTGTATAATCCTTGGAAAAGCTCAGTTATTCTATGATGTATTTGGTTAACCTTGTCTTCGGATGCCTGTATTGAGGCTAATCTGTCATTAACTTCATTATCTGTAATATTATCCTCATTTTGTTCATTATGAGACATTACTGCAAATAAATCGTTAACAGCAGCTTCGTACACATTGTCTGAACCAATAAAGTCTTTGTAACTTGCAAAAATCTAAGAATATATTTTCTTTATAGCTTGCTTAATCTTTTCAAACAGTGTTTGTTTACGGTTATATTGTACAGATTTAAGCTTCTCTACAAATTGTGCATTACTAAGCTCTGCGATAAATTCGTACACATTAGATAAACCATAATCTTTAGCTTCTTCTCCAAGTGCTTTCTTGGTTTTATTAAGTAGATCTATAAAAGACTTTCTTATCCTTGAATCATTGTTAATAGCATGTTCTGTAACAGCATGAAGCATCTCGTGTACAATGGTTTGTATCTCTGGTGTTTGTGACTAGCTTTCGTTTCTAAAGTTAGCGTTCTTATTTATACGAATAACCTTGCTAACTCTATCATAATGCGCTGCTTCTCCACCTGGAAGGTTATTTACTATTTCGTATGTAATTCCAGTCTATTTATCGTTAAAATACCTATTTACAGCAGCCATAACGAGTTTCAAAGCTGTACTAGATATACTGCTTCTATGAGATTTTAAATACTGCTACAATGTTGATATGTCGCCCTTAGAAGGTATGTTAGACAACCTAGTTGCTGCCCCCATATTCGATTCTCCTTGAGGAGACGCGTACATATCATCTGGATTAGCAAATTTTCCATTATTAAATACAGATTTTACCTATGAGTTATCTATGCATTCGTATACTGTATGTGGAAGAGTCTACACAACTGAAGAACCGTAATCGATAACATTGTTTATTATAACACCGTCATATTTGCCTAAAAATCTTTCTAAAGTTCTTGTGGAATCAACTCCATACATAATTTGAAAATCATTTAGATTGAGTTTTATTTTAGTAAGATCATATACTCTTTTTAAAACGGCATTTGCTTTGTCTTTATTAAGTAATGTAATATTGTTTAACTATTGATACAAATCTGACATAGAGTTATCTATTTTATTATTTCCATACGCAAGTATTGCGATACTCTCTAATGCATCTTCGTATTTTTTTTGAGACTATTTAGACGATTGCAAATCTCCCTAGTATTCCAATTGGTCCCACTATCTACCTTTTGCGTCAACAATCTTAGGATTCTTTATATTAAGAAAATCAATTTTAGTATAATCAAATGTTTCGTTTTGTAATTTTCTTTCTATATCATAAGGGTTATTATTCCTCTCGGCTTCATATAAAGTATAAAAGCTATGCTCTAAGTCATCTAACTTAGTTTTATAAAAAGTATTAAAATTCGGTTCTTCATCACTAAATGGATCACCAACAAGAACAAATGTTTCTTTATTTTCCTTTAGTAAACCACGAAAAGAATTAAGAATATATTCAGCATTACCGAGTTCTTTGTTTTTAATATAGTATAAAAATTCTTCTTTCCTTTTTAGGAACCAATCATAATTACGTTCATCTAAAAAATCATCTTTATTAATATCATTTAACTATTCAAGTATTTCTTTATTAGCTATTTCTTTGTATCTGTTATATATGCTTATATCATAGTCCTTTATTTCTTCATAATTCTTTGCTTTGTAATCATTATACGACAAAGACATTTCTATGTTATCTGTATGATATATAACTGTTTTAAATCCTTCAATATTTGTGTCAAACTTCTTAAAATTTGGATTGTGTCCAAGACTTACTGTATGATATGTTGCCTATGGCTCCCCATTTTTATCTACAACCTTAGATACATCTTCTTTATCTTCAGATGTCCAGTCTCCAAACCACTTAAGGAATTCGTCAGAATATACTTTTGCTTTAAGTATAAGGGCTTGTATTCTGTCGCCGTTTGCAACATGCAATAGCTCTCCAAATAATATAGAGTCGGCGCCATTTGGCGCCTTATCTATACTATATCCATTATTTTTGCTCCAGAGTAAATACGCAGTATCCTCACCGAACAAATCTTTTAATTCACCAAATTCCTTGGCTACTTGTTTATTATGTAAATTAGGACATATTTCTTTCATTATTTACCTCCTTTGCAATGTTTTCTAATTCTTTCAGCTTCTTCTATATCTTCCTTAGTAAGATTAATCTATGCCAAAGCCTACTTCTACTACTCTTCTTTAATTAACGTGTTAGCGTAATTATCATCTACAACGCCTTCTATAGATAATCCATAACCAGTATAACCAGCTCTAGTGTTTTCCTAAACTGTTGATTTTATGTTAAATCTAGAAAGTAATTGCAAATCAAGCCATTCAGCAGCCTCTCTAGGTAATGCTGCTTTACCAAGAGCTATCTATGATGGGAATACAATTGGTTTACTACTATCTATTCTTGCAAACATATGGTTAACCCATGATTTAAATGCCATTATATCACCCTGATTATCCTAGAAGCATCCATCTTTAGCAAGCCATCTACCAGAAGCATCTTGCTGATTAACTTTTACTACAAGGCCAAACGCATTAGGAGTGATTTTACCATCGCTGCCAGTTCTAATGCAAGCTTGATTTGTACCAGTAGCACCAGAACTTACATTTAATACTGGGTTATAATTAGCGAAACCTTGCATAGGCAAACCTTGCGCCTTAGCATAAGCCTAAGCATTATCTGTGAATACGTACTGCACATTTGGGTGTTGCTGAGGCTAATCTTTATAGAATAACTATTTGCTTATATACACAGTCTATCCAGAAGGACCCTTACCATCAAGCTTTACTCTATTAATGGTATCCTACGTACTCTATTGTTCTACAGCTTGAGATATTGTAGGGTATTCAGAATTAGCATTGTAATACATCTAATTAAACCATGACATCCAGTTATTGCGCTGCTCGTCAGTAATATTTGGCTTCATTTTACTAAGATAAGTCATAAGTTTATTAAGTTGGTTCTCAATAACCTCTTGACTCATAGGAATACCATTTACGCTAAGATTGATATCGCCAGCTTCGTATATATTAAGACCATCTCTATCAGACCAACCTCTCTTTGGTAATAACGCATATACCGCACGTTTGGATCCATTTATCATAGCCTCTCCAACCTTTTTATATAAAGTATAAGATGTTGGATCACTATATACTGCTCCATCGTTTCGTACAGATACATATAAAGCATCGTGTTCATGAGAATCCTTGCTAATTATTACAGCAGGAGAATACTAAGCATTGAAAGCATAATAATAATCTTTGAATGTAGCTCTGCTAACTAAATCGCTATCCATATAGTTATTCTAGGCTATAAGATCGTGATTAATCTCCGGGGCTTCAAGTTGTTCTCTAATATAATCTGAGAATGGTACAGTGCTCTCATCGTGCCTAGCTTCAAGCCAACTCATAGGAATATACTTAGCTATCTTATTGAAGCCTTTTGTATCACCAGATGTAAGCATTGCATACAATATAAGATCGTTTGCAAACCTTCTAACATTAGCCTAAGGATCATTAAGGAGCTCTTCCCAAGACTCTATGAACATGTCAGAAGACATCTTGCTCTCATCCATACTGTTGATAACACTAATAAATTTAGGTTTACTTGTAAGCTTACCAGCTACAAATACTTCCTAATCCTAAATATATGGAGCAAGATGCGACAGCAGATAGTTATCTTTCAGTCTACCAAGACCATATGCATCACGCTGAATGCAAGCCTATATAGAGTTAAGTCTATCGAATATTGTAGCATTACCGTCAAATAAACCTTTAACATCAATGCCTAAAGATTTAGCTAATCTAAGAGCATATCTAGCCTTAATCTAACTACTAGCAGCCTACGATATTTTCTTCATAGTCTTAGCATTTCTAAGTAAATCGGACTCTCTGTCGTTTGTCTTGTACTTAAAGTCATCTGATAAATTGATAAGCTGCTCCATAAACTAAGGTGTACCCTAGAATGATTGTCCGGCCATAACTCTCATAGGCTCTTTAATAGCGTCTCTTGTTTTCTGTTCAATCCAAGTACCATGTATAAGATTATTAATGGAATCCATATCAAACAGCTGATCTGTTTCTGGATTTGTAAGATTTTCATAACCTCTAAGATAAGCCTACATTTCAAGGAAGTTCTTACCTTGTTTACGAGTATCAATCTTAGTGTACTGTACCAAACTATTTAATGCATTAGAATATTTTTCAAGGCATTTCCAGGCTATATAGCAATTAACCTAGAAAGCTCTAGCTCTTTCTCCATCTTCTGTCTAAGCGTAGACTAAGTCTGGATTCTTAGCAATCTTCTAAAGCATATCCATATTATTGAGTACAGAATTTACTATTTCTGCTCGTCTAGCTGGTTCACCTTTAGATTTATTTGGTTCCGTAGCGTCTTTAATATACTAATCGTCTATCGTCTTACCGGTAACACTAGGAAATATTTCAGCAAGCCTCTTATCTCTCATTTCAAACGCTGATCTAAATATCTTAGGATCTCTAGTAAACTAAGACTTAGCATCAATGTCAGCTTTAGCCATCTCTCTAATAATTGGCTAGCATAAGAAATAAAGACCTTGTTTACCCTTACCATTTCTAGCAAGTAAGTTGATCATATTATATGTAAATCCGTTTACATTAAGCTTAGAAATATATGGATCTTTCACAATATCTACGTGTGCATTAATGAATGCAGACAACCAAGATGAAATCTGGTTATTATCTTCGTCAAGAATCTAATCGAAACCAGTGATGCCTGTTATATTTGTAAAACTAGACTCTTTAAATTTAACACCATACAATGTTGTAAGAATATGGTTTGTTACATTCAATGCAAATGGACCAATACCAGTCTTACCTGTAATGTAGTCGTTCTTACGAGTAACCTATTCGTGCAATGTGCCAAAGTTATATGCTACACTCTTTGTATTACCTTGTTCTGGAATTTCGTCAGCTATACTTGTTACAAGTTCTGTATCATTATCAATAGACTTATACAATATGTTAAGTGATTTTTTGTCCTTAAGTACTGTAAGAATACTTTCTATGATGCTATTCTATAATCCTTCTGCACTTTCTGGATCAAATTCATAACCGCCATTCTCATTAACGTTATAACGTGCTAAATAAAGGTGGTCGATATCAAAGTCGGAACCAGTGATCTTGGTAAACTCAGTTGGAAGTATTACTGTAGACTTAACTGCAGGTATAACATCTACAAAACGTAAAGCATGTATAGACGACTGAGCCTGTGTAGGAATACGATAGCCGATAGTATTAGACGTAGCCTTTTCTCCAATTATATTGTGATCTAAGAGCCATTGTCTAGCCTCGTTGTAAGACAAGTTCTTTGGAAGAATATCCTGGAAGTAATCTATAGATATTACAGCATCCATAGAACCCTCTTCGTTTATCATCTACAATCTATTACCATTATAGATCTCCTGTCCCTGTATATTACCTTCGCCATTTTTGCCTTCTATAGCAAATACAGATCTCTAAATAAACGAACTACCAGGAGTCATGATGTCAATAATATCCTTATTAGCCGCAGATATAAGCATAGACTCCATCCAGCTAGCATCAGCAGTGGATGCAATAGGCGCATTCATTGAGCCTGTCTATGGATTATAAGTAAGAGCATCTATAAGATTCTTATTAGCATTTCTTGTGCCAAGTTGCTCTATAAGGTACTCACTAAGCTTCTTTTGATCTATAATACCATTAGAATAGAATCTGTCTTTAAACTTATCTACGCCAAGTTTAGAAAGCTTATTAATAGACCCCATAAGCTTATCTCTAAGCTATTCTCCAGTCATATCGCCATACATTCTATCGAGTCGCAAACTAGATAAACAAACCTTAATCATCTGTGTACCAGCTGCTACAACATCACCTTCCTCTGGGTCTGTATTAAGCTGTCTACGAAGCGCAGATAGCCTCTGCGTATAAACGTTCAGCGGCTTACTAATAGTCTCTCCATTGAACTCAGAATGGCCTTGTAAACCAACTTTTACGGCGGACGTCATAAGAAGATTGTCAACTTTGCTCTCTTTCATCTTGTCGTAAACATTCTTAAGCTTACCAGTAGCTATACAATCAAATATTGGGAACAACGCAAACTTATTATAGTATGGTACAGATAAGTTAGAAACCTTCTTTCCGTTCGTTGTGTGATCTCTAAATCCATAAGCTGTATATTTTGTTGTAACAAGGTTTACTTTGTCATAGATGAGTTTATATGCGTCTTTCTGGTCCATCCAAGAGTATTTATCAGAGCTTTCAAGAATATTAATAGCTTTAGCTACATCGTTTGTTAATGCCCCTCTAGCTCTAAGCATCCTCTTACACATATCTGCTGTAATATACGAAGCACCATCAGCAACATTTATACCGTCTTGTTTTATACTTTTATCTTTAAGATATGCTTGATAGAATTTTAATGCTCTATCTTCTATCTTCTTTACAGCATCTTCTCCAAAATCTTCTACAAGTCTAGATCTTACTGCTTCTATTTTGAGCGAATCTACATCTTTAAAACCATAATGATTACCATAGATTTCTCTAAGTTCACCATCACGCATTTTTTCTTGCAATTCGCTCATTATATCAGCATTTGAAGCTACTTCGTAATCAGCAATTTCTGCACATCTATAAAGCTCTCCATCTGATCCGTCGTAATTAGGAAGAGTGGTAACGTTGTCATCACCAGTCGATACAAGACCACCAATACGTTTCTGAATATCTTCTACATTCTTAAAGAATCCAGGATTACCGATGTATAATCTCAAACTTTCCTCAGAGGAAATAATAGCTCTATTCGTTGCGTCTTGCAAGATAGCGGCGATGGCCATACTATGTGCTGTGCGCTGTAAATTTTGCGTATTAGGCATTATTCCTTTCTCTGTGAGGTCTTTATACATCTAAGCGTACAAAGTGCGTTCTACTGCGTCTATTTGACTCTGATTAAGATTTATATTATTAAGTCCAAGATACCCAAGTTTTTCATCTTTAGATACAACACCAAGGCTAACAGCTTTATCTACTTCGTTCTCATATTGTTCTTGAAGAGTTAAAGCCATTATCTACTCTTGCTCTTCTCTAGATTTATCAAAGAACTGCTCATTAAGAGTTTTAAGCTATTCGTCAGGAGACATCTTACTTATTTCGTAACGTTTAATCTGTCCATCTTCATACACTCTAAGTGTCGTAAGTGATTTAAACTGAATACCACCAGGCTATTTCCCTTTCTTACCGATGTGATAATTCATTATCTTATCTTCATCATTAAGTACAGGTAAACCTTTAGGATTATCTACAGGTAAGCCAAGTTGTTCTCTACAGTCAAGTATAGCTTCACGCTCTGTATAAGCATAGTCGATAAACTAGTTTAATACAGATTGATTAGGCTATAAGTAATAGTGCGTGCTATCTAAGAACACCATCTTTGGAGCACCAGATACAGTATAGGCGCCATTATCTGACTATCCGAATTCCATTCCTGGAATATTTATACCACCAAGAACCATATATGTACCCTTATCAGCAAGGGTTGGAAATATACAATATCCATTCTAAAGCATAGCGAACTTATTGATATAATCTTCAGCTTCAGCAAGATTGCTATATTTAGAACCATTATCACCACGATTATCAGACTTAAAACCAATAGGAGTATAAATACTAATATTGAAATCTTCTCCGTTCTGCAATTGTTTTGCTACAATAGAACCCATATTTACACCATTATTATTCATAATGTTATAGCTAGACTACAAAATAGTCTTTACTACCATATTATTCTTATCGTGACTATTAAGGTTCTCTGTAGTATTACTAATACTGTTGTTTTGAGATTCGTTATACAGTTTAGTACCATCCATACCATTAGACATCTTATCTGTAGTAATCTTCATGTAAGCTCCAGCCCAGTTACCTAATTCACTAACAAAACCAGTTTTAAATATCTCGTCTATAGCCTTCTATGTTGTATAACCATTAGTTTGTACAACCTTACCTACGGCATCAATAAAACTGTTAATGTTAGATACACCTGTTGATGTAATCCATTTTTTAAGAGCTTCTCTACCGACACCGTTATATTTTGTTGATAACATATGATCAAGCATCTCTTTGGTAAAGTTTATACCAAGCATATTAAATTCTTTGCATATATCATCCTTAAGTACTTCGATATCGCTATTAGATGCTGCATTTCTAATTCTTCCGTTTATCTTAAATTCGCTAGCAGAATTATTCAGTATCTATGACTGTAAGTCTGAGAAGAACTGAGATATAAATCTAAATGCATTTCTTGCTACAGTTGTAGGCATATCTACCTAAGTATTCTTCGTGTTGTACTTTGTAGAAAGAAGTAACTGTCCATTCTATCCAACTGATCTCTGCAATAAGCCAGATTGACCAGAAGACAAGAATGAATTCCAGAGCCTAGGATACATTCTGGCGTCTCTATCAAAGTTTGCGTCAGATATCTTTACTTCGACACCTCCGTTTTTATTGCGGATAGATCTACCTATGATAAAGTTGTGCTCGTGTCCTTTTACAGCTGTAAAGATCTGTATCATAAACGCCTCTTTGTCAAAATCTATCTTTTCAAGCTGATCGTCATTATTGAATGTGTAGATAGAATTGTATAGATCACTATATTTCTGATATATAGCCATATACATAGGGTTCTACGTAGATAGCTCTTGTAATCTATTCAATAAGTCTAAAGGCGTTTTAACATCATGCAACTTACTAACAACCACATTAAACACCTATTTAATAGGCATAAATGTAGGAATGCCATATATGTTCTTAGATGTATCAAGTGCAAGTTTACCATTATCATTAAACTTATAGTAAGGTATTGTAGCAAAGAACATCTTTACTGGCTTACTTACTGAATCAAGCTTATTAAACTCGAATGCGGATTTATCATATCTTTCAATAGACTTTCCATAATCATTCTCTTCCTGGTCGCTTGTCTCAGAGTCGTCATCATGCTGATATTTGCCGTCATAAGCGTCCATTATTTCGGTAAGATATTTCTGTACCTCTTTTGACATTGCTGAGAAGTTAGGGAATACAACATCACCCTTATCATTTAATTCTGCATAAAACACTTCTCTAAATGCTTGCTATGCAGGAGTAACCGAATCCATAGACATGTACTATCCATTCAGAATAGGCTTAACAGAACCAGGCTCACCAATAAGGTTGTTTATAACCCTCATTGGTATATATTTAATAGGAAGCTCCGAAGAGTTGTGTACGGCATCATATATATCAGTAGCATCTTTGGCAGACTTTACTATAATGTACCCAAGGGCTCTAGCCATATGTTCTTTCTCAGCAGCAGAGCCTATATGATCAAACTTGCGTCCATTTATTTCATAATGTAAGTCTTCGCCAAACAATTTTTTGAATCTATTCTACTGTTCTTTACTTACCTGTTTATCTGCATATTTCCCAGATTTAATGTCATTAAATAGCGTAAGAATCGCTTTAGCATTATTTCTATAATGCCATAAGATACTTAATCTGCTGGCTACCTTCTTTATATTTCTCTTAATCCAGCCCTGTTTCTTTATACTATTAGCGTCTTTTGTGCCAAGCATATAATCGACGAACAAATCAGCCAAGCCCTCAGCCACGTCTCTTTCTGTAGCTGCTTCTGGGTGAGCCTTTCTGTATGCTGAATACATTTGCTCTCTTATAGATGGCTCTACAAGTAGTTCTAATGCTCTATGGAATCCTTCGTGGAATCCAATAGTATAAGGAACTGAATTAGACATCTAAATAACAGCGTCTGTACATTTAGCGAGTACTGCACTATTCTTTTTATATGCTACGTCAGATAATCTCTCGCTTTCTACCCATTGAGGTGTAATACCAGTGGTTTTTCTAACCCACTCATCAACAGCGTTGGCAAACGAAGGTTTTTCTTTCTGTCCATCAAACTCACTTAAATCTTGTTCATAGAACAAAGACATAAATGTATCTTCAGCCTACTTCTACTGCTGTTGAATATCTTGTTTAGCAACTTCTTTAGATACTTGCTGAGCGCTTTCGTCCGGATTGTCTTGTACAAGTTCTACATTATCTACGTATACTGTAGGTGGTTCAAGTTTAGCTGCGTACGACATCAAATAACCGTTGCGCAACATATAACCAAGACCAGTTGTACCTTTACCGTCGTGAGTAAAGTCTTCTCTTGTAAACGTAAGACCATTTGGGAGTTCCACTTTATCAAGATTAGGGTCTGATGCATATTGTGCGTTAAGTTTAGCTAATACACTATTATGTGATGACTATATATACTGCTGCATATTCTACTGAACAAATGCAGCGTCTTTTGTCATATACATATTACACAACGCATTATAGATATTAGCATAGTCTACACTAGGGTTCTATGTAGGGTAAATAACATTACCTATAACAACTCTCTTGTTAGCTGGATCTAATGTAACAAGACCTTCTATTGAGTTGTATTTTTCATTTAACACCTTATTATCAGCCTTGATATAAAGAACCTACTTAAGTAAATCATCTATAGAATAACCTTGGTATTCATTTATGCCTTGGTAACACTTATACCAGATAAGGTCTGCAATCTTATTAGCCTAACCGCCTTGACCAGCTGTAAACTTAGGCTATATTAATGGTGTACCAATGCATCTATTATCTACAGTCTTCTCTGTCTGACCAGTATCGTAGAAGTATACTATATTACCAGATTGTGTTATAGCTGTACGTTTTACATATTCAAGATCAAATCCACTGATTAAAGTTGATAATTCTGGACCACCATACACCATCTTTGTTACATCACCAGTGTTTACGTTTTGCGTAGCTTTAAGAAAACCTATTCTGTTACCAGCGTCACATGTAATATTATACAAATCATGCTAATTAAGCGTTCCTGCGAACAAGAATTTACCTACAGGCTATAAATCGCTACCATTCTTAATTGAACCCTTAGAACGGCTTAATTTCATACTCATATGGTATCCTGGGTGCGTTTTCATAAAGTCAAGCATATATTTAACTTTCTGTACAAATACGGCGTCCGCAGCCTTCTTTCTAGTAAAATATACTGGATCAATACCTCTTGGACCAGCGTCATTACCTTGGTCAAAGGTCATAAATATTGTTTTGCCCTTAGAGTCTGTAAGCTTAAGTTGAACTTCATTGTTTCTCCATACAAGCTCAGCATTACCAGATTTCCCAGAAGCGTCTGGATAAATCAAATGTGGATCAAGTGCTATAGAGAAGTAATGTGGGTCAAGTTTAGCTCTAAATGCAGGGAAATGTTTAGTAGTGTCACTATACAGCTCTCTCCATTGATCGTCAATCATATTGATACTCTACGCGCTGTTTATATCAAGTATATCATCAATATTTGGATCTACAGGGAATCTCTGGTTATATTCTCTAATGAAGTCTTCTGCGTCATAAATAGTATCAGTAAGCGCATTATCAAGAGCTGTATTAGTCTTCTGTACATTCTTTGCATTATCAGCCAGGAATTTAAGCTAATTATTTATAACTGTACTCCAGAATCTCTGTAAACTCTTATTACCAACAAGACTATTCATAAACTCACCATCAAATGTAGCAAGAAACGACTTGATCTTGTTGAAATAAGTAAAGCTAGGATTTCCAATATTAGATGCGAATTGAGTTTGCCACATTTGTAAAGCCTTATTTGCAGCATCTCCGTACATCATTCTATTGCTTACTAACTTATTAATGGCAGCAGCTATAAGTTTCTGCTCTGGAAGAGTGTCACCAACTTTAAACTGATCACTACCGTAGAATTTGTCAAGCGCCGTCTAGGCGTCATATATAGAATAGATAAGCTCGTTAACTTGAGCTCTTTCGTCTGCTGTTGTAATGTTAAGGTTTGTAATAGAACTTAACAGTGTATCAAGCTTTTTACAAATCTCGTGTACAGTATCTAAACCTGCCTAATATTGCTCATCTACAATAACGTGATCAAACGCATCTTCCGGATAGAATTCAAGTACAGTATCCTCGTGCTATTTAGGCTACAGGAGCTAATTTAAGCGCATCTGAGCGTCTTCTTTTAAGCTCTGGATAGATTCTATAGCTGAGTGAAGATCTCTTATCTAAAGCAATAATTCATCCTTATTTGAGCCCTCTTTAAATATATTGTACGTATCAAGAAATGCATGAGAATCCGAGTATCTCTTGTCACCAGCATCTGTAATACTATCAAGTAGATACTAATAGTCTTCTTTTAATTCATTTACTTTATTCTATAATGGCTTAACTACCTCGTCAGATATTTCTTCGTTGGATTTGTTATAATATTGTGTTACTGGCTTATTAAAGTCTAATGTTTCTATCTAAAATATTTTATCAGCTTGAATAAAATTATTTCTTCTGTCTATAACAAATGGGAATACATATGTTCCTAAAACATTAGCTCCAAACAAATCATATAAAGCGATATTAATATCGCGCATATGCTCTTGTTCTTTTTGCATCATAGTTTTATCGCTATGATAAGCTAGTGTGCCAGACTTCATTTTCTATTCCATCTAAGAAGAGTACGAGCTTTTTACGTCAATAAGCATTATCTATCCATCGTTGCTAACTAATACTATATCTGCCTACGACTAAATTCCGTTTCCGTCTGCGTCAAATCCGTATACTGGTATGTCTGTATCAAGTACTTTATACTCTCCGCTATTTAACATTCTATCACGAATTGAAGAAATATATTCCACAACTGTACCAATTCCATCCATTTCTTCAAAATTAGATACAGAATCATCAGCGTTAACTCCAAGCATTATCTCTTGAACAAGTGATCTTATAACATCTGAGTCATATAAAGACTACGATCTAAATCTAGATCCATCTATTGATGCTAAATAATAAACTAACCCTTGTAATAGTTCGTTCTTATTTGTCTACTTAAATATTTCGTTTATAATATCAGTGAAATCTGCGTTATTGAACCTTTCGCTATTATTAAAAAGGTATGCAATAATGTCATCTTTGTCTTGATTTATAATATTGCTTGATATTTCTTCATAATTAACCTCAGACTTAAGCCTATCTATTTCCTATGGATTAACAAATACATTTAAGTTATTATTGTCATCATAAGCTATAGAGGCGTGAAAACTATTAAGCAGTGTTCTTTTCTGTTGCTTCTCAAGAGCTTTTTTATATCCATCAAATGCAATATTCTATGAAGCATGCGTAGCAACTTGCGCTCCATAAGATTGTACGTCCATAGGAGTGTTCATGTTTTCCTTTTCTTTACGTGTAGATGTAAGATAATGACGAATATACATAGCCTTTGCTAAAGCCAATACAGAAGAACCACCATCCTAGCCAGTCTCTTCTTGAAGAATAGTTTTTATATCATTGTAAAGCTATTCGAACTTATAGAAGCCAACCTTGGCGTTCTCCATAAGTCCATCGAATGATTGCATTGCAAGCTCATCAAAACCAAGTAAAAATGATACTCTTGCTTTATTACGTCTAGCTTTACGCTTCTTTCTATAATGCTCTCTAGCTTTATCTCTACGGCGTTTGTATTCTTCAGCATGTTTCTAAAGCTCCTCTGTAGTAGCTGTACGATTCTGCTACGTTTCTGTTGGATCTACAACTTGCTTAGCATACTCATTAATATCCTTTACGTCTTCTTCGGCGGCTTTTAACATATCGTTCTGATAATCTTCCGTAAGCTTAGTAACGGCATCACCAGCGTATATATCAGACAGCATCCAGTCGATGTTTTCGTTTTGCTTATTTGCATCTATTATCTTAGTAATACGTTCATTAAGCTTACTCTTAGAACCATCTTTAGCCGCAGCTCTAGTATGCTCTTCTGGCTTATATTTATCACCAAGTTTCTACTTTAGCTCTGCCTACTTTCTTTGATATCTAAGTTCATCTGGATTATACTCGAGATTTCCATTGTCGTCGCGCGTAATACCTTCTGTATGGATAGACAATGTAGAGTTAAGTAATGATTCGTTAGCCGTGTACATAGCTCTAGCCTATTCAAGCTCTTGGATCTCATCATCATTAAAACCAACAGATTCGCTAAAGTTATTTAAGAATTGTAAAGTCTATTCATCGGTAGATTTCTCGTCAAAATTCTTATAAGCTTTAGCTAGGCTTTGCTTCGCACGAGCAATCTATTTATCTATATTGGCCTACAATAATTTAGCGTCAGGTCTAACGGTCTTTAAACCAAGCTTATCGTGAGCAAATTTAAATATATCATCAATAGAATTTATCTTAGCCTTAAGTGTAAGTAAAGCCTTCATTCTATTATGAGCTTCAGAATTTCTCTAGAAGTTATTTATGTGTCTAGCATGTTCTTCTTTCTGAGAGTTTTCTACAAATCTTTCACCGTATTCGTTTGCTTCATCTTTGATAGATTCTTTGTATTCTGCTACAGATTTTTCTACTTCTTCTTGAGGTAAAGCTGCTGTGTCAAGAGATTTCTTGTACTCTTCTACCTTTTTATTAACGTAAGATTCAATAGCCTTTGTCTTTGCTGTGGCTGCATTTATAGCAGACAGCATAGGATCCCTTGACTACTCCTATCTATTAACAGCTTGTTCTACCTGGTTCTGGTAACCCTACTGTCCGTAAATCTACTGAAGTCTAACTTCAGCTTCCTACTAAGCATTTCTGTTATCGGCTAACTATTGTTCTATATTAGCTCTATCAGCTATAGCTACATTGTATTGCTCTGTGCCTTTATTAATACCTTTAAGACGATATTGCTGTTCGATCTACTTGTTGTTTACGAGAGCAGATATACGCTCTACATTAGACTATAAGTCATTCCAATACTATTCGCCAAAACGTGGCCTCTCTCGCTTTAAATCAGCCTCTCTGAGCTATTGTATTTCTGCGGTCAACTAATTATACCTTCCTTTAGAAATTTGGTCTGAGATAACAGAATTACTAGCTCTATTCATTTTTCCTTGTTCCCTATCGAGAAGAGCGCTGTGCATTATAGCATCTTTTACTTGAACAGTATTCTTAATATCGTTAGCAGCGTGATAGATATTCATGGCTACCATAGGATGCATACCACCCATAGCAAAACCACCTCTCCAGTTTGACAGTATCTCCATATCATTGTAGAGCTCAGATTCACCAAGGCCAAACATACCTTTATAGAAATCCGCTACCTATTTGCTGTAAGCCATATCCTGGAACGCAAGATTAAGTAAGTCAGCTGATCCGTATCCATACGTTTTAGCGAATTCTTCAGCAGCATTAGCGCTCAACTGCTGTATAATTTCTTCATTACCTTCAGATGCTCTATCTATAATACCTTTTCTAACAGTATTAATACCATATTTGTTAAGCATCTTAAGAGTGGCAATTGTATTAGGGTTTTTTACAGCGGCTTTTAACAGTTTTCTCTTTAATGTTTTTGCTCCAACCATTGTAGCTAAAGCTTCAGCTTTCTTTGCAATAGCCTCACTGGCCATTACGCCAGCATCCTTAAGAGCTTGTGGCATTATTTCTTTAGCAAGGCCTTTAATACCTCTTGCGGTTTCTCCTACTGCGGCACCAACACCAGCACCAACATAGTGACCAAGAACTCCGCCACCAAGCACATCCATTGTTGTAGAGCCAATTTTAGCTCCTGTTTTACCAGCTGTACTTGTAAGAGAATTAACATACTGTCCAGCCTATGCAAACTTGCTTTCAATAGCGCCATTTAAACCAGCAAGAGCATAGTCTGTTCCTATTACTAGTCTACCAGCTTTACTTGTAGCAAGTTTGGCACCAAGCTTAGTTGTTGGAAGCTTGTACACAGCTTGTCTGTATAGATTAGAAAGACTGTTACCAGGTTGTACATACGATATAACGTTTTGTACAACTTCGGTACCCATAGTTCTGGCGTTATCTATCATAAACTACTGCTCAAGACCTTTTGTAGTACCAAGTTTAGATTTAGATAAACGAGGATCGTTACTTTTTGTAACACCCATCAAATAATCTCCAAGAACTTTTTCTTTACCTTGTTGTGTACTTAGGTCATATCTAGCCTCAGCATCTTTCTTAGACATACCGTTCTACATCGCAAATTTTACAGACTGCTTTTGTAAATCTTTATACGATGCAGAAATACCTTGTGCTTTACCGAAGGCTTCCTATGCTTCATATTTATTGAGATTCTACTGATAATTCTATGTCCAACGTTGAGCAATTTCAGCGTAGTTCTCATCCTATGCACCCTGTAAATTAAATGGGAGTGCTGCCGCATTAGCTGCATTGTACAATGCAAAACCAGCTTCCGGATGTCCTGCTGCGCCTAAAGCAAAAGAACCAATAGTACCAGCAGTTGTAATAAGATTACCTATATTACCTGTATCTGAAGACCAAGAAGAACCCATTTGCTGTGGTAAATTCCACAACCAATAATCAGGTGTTAAAAGGTCGTCGTTGGCATGTATGTTGGCAAGATTCTCAGCATGTTTACTAACATTCCAAAAGTTTTTCCACTTAGAAGCTATACGCATTTGGTCATCAAGAGTTTCTTTGTAATCCTTGAGATCCTATTCTCGTTTAGCTTTAAATTGATTGGCTTCAATCTCTTTTTGATCCAAACTCATTCCTTGGTGGGCTTTCTCGAATCTATCAGACAACTGTTTGTTATAATTATCAAGCCAATCTCTAGCCATCTACTCTTTAGATCTACCAGTGCCATCGAATGCGTCATTTGTTGCAGCAAACATCTTTGTTACAGCAGCTTGAAATCCTTCCCACATAGATGTATGATCTTTCATCCATGTAGCTTTGTACGCGTCTGCAAGCTCGTTAAGATCTTTATCTTGCAACTGGTCATAAGTCTTAAGTAAATCCTATCCTAGAAGATACGTATCCTTCCACGCGTCACCTTTAACCTAAGCTTTAGGATTAGCTTTAAGGTAGTTCCACTGATCTTCTTTTGATTTTAAATCTCTTTTTAATCGCTCTCGTTTAGCCCACGCGTCCGCTTTAGCTTGATCTGTTTGTGCGAGAGCAATCTTACCCTTTGTGCTTTCAATTCCAAGATCGCTAGACTGAGATGAGAATAAACCAGCCCTCTATCCAATATTAAATAATGTTTCTCCAAGCCCATCGTAAGATCCAGTTAAAGGAGAACCCATAGAACCAAATATTGCGTGCAGTGGACTCTTTAGATATTCTTGATGAAGAGCTTCTTCTTCGAGTTTAGATTGCTTCTCTTTCTCTACATCAGAAAGCATGTCTTCAGAATCATCTTGAGCATCAATCTTTTGTCTGTTTGACTGATATTGTTTCTTGTACAAGCTGTCAATATGTTTATTCCAATCATATTCGGCTATAGCGTCTTTCTATCTCTGAATAGATTTTTGACTAGGCTTATACCAATTTCCGTGCGGCATTATATCGGATTCCAATCTTGAACCAGATTGTCTTGATATATAACTTGGTACATTAGCCTAAGTCCTTTTATTAGGAACGGATTTGCGTTGATTTGGTAATGTTATACCAAATCTTTTAGCCTATCCTCTAAAATAGTCCTCTGCTGGGGACTTAAGTAAATTGTAATTTGCCATAATTTAATTAATTTGCTTTATTAGATGCTTTTCCTATATATCCAGGTTTAACTTCAACCCAGATTGTTTGTCCAACGGTTCCTGCTGATTGATTATTGTTTACAGATATAACGTTAGCCTTAATGTAATATTTACCAAGCTTTTTGTTATATGTAGGACCTGATGTTACTGTTGCTGTAATCTTTCTTCCAGGCTTCTTGTAAAGTCCATAGTTAACACTATTAGACCTGCCTTCATTTAACTTTTTAAATGCTCCAGATCTAGCTATGTGCTGTCCATCGTTAACAGTAATAATCTACTGTTTTGTAGATTGTGTCTACTTGTTATCACTATCACCCTATGATTGAGACTATGTATATTCATTCCATTGTGCATCTGGATCTGCAAGCGTTACACCATTAGCTCTAAGGTTGTCTATTGATGTTGATACTGGAGTATAAGGCTACTTTCTAGCTACATCAAATATAGTCTTATAATTAGATCCGGAAGAGCTACCGCCACCAATATTATTGGCAGACCTTCTAACATCATCAGCATATTTGTAATCCAAAAGTGCTTTTTGACTAGCAAGATCTCTAGCAGACTTCTTAGCATCAAGCTAATCTGCAAGTATATTCTAATAGTTTAATAATGAATATTTATTAGGATCCCAGGCTATGTTTTTCTTGCCTTCCCAAAGCTGCGCTACAGTGCCTTGTAGTTGCTGTTTAATCTAATCATCTGTAGGGTTGGATACACCGGCCTACTGTAACTGCTATTTGGCTTTATCGTAATAATATTCTCCAGCAGCTGTAGATATAACAGACGGAATAGCTTTTCCAGCCGTATCCATAATCATCTAATCTGTAATACCAGTGTAATCATTCTTTGGGTCATACTTGTAACCCATAGCTTCAACTTGTTGCTATGTAAGGTTGCTTGGTTTGAGTACACTGTACGGAATTTTTGTGAGATCTTCGAGTGTATCCATCTTTGTAGGTGCTAAAGTGTTCCAGTTCTATGTATATGGATCAAATTTATCATAATCCAATCCATATTTCTACATTTGCCAATTAAGCTAATCTTGGGTAAGTTTTCCTTCTGCTACCATTGAGGCTGCAGCCTTCTAGAATGTCTTCATATTATCAGCATCTGTTTTCCATTTAGAGATCTTATCATAAGGAACTTCTCTAATAATTTTAGCTATATACGCTCTTCCTTCTGCTGATCTAAGAGGATCTATACCATTCTAATACATATAGTCAATAGCTTTGTTTACTCTTCCCTTAGTCTAATCGTAATATGCTTTATTAAGCTCTGAGCTAGGACTGTACAGATCACCAAACTCCTTAGCAAACTCTTTTTGGTCCTGTACAGCCTAGTTATATTGTTCTCTTGCAGCATTGATGTATTGCGACATCATATTGCTGTCCAGTAGGTCTATAATAGGGACTGCTACTGGTTCGTCGTACATTCCTATCATTTTTTCTTTCTATTAAAATTCATTCCAGATATTTCCTAACTATCAGTACCAGCAATTCTTTTTTGTTTAGTTTGTAGCTACCACGGCCCATTTGCACCGAAATTTCCAGTTATATCGCTCATGAACCCAATAAGCCGAGGATCTACTGTTCCGAATTTAGCTGCCTAATTATCCTCTTGTGAATTGCCCCAGTTTACCCAATGTTTGCCCGAATCTGCAACTTTGTCTAGATCTACAAACCAATATTTACCGTAAGGAGCATTAAGTTTATTTATAGAATAGTCATCATATTTCAAGCCTAATACGCCTCTATTGATACCAGTGCTTTGGTAAGGAATATTTGGAGCACCAGAAAATGGAGAATACTAACTAGGCGTCCAACCTGGAGCAATATTGCTAATCTGATCTCTCAACGCCGAATACTTAGGCTAAGTAGATCCACCTGTTACTGCACTTTTTGTATCATTAGCACCTATGCCGTATATTGCTTTTAACGCATCTTTCTTATTATCGAGATCTTGCTGATACATATCAAGCACATCTCCATATTGCTTATTCTTAATGCGCTGAGATAGCCATTTCTGACCAATAAGACCTAGATTTGATAAGTGTGTTTCAATACCCTTAGTCTTAGCACCATGTGCCCTATTGTAAGCTTCCCACGCATACTGGTTAGCAGCTTGTCTTCTAGCAGCATCTTGACCTCCTTCTTCCAATGCAGCAGTAGCCCAATTTTGTCTATACTTATTATTTTGCAAATCAGCATTATTGAGTACATCAGCTACATTTCTAGCATTACCTAAGGCAAGAGCTACTCTACCTGCCTGTCTCTATCCTCCAGTATATCCACCATCCTGCTGCATTCTGTAGTATGCTGCTCTGTCATTTTGATTAAGACTCTACAACTAATTGTAAGGATTAATTCTTAATCTATTAAGTGTTTGTAATGCAGACTAACCATATCTGTTTGCAGCATAGATATTTGGCATCAATGGATTTTCTTTCATCCAATGATTAAGCATCTGCTTTTCAAGAACAGCAGGAATCATATATCCTGTATCAAGCATAGCATTCGATACCTTTCCTTTTCCGGATTTGACCCAGTTGTTAAAAGAGTCTTTTACTCCTTCCCACATATTCTTACCATTAGCGAATCTATCTTTACCACAATTAGCTTTAAACTAAGCCGCATAATCTTCGATCTAATGCTATTTCTCCTACCTGTCTGTAATATTCTTCATCGCCTATAAAATAGGGGCTTTAGCGCGCTCTAATTGAGCGCTTTGAAGCTGCATTGTCTGCTTTGACAACGAGCTCATGCTTGGCTTTTTATTTGCCTTCTTTTCAATATCATTATACATTTGTAATCTAGCTGTAAGTGGCGCTATCTATTGTGAGAACTTCATACCGTTAGTCCAGTCTATATCGTTTCCAGCTATTACATTTCTATCGTCTTGTCTAACAGAGCTAGGCTGATTATCTACACCAACCTTTCCCTTAGTTACAAGTGTACCGGTACCATTAGTGTAGTCTATAATAGACTCACCTTTACCTACCATACTATTAGTTGGACCAACCTAATAACCATTAGGAGTCCATACTTTCTATTTTATCATACCTTAGCTCTATTAATTCGTTTTCTTAATTTTAAATCCTTTCCCCTATTAGCATACAGAACTCCACCAGTTGTATTGTAATTATTTGCGTAATAATTATTTTCTAATCCAACAGTGTCAGCTGAAGCCATATTAGCAGAATTTATAACATCTGTCTGTATTATAGCGTTCTTTCCAATTCTATTCTATCTTCTTCTAGCTCTTCTAGCTCCAAACAAGCTTCCTATTCCGCCTATAATACCTCCAATGATTCCTCCGGCAACTGTTCCTAAGCCAGGAATAATTGAGCCTATAGCAGCACCTGTTGTGGCTCCTGTAGCAGTGCTTGATACTGTATTATTCAAACCAGTCTTAGATACATCGTTATAAGCAGCTTTTGTGTCTGCTACATTCTATCTTGTGTATCCTATTCCATTTATCGAACCTTCAGTAGTTCCAGCCTAATTCATCATCTCGGAACTGCCGTGACTATAGTTCGCCATTCCAGAATAATTTGAAGCAAGTTTGAATACTCCACCTATAGCCTATCCATATGGTCCAGGTATTTTTGAAGCAAGATCACTAAACTGTCCGAGAGATTTCGATGCGCCATTAGTAAATTTAGAGCTCTAGTCAAACGCTCCACCAATTGCGTTTACCATTGTTGGACCTACTTGTTTTATAATCTATCCAGCAATAGGACCGAAACCAATGTTTATCTTCCCAGGACCTCTCATGTTGTTTAATTCAGAAGATGTAGGAACTTTTATTTTTGGTTTATCAACAAAGCTTGGCACATCGCCACCACTTATTCTGTTTATTGAATCAGATAATGAGTCAGTACCTGTATTAAACTTAGGAATATTGTTTATTCTTTTTCTCTATCTTAAATCCATGATGCTCTAAATTTAGTTAGTATATACTATATAGCAACATTTGTATTAGGTTTGTTATCCTACATTTCGCATACAAGGTATTTACCCCTCATTCTTGAGCCGTATGCATTAGCTCTATTATCTCTAGGAATAGCATACTTGTAATTATGCTCTCTTATAGTTATCTTTCCATGTAGATCATCTTCTGATTTCATTCCAGAATCAGTAGACCATTTATACTCTTTAGATAATCCAAAATAACAATCCCTATCTTTTTTATCGTCCTATATATCAATATACTAGAATTCATCTTGAGGTGTAATTATTTCTTGATTGTCAAATACTTTGGTTGCTGTAGGAATGCTATTCACAACATACTTAATGTAAGTAGGTAATATCTTCTCCTCCCAAGATGTTGTATACTTATTGTCTGCATCCCACTGTGCAATTTTTATATCTCCGTTTATATTCTTAACTAGCAGAGTTTTATTACTAAACTATATAGCTCCATCAAACGGTATTGTATAAATTGAAGGGAATGCTTTTGCTGCTTCATTATATACAAATGAATCTTCTCCAATTACCTTACATATAACCTCGTTGTTTCTGTTATCGAAGAACAATGTCGGATCGGAATCTTTATCCTAATACTTGTATAATATATTCTGAGCTTGCGATCCTTTGCTTAAAGGATATACTCCCTATCCATCAAATGATCTAAGCTCCTAGTTATGGTGATCAAACCAATATAGCGTAGAACTAGACTGAGTATCACATAATTCATCATTATGCATACCTGCTGTTTGATCAAGGTAATCGTATCTACTAAGAACTCCACCAGTACCAAGTATTAACTATGTACCATTTGTGCTATCAGTTATAGCTCTTTCATTAACAGATAACAAACCTGTAGCCATCTACTGCCAGAATACAAGCCATTGCTTATAGGTTCTCAAACCTGTTATTTTACCATACTTACTATCTACATCAAGGTAATTTGAACTCTAGAACTTAGTCCAACTATCAATGTGCTCGTTGTCTTCTTTTAACATAGAATATCTACACATATAATCAACATTCTTATTAAAGTCTTCTATATTTGTAGTGTCAAAAGCAGCATGAATTCTACTATTGTTTTCTGCAGCATATGTTGTGTTAAACAAGTATTCTGGCTCAGTTTGGGTATACATATTGTTTACGTTAGCAGGCTCAATCTAAATCATTGATGCGCCTTCGTTTGTAGAGTTCTTTGAGAATTCATAACCATATGCAAATCTACAATTTATATTAGATTCTACTGGTATAGCGTATCCAAGCATCATTGAAGGTGACCTATAATCACTATAATCTCTACTAGCCCTATCATCCTTTCCTTTCAAGAAGTTGCAAGTAGCTTTATGCATTGAGGTATAATCAAGTACAGATATGTAAGTATCACCATCGAATACTGCGTTCCACTCATTTGCTTTTGTAAAGAACTGACCATCAGATCTATATGTGCTAGCAGTTATTGATTTCTCTGTACAACCATCATACGGAGTTACTGTTTTTCTTATATTACACAACACAGTTCCAGGAATACTATTAATATTCACTTTATAATAGCTTGAAAAAGAATTGAATTCCTATAGATTGTTGTTAACGTTTTTATAATAAGACTATGCCCCAAGAATACTATTGAACAACATATTTGCGCAATCGTTTTTCATTGATAACAAAGCACACCTACCTCCAGTACTAAACGGGAATCTTAGGATATATCCAGGATTATCATCTCCTATAACATCGCCCTAGCCTGCACCATCTACCATATCGTGCGCAATCGTCGTGTTGTCATCTCCTTCAATTCCTCCTTTATCTATAACAGCTCCATCACATCCATAAAATACAGTATTACAGAACTAGTATTTGCCTACAGAATCTATATGATTGTTATATTCTATTGTTGGCCACCATTTTCCATTTTCTTTAACATCTGAATTTGAGCCTTTTTCTAGGAACGTTCTTTTAATTACTTCGTTCCATTTTAACTCAGAAGCTATCTATATATCATCGATATCAGCAAGTTTTGTATTGTTGTCAATATGCTCATCAATAGAGCTTGGACCATAATCAATAAGATGATCAGTTGTTCCGCATATCCTTGTTCTTAACGAACATCCTTGTTCGTACAGTTTTATGTAAGCAAAAACCTTATCATCTATTTTGTTCATATCTGATCCAGAATACTTAATATTCTCACCTATCTTACCAGGGCTTAAACATGTCCACGTCTTATCTGATACATCGGCTTTGTAGTACATTGTTTTCAAATGTGCTGTAAGCATCTTGAGAATATATGGAGAAGACTTGTATTGATAATCAGTATATCCGCCACCACTCTTATTTGTATAGTACTTCCATTCATAGGATTTACCATCATTAGTCTAATCTGGTTTTGTATATATATTGGTATTTGAAATACCAGGGCTCATAAAATATTTGTTTCCAATATGCTTCTCTTTCTAGAACTTTCCGCTTTGGCCAAAAATATATCTAAGTGGCTCTAATTTAAAGTCTTTGTTATTTGTAAGTACTTTTATAGATTCTGGCTAATAAGTAGTTTCAGCTGATACAAACTAGAATATCTATGTATTACCAAAATTGGATGCGCATACTCTACCCGCAGCTCTTATCGCATTTGCATCTTTATCATCATTAGCAGGATTGTAGTTCTCTGTAAAATATTTAAATACAGATCCTTGAGCCACCATTGCGGTTGTAAGCAATCCGGTAGGGAAGTATGTAGTTCTATCTGGTCTATGACATTCAGGTGTGCTATATCCTACTATTGGCTTACTAATAACACCCTATGCTATTGATGCTATATCCTACTCTCTTCTCTAACATCTTACAATTTCGTATCCAGTACATCCTTCTGGCAAGTTCTTAACATTGAATGCTACACCAAGAGGAATTGATGCTAGATCGTACATATTGTTGTAATGTGATATGAAAGTATTGAAATACTTGTCATATAAATTTGGAGTACGAATATCTGCTATCCATTTTACAGGGCTAGGGCTTCCTGTTGAGTCGTATAGTATAATACCGTATCTATACAATTCGTTTCGTTTAAGAGACCTTGTTACCCATGAGTTATTAATTCTACCCTCTTCTGTAGATATCTCAATGTCGGCTTTCTAAAGGCCGTTCTTATTAACAAAATAAAGAGTTGGTCTATCCTATGTATTCTTAACCTTAAGAACGTTCCACATTGTTCCAATCTCATTTGATCCAGTAGTACTGCAAGTATCAATAGGAATGTATGTAACTGTAAATCTCCAGGAAACATTTACTCCTGTTCCTCCGTAGAAATTATCTTTATCATATATACAGTACGAATCACTAAGATAGTATTGCTTGTTTATATCATTATATGGACTATAAGAGTCTCTTTCGATATATCCGTTACTTATAGATAGCTCGTTAAGCTCAGACCATTTGTATGTTACCTTTTGATCTCCGGATGTATTCTACAGAACTATCTATCCTTGTCCATTTGCTCTAAATGATCTAGCATCCCATTTTTTAAACAGATCAGTATCAATAAAAGTTGATCTTTCCTATATGTTTGCAGCAAACAATATATTATCCTTGCTTTCTATAACCTTTGGGATAATATGTACACCAGACATACTGTTGTATTCTTCTATTGTTATGGTGTCCAAAGCTTGTTGACCTGTATCATTTACAAAGAAATCTCCGTTTCTGTTTGGTTCGTACGCAGAGTCGTATATAACTTCGATTGTTGGCAGCTAACCGTTAATCTATACTGAGATTCTATATATCTTTATTCTGTTAAGAAAAGAATAATCAGTTTCTGGTTTAATTAAAATCTGAACACCACAATTAGTTTTTTTATCAAACTAATCAGTCTTTATTCCTAATACGTCCGTTCTATCTGATGGTACATTAATAACAGGTATAGACTAACAAGCTGGAGATATATCTGTAGATACTCCATGATTGCTGTATATCTAGTACGAGTAGCTTACGTAAGATGTCTTAAGGGTTCCGTCTACATATTTAACAAACTTAGGTTTCTGAAATATAATCTTTGGATAAGACTATACTGTGTTAAATGATGTGTTATTATAGCTGTATAACTTCGCTATATTGAAAACCATTATAGGATTGAATCCTGTAGCAACATATAATTTGATATTATCATCACCCTCGTATTTAAATGTAATTGATACATTCTTAGGCCATTTTGATCTATCTGTAGGCCAATCTATAAGTTCTGATCTAAATATATTAGATATATTCTATATTTCTTTTACAGAGCTATCAGTATCACTATCTTGACCAATTTTGTTATCAAAGCAGGATATACAAAACTCTGGCTTATTTCTTTTCTCTGATATGTATATAATTACGCCTCTATCTCGTACTGCTCCTGTAGCTAATATTCTCTCTACCTTTTCGTCAATTATTGATCCAACCTACTTTATTCCATTTATAGGTTTAATGGATCCGTGTTGATTTGTAGAATCGAATGATAGTACTCTAATATTCTTAGCCTCTAAGTAACTGGTGTTTTTTACTCTATCTAAAGAGCTATCACTATCTATTCCTGTTACAAAGCTATTTACGAATGTATTATTATCAGTAGCCATAGTAGTAATCATTAAAGTTTAACTATCTCTTTCCGACGTTATTAAACAGCGTGTCATCAGAATCCCAGTCTGGAATAAGTTTTGTCCACTCGTTCTTTATTGAAGACATTTCACTTTCATTAGGCATCATAGCTTCTGCATATGCTTGGTTTCTATAAAAGTTCCACTGCTATTGCATGTAAAAATAAGTATTCTAGTTAAATTTCACCTTACCTCCAAGCTAACCTTTTAAGAACTTAGGAAAGTTAAGCTTCATCATTACGTACCAATATATCGCTTCTTGGTATGAAGCTAAATCTGGGATAAGAGGATAGCCTCTTTCATCAGTAGCAATTGCTTTATACGAAAGTTTTACAAATCCCTTGTCTTTGTTAAATACTATCCAACCAGGTTTAATCCAATATGTTGGCTCATTAACATTTTTGTTGTTTAATACGTTTAATACAGCTGTTGAACAATTAATACCTAACAACTAAGATCTATGTGTTATTAAAGGCTATCTAGGTGGCTATTGTGGAGTATAACTAGGATTCTTATGAGCATTTGCTTTCAGTTTAAAAGAACTTTCATCCTTCCTTGCCTACATCCAATTTGTACCGTCTACAGAATATGCTACAGATGTAAGAGATTCTAGATCATCTGGTATAGGTATTTGATTCTCATGTATCTCAAATACAGGAACACAATCATCTCCAGACTCTTTCTATACATACTATACTGGTGCGCCTATTTTTTCAACAGCTTCGAATATCCATTCACGTATATCTGTAACCCGAATATTCTTTTCAGACATATCTGCATCAGCCATTATTTTAGCTATAACAGATTCACATTTTGTATACTTGAATATCATTTATGTTTATATAATCTTGTTTATTGAATATAAGTTGTGCTAGATGCCTTTTATTATCTCTTACAAACTGTATCTGATACATATATCTTTTCGGAAATGTTCTAGGTATCTTTGTCCAGTATAATCTGTATTTGTATCCATTAGAATGCTCGTTTAGGTGATATATCTTCTTACCTTCTTCTTTAGATGTTTTATAATCTACAGATAACGACTTTGGTGTATATGACTTTGGTTTATATTTTACTATACATATACTACCTAATCCATATGGCATTTTAAATAGCTGTGAGCGCTCTAAAATCTCATCCTTTACAACTTTATTAAACTCGTCCAATATGCGCTTATATCGCAAATATGGGACATTCTCATTGATTTTATTATACGCTCTATATATGTCTAAGATCGTATAACTCTTTTTATTCTTCCTTATCTTGAGGACCATTTGGTTTTACACTAGCTAATGTTGAATTGTTACTATTATCACTAGGTCTCTTAATCATAAATGCAAGCTCATTTGTAAGTATAGCTTTCTTTATGTCAGGGATCATCCAGCCTGGTATTGTTATATCATCTTCGGTGTCAGCGGTTTTAGATTCATCTATATATCCTGTAATGTATACAGAGCTTATTGAATCGACATCGCCTTCTACGTAAATATATCCATCATCAAACCAGCATACAGGCTCTGCGTAAGTGTATCTTCTAAAGTTGTGATAATGCTTTCTAAGCTTATGCATATACTGTATAACACAACCATTCTTATCACATACACTAACTATGTCATCAGCGCTTTTGTTTACTGTATATATTTTATCTTTTGTACGCTTAATAGTATCGCAGCAGCAATCTTCACAATCTACGTTCTTTTCTGTTTTATCTACAATAAGTTCAATTGGTCCAACAGTTGACTATAATGAATCATCTGGTTCACTTTCGTCGTTTTCTTTATCTTGTTCCTCTTTCTTCTTTTGTAAATAAGTCTTATATTGTATTATCCAAGACGCTACCTAATCCCTTGAAAGATCCTCACTTTCACTTATATTGTTATTACGAACAATAAGGAGAATATCATCTATTAATGTTCTAAGTGAAAAGTAATTCATATTGCTTCTATTATTTTAATACTATCTTCTTTAAGTAAATCATTTGTATTATGTATCTTATATTTGTATACATCCTTCTTCTTCCAATCGAATGTTATAAGTCTCTTAAAGAAGTTCTTCTTATTCTTATATTCTCTATGTTTATAGACGTAGAGGTACTATGTATTCTATACATCAAGTTTAATATTAACACTATCTTTACCGATTGTATAGTATACTTTAGTTAGAGGGTTATACTATAGACTATCTTTATAAGTAGAGTCTTTAATAATTGTTATAATATCACCCCCTACCCCCTTACTTTTATTAACGTTTAATATCTACTTTTGAGTTGCTGCTACCTGTATTTCGTTCTTTTTAACCTTCTGTATCTTTCTAATAGAATCTATCTACTATACAAGTTTATCATTATATTCTGACAACTTTTTTACATCTAGTCTTAAAACACCAGAAGCCTACTAGGCACCATATAAGGCATCCTAATAGGCTTCGATGTTATTATTAGCCATTTTAAGCTCCTCTGAGAGCCTATTAGCTTTGTTGTGGTAGAATATACCAGATGCTAAGCAAAAGGCCGTTAGAAGCCCTAAACCAGCGTTAAGCAGCAGCTTGTGGTTCTTCTTTATTGTTTGAATTAGCTGCTTCATTGTTTGTTAAATATTCTTTTAAATATGTTCTCATTTCTCCAAACTTGCCCTGTATATAAATAGATACTCCATAGATACTAGCAGAATAAACTAATGTTTGGGCTACAAACCCTAGTACTCCTGTGGAGATTTCACCCTATTGTAAATACTATATCCAAGTTAGAGCTTGACCGCTTAAAAACGCGAGACATGCGGTTGTGTACTAAATTTTCTCACGCCACGTTCCTGTTATCTTGCTCATTTAATCTCAATTGTTACCTTTCCTTTGGCGCAAGCATCCTTTATAATTGGATAAAACTTCGCTATGGTAGCTTTTGAGTTAAGGACCATTCCAACCTTTTTATTTTCACCAAGCAGTAGACACCCCTCTGTGTGATCACTTGAATTCCCATTGTGTATGCGGATACCTTCAAACGAAGGAATATTCATAAGCTGTGGTGTGTATTTCTTAAATCTAGGTGAATACGTCCACTTAATCTCGTACGTACCGTACGGAATAGCAGTTTTTCCTTTAATCTTTTTCTCTCCGTTATCAAACTTGCCGTCTTTATTAAGATCTCTTACGGTATCCTCCAATGTGTCACAGAAATAATTATCATCTATGTATAGCTTACCAATTGTATATGTTGGTTTTAAAGCTATTCTCTTTAATGTTAACTTCATAGTAATTAAGCTTTATAAACACCTTTTGCTGTTATGTTATAACTTGTAGAATCATCTTGATCTTTACGAAGATACTTCTAATCATTAGTTACTGCTGTAGGAAGATTATTAACTGTTTTTGTTAAAGATTTTAATGATGCCTCCAAGGTAGAAACCCTTGTTGTTAATGCATTGAGATCAGATATCAGAGCAAATTTAGCCTTTATTTTAGACCAGAGCGTATCTAGTCCAGTTTTACTAAGTACTTCCATTATTGTATCACGTCAACTATGCTCTCTGTTAAAATATAATCATTTTCAAATTTATATACATTTATCAATTCTTTATCAGTTGTATAAAAATACAACGGATGTACATATAGTCCGCTTCCGCCTGCTTTTCTTTCTACTTTAAAATCAAATGTATATGGTAACGTATTTATCTAAGTTAGATTATATAATCCATTTTCTTCGTCTCCAGTTATAGATGGAACGTTTCCATATATTTTATACATAAATGTTAAATAGCCATGTATATTTGATATATCCGTATTACCATTAATGCTATTTATTTTAATCTGCCCAGTATATATCGTCCCATTTTTATTAACATTCAACAACTATGCATCTATATTTGGCTATTGTATTGGGTCGCCACCATAACTATGACGTGCAAGCTAGTACCCTTTATATATATACTATCCATCTTTTGGTACAATTAAATTTGAAGTGCTCCATTTATCGTCACTTTCAGGATAAAAATAATTTGTAGCAACAACAGTTCCAGTTTTTAAATAATCATCATTGGTATTACCATGAACAAGACTTGTAAAAGATAATTGTTCTTTAAAATCATATCCAGAAATGTGAACTTTATGATCACTTTCATTATAGGATATACTTGCAGATGGGGTATTCTTAGTAAGCCTTAATATTTTATACGTTCTTTTTTCGTCAGGCTTAACCTAACCGCTATTATCTTCATCATTGAGCAGATTATCCTCAAAATTTATTTTTATTGCAGCACCATATGGAGACTAACACATTTGTTCTACAGTTTTACCTTTTACCTAAGATTGTGTATTTTTTACAGATTTATAAATATCCTTTAGTTTGTCAAAATTTACAAAAGACCAAGCTCCGTCATGACCGTATAAGGCACATCCGCTTCCAAACGCGTTTTCATAAAAAGGTGGATAATTACTGATACTACCTTTAGTGTATTTCATGTCATGTAATAAGAGATTAAGATTGCAATTTTGTATAGCAATAACATCACAATCAAGATCTATTATATTATTATCTGTTACACTTACCTAAAATATAGATTCAATTGTTCCGTTTATTGTTATTTTGCAATCTGCCTTTCCAACAGCATCGGCGTAAACTACGCCATCTGTTATATGAATATAGTCTGATCCACTTGTTACTTCATATGTACATGTATCAACAGTAGCGTTAGATGGGGTTAATTCGTATTTTATTTTCTAGCTCTGACCAACCTGTATAATAATATTTGTAACATGAACACCAGTTGGGTCTACTCTATTATCAACGCATTCAAAGAAACACACAAACTCATTACTTACCTCAGTAGAAGGAACAATAGAGGTTAACTTTTTATCAGCAGCTGTAAGCAATTTATCAATATCAGCTTTAGTAGCAAGCTCGCCTCCAATATTTGTAGTTCCTTGTACAAATGTTCCGTTTATAATTGCTTTAGCCTCTTCAATAGAGAGGTATTCATAATTATGTTTATAAATTGACTCTTCCATAAATACCTCCTCTATTAACTTGCTGCTTCTTTATAAGCAGCTTTAACCATAATCTTCTTACTATCCTTAGGAATAATATATTCTGTTCCACTTGTCTCCCACAGACAGCTATCTTTATATTCTCTAAGAATTGACTCTTTAAGATCCTGTAACAGCTATGTAACTTCTGCCTTGCTATATGTCTAGCTCTTTGTATAAGATGTATTCTTGGTAATACTTTTAATATGCTCATTAATAGTTGCGTTGCTATTAATAACCTAGTCAATAGCAGATGTAATCCATTTGCCATTGCTATAGATAAGTATGTTATTCTCAGATGAGGCAGGGAGAACATACTGCAACATATTCTTCACAAGGCCAACTGTAAGAACGTCTGTACTAGCCTAACCTGATGGTGATGTAGCAAGTCTAACGCTTCCATATTTGGCTGTAGTAGCATTAGGGACATCAAGGGTACCACTAACTGAAAGATTATTAAGGATGGTATCTCCATCAACTCTGAATGAGCCACCATTCTCTACCTTTAACAAGTTATGAACTACAAGGTTATTAGTATCAATATTAAGTGCCTGGAATGTACCCATAACCTCAATATCGTTTGTGATAATCTTATGGTCTACAACCAATCCATTAGGAGTTCCATGAGCTCTAATAGTACCGTTAAATGTAACCTAATCCTAGAATGTTGAAGAGCCTTTTACAGAAAGAGATTTCTCTACAGCCATATTGCCCTGGAATGTAGAGTCTCCTGTAAATACGGCAGATTCAAATGTAGGATTCTTGGCAAACTTTGTAAAGTCGTCACGCATAGATCTGTTTACAGCTGTCTGGTTCTTTCTATAATAAGAGTCCCAGATTTGCTCAGCATCAGCTACAACATTCTCTGTAGTAACATTTACAAGTTTACCATATATTTTAATATCTTCTTTCTTTGCTTCCATAGTTATTAAGCTTCAAGTTTAATATAGAAAATATCGCCACCAGACTTAGTATTAGCACTCATTGGGTTAGGACAGCAATAATAATACTTGCTATCATTCAACTTCTACTGATACTTTGTGAGAGGTACATATATAGCTGAGTTAAGATCTGTTGTACCATTATCTGTGATGTTTGCAGCATAAGCAATAGGTCTACGTGTAACAATCCAAAGATACTGTCCATCTCTTGTATTCTCTACCTGTACAGGCTTTGTAAGGTCATCAACTCTCTTAAGATCGTCTGTGTTAACAGCCTCTACACCTGTGGCTGTATAATGCTCCTGGCTCTTATCTTCGTATGACTGATCGGTTCTATCAAATCCTACTTCTGTATCATCCTCAACGTTAGCTGCAAATGGTCTAACAGGAAGATAGCCAATATAATCATAGTCTCCACCAACAACAGTTACATTAAAGCCTGTTGTAATATCATTGTTCTTAGCCTTTACAGTTACGTAAGTACTACTTGTATTCTCCTGGTTAATAGCTCTGATAATACCAGTTTCCTCTTCAATTGATATAACACTAGACTTAGTAGCAACGAACTAAAGTTTTTCATAAGGCCAATTACCAGGAGTATATTCGAGTACAGAACCATTTTCAAGCTCTACCTCTATGATATAGTAATGATCTTTCTTATCCTGCTCTCCAAGTCTAATCTGATTACCACCGTACAGATACAAGTCGTGAGTCTTCACTCTTACATCAATGATATTCTTGTTGAGAATATCGTCTTTATCTACATCAAGCGTAATATCTCCACTTGCTCCAGTATTGTCATTTACAAGCATAAGCACTTCACCATAATCCATTGTATATGTATGAAGGTCTGTCTTACCCCAACCTGGTTCGTACATCTCGGCTACAACTACAAGTTTGTATACTCCGCAGAAAAGCTGATCCTTAGCAGGGAAGTAGCACTGAATGCTGTTAGCCTTAGGAAGAACCTTAGAGTACGCTGTATAGCAGAACTTATCATCGTAACCAGCAAGTGCTCTATCAAATGGCTTGCAATATGCAGGTGGCATACAAGGAGCTCCTGCGCAAGGATTGCATCCTCTACCGCTTAATCTACAGTCGTGATGATATGGTCTACAGCAGCGTGGGTATGCATGATACTGAGGGCATCCACATCTATCAAAGCAAGGATGACCATACATATGTGGATCATTGCAACATGTCTCACCGGTATAAAAGTCTGCTACAGATGTGTTTATCAAATAACAAGCTAATTTCTTAATACTAGCCTAATCGTATGTTCTAGGACCACGAAGAGTTAGATTTAATCTAATATCGTTTCCAATTCTAATCTTTTGCATATTATAATATGTTTAAAAACAAAAAAACCGAGATAGGGTAAGAACCCCACCCCGGTATTTAAATTAATACTTTGTACCGTCGTACGCAGTTGAATTACTAACTGGGTTAGCGATGTTCTGACGAGTAGCAACCATCTTGCCCAACTTAGCCAAGAGACCATCACCGATCTCTGCAGCACCAATCTCGGCACCATTGTTAGAAGCATAGATTTCTACTGTCTGCTTTGTTCTACGCCAGAGATCGTCAGCTGTACGATACTGGTTCTCGAACTCGATAGTAATACCACCGTAATGGTTGTCAATATTTGTAACCATATTAGGCTGTGGGTCATACCAGCAGCAACGGTGAAGTACACCCTGGTAGTCAAATGCTGAACGCTCGCGATCACGTACAAGCTTTGCTGATGCAGGATAAGTTACACCTTCCTGCTTAACGAACTTAACACCAAGATCATACTTGTTATTAGCTGCCCAACCTGGAGCCTGTGGATTCATCCAATAAGCATTTGCATCAAAGCGAACTTTTGCATAAACATTCTCTGTTACAGCCTGCTCATCATCGTCATACTTCATTGCCTCAAGCACGAGCTTAGTACCATCAATCTTTGCGTATACACGCTGACGCTTTGAAGCACGTACGATATCCTTAACAAGTCCCTGCATAATGTTCTGAATACCATCACCAGGCATTGTTACATAGCTATAAGACTCAGTCCACTTACGATAACGCATAGGCATATCCTTGAAAGTAAGGCGAAGTACTACAGGACAACCACCTGCTGAAAGAATATCCAAAGTCTCTGCAGGAATTGTAGAGAAATCCATTGAGATTGTATCCTCTGTATCCTCCTTATAATCGAGCTTTGTAATAGACTTAATGTCTGCTGCGTTGATGATATTAGACCACTTAACAACAGGGATGTATGTTACATTACCCATCTTGTCAGCCTTCTGGAAACTATCACTAGTTACAACACCGATCTTAAATCTATCGCAGTTCTCATCAACTGCATAAATATCCTCAATGTTTGAGCCATCCTGAGCAGCTGGATCGCAATTCATAAATACGAACTTACCAACCAACTCTTTAAGATCACCCTTCTTCTGCTTGCCTGCAAGCTCTTCCTTTGTAGCGAGTGTATCACCACCCTTATTTGATACCAATACGGTATTTACATATGTAATCATAATATATTAATTTTTTCTACTCACCCTAATTAATCATACTGGACCTAACCAGCTGGGCTTTCCACGTTAAAATTATTCTTATCTTATTCTTGAGTACTAACTTCCTGAGTAATAGTGCGGTATCTTTCATCTTTCTTGTTTTCGAGATACATCTGTGCTGCTATTTTAATTATCTCAGGCATTATAATATCCTCGAAATCATTGTACTCATCATATGGTTTTTCGAGGGTTATCTCTTTAGGCTTGCGCAAATAACCTAAAGAATATTTATATATTTTGTACTATTTGTCAGTTAATAGTTTACATCCATCATTAACACGAACTCTTAATGGTCTAGCTCTGTGGTATCTATAATGGAAGTCAGTTAAACTATTATTGACTCTATACATAAAACTATCCTAAGTGCACTCAAACATACACGTGTTAATCTTATTGTGGTTTTGCAAATCAGATATAACAACATCTTCGTTAAGAGCGAACATAAAATCATTAGGATATTGCGCATAATATGAGGTATAAGACGGTTCTGATTCGTCTACCTACATATTGTCACTTTGATAGACAATTGTTTGATACAGCTTAATTAAATCGTTTCTACGCTTCTCATTCTATTCGTATGACGTACCGTGAACGATATCTCCATTAAACCTAGTTTTAACAAACTTGGCTACAGCCTAATTAAGCCAGAATAATGATTCGTCTGTAGAAGGCTTCTATACTGGGTCTTCAAACTTATTAATTTCTCTTTCGAGGCTTACCAATATATCTATATATCTCATTACTTATCCTCCTATTCTTGTTGTGCTTTCTACTATTGCTATTTACCTCCAAGCTATAATCTGAATTTGTACTAAGTTATATACATATCTACAGCTCCTGAAACTATGTCTTCAAAGCAGCTATAAGGTAATTCGCAATAACTATGTACAGCTCCAGTTGATTTATCCTAATCATTAAACTTCATCACATTGAATGCGTATGGGTAACAATAGTATGTAAGATTTATACTAGATATATGCGTATAAGTATCGTGTATGAGTCTGATTGTGGTATTTTGATTATTCTAATCTAATACTACCAATGGCTTCTACAGAACACCTTTCTAGTTATAGGTTACATCTAAAAACCTAACAGCCAAATCTTGCTTAACGTTTAGATTATCAAGATATACAGGCGTGTCTAAGGTTTTGTTACTTTTATAAGTTCTATCTACGACACTATATGAAGTAATATACATAGAATAGTCTGCAGGTAGATCAAACTCTAACTAGCAGTTATCTACTTCATTTGAAGGTTTGATATCTTCATGTCTAATAAGATTAGACAATATGTCGTGAATTTTATTATCTTGCCTAGTACCACTTTGTGTCTAACCTTCGGCTACATATAAAGTCTTTACATACTAGGATTGATATTCACTTAAAAAAGAATATATTGTATCGGTATCAAGTTTGTCTTCTATTGCGAACTGTGGATACATTTCTGTTATCCTTCTTTCAAACTCAATACCAAGCTTTCTAGTTTGTTCTTGCGTCATGATTCTAGTGGTCTAGTGTTTATTTTAGTAGATAATCTACTGGATTCTACAATCTCAGTAGACATTATAATTGCTAAATTAACAAGCTCTTCAGCCATAGCGTCATTTATCTCTAGTTCCGTATCTCCAAAATCAACTAAGCTTGTACCTTTTACAAACTTGTTAGGAGCCTTTATATATGTTACATCTAACACCATATCGCCGCTGTTGTTTTTAACGTCATACGGATCAATTAAAACATGTATGCGCTTATTATCTATGTAACATACTGGGTTCTTAACCCAAGGTAAATTTGTTGACGTGGACTTAAATTTGTTTGCATTTTCATGAGAGATAAGACTAACAGACTGAATTATATGTTTCTGATTATCTATAGAGCTATTATTAGCATTTAATGATATTGTGCTAGAAATATAATATAGATAGTCTTGTATGTTTAATGAATAAATATATTCATTTGTAACAATATTGCTATGTTCTCCATGTAATGAAGCTTGTTTTATTAGCGGTCTTAAATCTTCAATTGCTTTAACATCAGATTCAAAAGCAGATCTTCTTGGATTATTCCCTGTTAATTTTTGAGCTATTAAAGCTAAGTACGCTTTATCTAATATTGTTGCAATTTCATATTCAGTTAGCGACGGATATGACGAAGTTATATTTGCCTTGTCATATTCAATCATAAACTTAGTATAAATATCACTGTGCGTCATACGTCGTTAGTTTATTATTTATTCTCAACCTGATTAATGATCGAGATCTTTAAGTCTTGATTCTTCTTTGCGTCCAAGTATGCAATACAATCCTGCAATGAGTCTGCAAGCATCTCAGAACCATAATAGTACTGTGTTCTATCCTTACGGATAATACCCTTGGCAATAGCGCTCTCGATCAAGAATTCTGTTTCCTTTGTCTTGTTGTTAACCCACTTAGTAAAGAAGTTCTGTGGCTGCTTGTCAACCAATGAGAACAATGTAGACTCTACAAGCTCATTAGACATTGTATCAGCATTAACACCAAACAATCTAAGGCACTTACGCATCTCTTCAAGAGAAAGCTTGCCAAAAGCAATAATAGCATCTCTGCGAAGCTTATTGATCTTATTCTTCTCAATAGCCTCAGCCTGTCTATTAATAAGCAGATAATCCTTACCAGCATTAAGTTTATCAAGTGATGTAGCTACTCTCTTATGTCCCTCAAGAAACTTAATAATCATAGCCTGTCGTGGGAATGAGTCATCGAGGATTGTGCTCTTAGAGCCAACCTTAACACAGAATGTATTCCAGAATGGTGAATTCTTAGCGAGATGGCCTTCTGGATAGCCAAGCTCCTTTTCAAATTTCTTTTCGTCCTCAGGTGTTAAACCTGTGTATATCGACCCAGATCTGGTAAAGTAAGGTGCAATATAATCAAAGCAATGCTTATACTTTAACAATCCAGCCCAGGGATTTTTCTTTCTGATTTTTAATTCAACTACCATAATTTTTCAATTAGTTGTTGCAATGCCAAGCTCCCACCCGATTTTGGGTGGGGTTGAACATTGTATATTATTTAATTAATTAGAGCTCTGCTGCTCTGTTCTCAACTGCAATAGACTCCTGGTCTTCAGCATCACAGTACAAGATACCACATGACAATGGGTTTCTCAACATGATACCCTCTTCACCAAGGAAGTGTACCTGGTAACCATCACGGCTGTTAGAACGCATAGTGTTGATGTTGTTTGCATAACCATTTGGTAATACAGAACCACCAGTACACCACTGTACGAACTCACGACCCTTACGACATACCTTAACGATGTTAGCCTGACCATCACGACGACCAAGGTCAACGAACAAGAATGTGTAAGACATCAATGGCTTGCCTGTCAATGGGTGAAGCTGACGGAACGTCTCCATGTTATCGAACATAGCGCAACGCTTAACTGTCAACTCAATACCATTAGTCATAGTATAAGTTGTGAACTGACCACCCAACTTCAGATCCTGACCAGAACCTGTAATGAAGTGTGTATCGATCATATTGAAGCTAGCTGCCTTCTCCTTCAAGATACGGTCGAACTCTCTAATCGTTTATGTTTGTTTGGTTCGCTAAACCAAACCTCTCTCGAGCCCTTACTTTCATAAGGGACCAGACTATATCTTCATCCTAATTGGATGTCTACCATATCGGATTCGCTTGAACCCTACTCCTAATCGGATAGTCGTTGAACATTACATTTACATTTCTATGTAGTTATTTTATAACCTTTCATAGAACCACTTGGTATAACCATGTCTTTATTTCCGTATCTGCTTATCATTGTACATAAGCAAGACTTCTTAATATTAAACACCCTGCTAGCATTTTCTAGTCCCAACAGAGTAAATGAATCATTATCTTTTGTGAATGTAACAAGAGTTTTAATAACGCATGTAAGTCCATTATAGTATGCTCTCTTCTTGTTTTCTTCTCTAGTAACCCATTCTAGATTAGTAATGCTGTTGTTTAACTTATTACAATCTACATGGTCTATAGTCTCATAATGATTTGGGTTTTGAATGTATTGATCAGCTAATACTTCATGAACAAGTCTTCTTTTCCAATCTACATTATATCTCATATATCCATTCTTAACAGTAGTTGAAACAAATCGTTTAGATTTCTGATTGTATAAACTACCATTTTTGTTTATAAGATATCCATCATGATCTTTAACTTTATCAAACTTTGTTAAGTCTAAATCACAAAATGTAGAATCAATTATCTTTTGTACAGGCATTGCATACTCTTTATTATTTATACCTATAAGAGTTACTTTGCCATTGTTATTTTTTATTAGCTTCTTAGTATATCTGTCATAAATATTACCATCTATATATACGATATATCTAAATTCAAAACCTCTACATGGTTTATGTAAAGTCTTTGCTGCTGATTTTCTATCGAACTTCTATGTATTCGTCATAATGTTTTTAATCTAAGTTAATTATTTTAATAGAGTTTCCAGCAATTAAATAGATTTGCTATATAATATTGCTATTATAAGGGGCTAGAAATTAACCCATCTCACCAGTCAAAGCAACGAACTTACGCTCGTTAGTACCAATGATATTGTAGCAGAGATCGAACAAGTAATCCTCGAACAACTCTGTAGTCAGCTTTGTGTAGTAACGTACGTTAGCTGGAGCGATCTGCTCGAACAAACCTGCAGAGATTGGAACGAAACGACCATTAGTACCCTTCAAATTGTAAGTACCATCTGCATTACGGTTAGAGTGAGCAAACAGCAACTGCTTCTCCTCTCTCTTCTTCCACTCACGAAGAGCCTTCCAATACTGATAGTCAGACCACAAATAAGACTTCTTACCTGTCTCAGGATCAGTCAAAGCGATAGCCAATACTGTAGAGTAAGCATCACCAGTGATATCGTAAGTAAGACGCATAGTCATCAAGCTATTACGCATCTTAAATGGAGTCTGATAGTTGATGATATCTGCCTCATCACTGTACTCCTCGTATGCAGAACCGATACGGTCTACCTGACGACCTGGGAGCAAATACTCACAAGGAATATAAGAACCCTGGAAGCCTTCTGCTACGTAGCACTCATATACCCATGTGCTACCATCCTGATATGGAGTACCGTTTACACGTACCTGGAAGTTTACATTATCAAATGCAAGAATTGCACCTGGGCCAAACTACTTCTCTTCAAGGCCAAGATAAATAGGGGTATTATTAATACCTGGTGTCAAACCATCTGTAATTGACTTAGGGGTGATCTCCTTGCCATTCCACTTAGCGTAGCGGATATTAACAGCGTGGTCAGCATCAATCATTACAGACCACTCATACTCTCTGTTTTCGATAGTCATGGTTGAACCAAGACCACCAGTTAACAAGTCGATGGTAGTTGAAATACCATCATCCTTTGTACCAAAAACCAATGACAACAAGCCTGCTACTTCATGAGGCTTTGTAAGCATTGCATTAGCAATCATGTTTTCGTCTACCAAGTCAGCAAAACGCTTACCACGGTAGAGCTGAAGATTATTTAATAAAGAACTTGAATTATTCATAATATGTTAATTGTCTCATCATAGGTATTTTGACGCGATATCCCATGCCTGAGGTTGTTTTTCATGCACAACATTGTATGATGTATGATTTTTTGTTTGATGTTTGAGCATTTGTCTAAGTTTACTCGCAGCAGATGTCTGACCATTGCGCTGTGCTTCGCCCAGTAGAGCATCACCCTTCATTGTGAAGTAGGCTGATTCTATCAAATTGTTAACAAGGTTATTATTAAAAGCCTTCTGATACTCTGTTAAGCCATCTGCATCAGTTCTTGTAATATAGTCGAACAACGCTTTTCTATCCTCCTTTGGGATATTAATACCTCTAATATTAGTAAGACCATTAATACTAGATGTAAGGTCGTTCATGAACTATGCAGCTTGCTGCTCCTGTTTTTGTCTTTGAGCCTCCTATTGCTGAGCCATATATTCCTGCTGTTGCTGCTCGTACGCCTTAAGATAATTAACAGCATCAGCTGCTTCGTCTTCCAGCATATCAGCATCTTCATAGCGCTCAATCTTGCGACTAATCTGTTCGTCATCCATTCCCTGTAATCTATAGAACTCACGAACAGCTGCTTTCTGATTAGATTCGTCCTCCAAATCTATACCATCATAAGACATAGATTTCTGCTGTGTCTAATAGAAGTCTTCGAATCTACCACCATTCTTTACGTACTGATCAAGTTTAGCAATACGATCATCGGCGTACTGTGGTGTTGAATTCTCATCTACGACATCTTTGATGTATTCTACGAGATCCTCAACTGACTTAGGTTTCTCGTCTGCATCAACACTCCAACCATTAGCTTCTGCGAATGCGTCAAAGAAGGCGCCAATCTATTCTGCCTCTCCAGGATCTACGACGTCTGTGTCAGTCTACTGATCATTATCATCATTGTCGTCATCCTATTCGTTGTCAACTATAGTTGTGTCGGACGTATTATTATTTAAAATATTATCCGGGATCTGTGTCTCATCATCATGAGCATTAGGATCACCAGTTACATTCTTATTATCTTTATTATCCTCAGAAGACTTATCGTCATCTGGATTGTCTAAATTTTCAACATCATCATTAGGGTTGTCTAACACCTGATTAACCACATCCTGGTTATCGGTGTCTGTAACGCTGTCGCCACCTTCCTGGCCACCGAACCCGAGAGAGCTCAAAGCGTCTTCAAAATCACCTAATGGATTTTTCTTCTTTCTTGCCATAATTTAAATTATAACTAAGTTAATATTTTTAATTGTTGTACGCTACACGGGAGTCGAACCCGTGTAATGTTATTATTTATTCCACTTTGATGCATTACGCGCAAAGTTTGCCTTCTTTCTCATAGCTGCGCTATACTTGCTTGGATTCCTTAAAACTCTATTAGCAAATCCTTGGACACTCATACCATGCTATTTGGCTGCTTTTGTAAATGTACCACGCTTAGATTTCTTTATATGAATATCTTTGCCAGAACTATAATTTCTAAATGGGTTATCTTCTGCTATATCGGCTCCTTTGACAAGTTTGCCCATAGCTGATTCTGGAACTTTATCCATATGCTGATAGATTGCCATTATTTGTTCATCAGTAGCATCTGGGAATATTTGTTTAACTATAGATGCGCCGTATGGACCATGTCCGTCTCCTGCCCAAAGTTTTCCGGCATCATGCATCAATGTAGGGAATAATGCTTCATTTGGATATCCTGCCTGCAAAGCTCTCTAATAAGCATCTCTACTATGCAGGAATGTATTCCAATCAGTTTTATGCCAATCCTGATTTTCTAATCTATGTCTAGCAAGTCTTCCACCAGGAATATGAGATAGAGCTTCATTCTGTATCTTGAATAAATTAGCAAGATTTACATTACCACTATCATCAATTACTTCTGATATCTTATGTGTTTTACCAGGATAAATCTGCCAAGTTGGTTTTTCTAACTAAAGTCTCTACTGCTTTGTGCTTGGTTTAATTTGTATAGTTTTGTCTGGAAGAACAGGTTCGCCCATAGTATATCTTCCATTAGGTAGTCTCTAATACCAAGTAAGATTATCTAATGGCATTTCGCCTGTTTTGTATCCAACTCTAGATCCTACCAATGCATCATCCCAATCTTTTAAAGAGAAGTGCACGCGATCTTTTCCTACAGCAATTTTGTTTCCACCCTATATTTCTAATATACCTCTTGGGAATAATCCGCCAGATGTAGACAGCCCTCCTTCCCATGGTTTACCAAGTGATGCTTGTGATCTGTTTCCATGAGCAGAGCCAGTTTTTGTACCAAGTCTAACTTGCATAGGATCAGATGTATTGTCTATATCAACAAATGAGAACGGGTTTTCTTCTTCATACGAGCTGACACTCTTCGGAAGTTTATACCAACTTCCATCTTTTGAATGAGAGTAGTTATCAAACGCCGAAAGTCTCCAATTATTAGCTGGTACATTAACTTTAGAAGCAGCATCTCTTGTTGTTACGTTCATGCCAACTTCACGGATACCTTCAACTTCAGGAAACTCTGTTATTCTATAAGATTTATTAGGATCTCTAAAAAATGATTTACTAACAGTTCCGTCAAATCCTAATCCATTCGCATATATGGCTGCAGAACCAATGTTATCTAAAACTTTATTATTAGCGTATCTAATAGCTTTATATAACTATTTAGTAGCATTTGGTAATTTTGATAATGCGTATGGACTAGCGAAATCTAGTAATATATTACCAGAAGTATCACCGGTTCCTTCTCCAGACAGAATCTATTCACCAATAGGCCTACGATCTTGTTTATCGCCCTAAATAGAAGCAGTAACTCTATTCGCTAATGGTCCTATATATGTAGATGGACTAATTACTTTTCCGATAGCTTCAAGATTTTTAAGACCTTCCTAAGTAGTCTTTTCCTATTCGTATTTATGATGTAAAATATCAGCAGTCTTCTAATCTTCTTGCTTTTGATATTCGCTACGATTATCACTACTAACTTCAGCTCTTCTAGGTGTAAATACAGTTTTCTTTCCTGTTCTCCAATCTGTAAACACTTGTTCCCCTGGCTTTAAAGTTCGCTTTACACTTTGTTTGCGATGAGGCTTATTTACACTGGTAGATTGTTTAGTTTGATAATTCGTTTTACGAGAACCAGTAGTCATATTTAAAGTAATATAATTACCATTCTCATCTCTTGTTCTAACAAGTATAGGTTTATTTAAACGCTTAGGCATAAGCACCTCCTCTCTATGGCTTCTTTAATTTCTTTCTAAGCTATTTTACAGCTATCTACTACTCTGCTTCAACCTATGCTTTTCTTCTACGTTTAATCTTACGAAAGAGCTTATGACGCTGATAGTCATTCTTCTTCTGCATCTTTCGCTTAGGACTTTCCATCTGTGTCATAATTACATTAGTTTAAGATTGTTACCTCTTCTCCACCAGAACTTCTAGCCATAAGAGTCTTTACCAAAGTTATTCTAAGGGAGTAGATTGAGTATATTTGGAAGTGTAGGCTATGTTATATTATTATACATCTACTGTTTATACAGATCAAGATCGCGCTATTGCTAAGCCTTAATCTCTTCCTAAGTAGGACCAATCAATGTTGTTGGAACATCAGTTCTAATAGTTTTGGGCTGTTTCGTAGAAGGAGAATTAATGATTATAGGACTAGCATTCTTTGCGTCTTCATAATCCTATACAAGATCATCAAACTTAACATTATAGTTGTAAGCATCTTTATGATTAATTCTGTGATAATGAGCCGCCTTTACTAAGCTATCCATACTCCTAAGGTTCCTAGAATAGTTCTCAAGAGAATCTGTATAATAGCCCTTCTACTTAAGTGCTCTTGCATAATCCTGTGTAGATTTAGCTCTAAGTGCCGCTCCGTACCTAGTATGCATAAGCCTTACATAGTCCTTAACAAAATCTGCGTCACTCTTATATGTAGTGTAAGTCTTACCATTCCATCCTACACCACCATAATTGTGCTATTGTCTAGCAACTCTTGATCTACCGTAATTTGATTCGTATGCAAGCTAACGCATTACATTGTAAAATGCAGTATCGCCATATCCGTATCTATTTAGCTATTGTCCTACAAGAGGGCCCATTCTGTGAACAAAAGTATTAATAGAATCATTCTTACCTCCTTTGTATTTATGCAGTATTGGGTGCTCTTCGTTTAATGGAGTATCAAAAGGTAATGGTTTAATAATGTCTTCAGCTATGTTAACATCTTTACCTTCATTGTAAGCATTAAGCATAGACTATACATTCTAATCAATCTACTACTACTCTTCCGGACTAGGTTCCTCAGCCTGGGTGTCTCCACCCAAGTTGATTCCTCTAATATCCTTCCAGTAATCAGCGCCATTCTTCCACGCTTCATACTTCTGCTAAAATGTCTTGTTGTCAAACTTCATGCTGTAGCCTCCTCATACTCTTCTTTAGAAATCTAAACAAATGTGCAATTAAGCTTCTTGCAGTATCCCTACGTATTTCTTATACAATACGTTACAGCACCATTATCAATACCAAGCTATCTAGCAGCTTCTCTTTTTGATGGATAATATTTAATATCGTCAGAAAATATAGCCTTAATGTTAAAACCTGTAGGTCTATTATTGTAATCCGAATATCTGCGTCTTAAACCTTCTGATAAATGCTATTTCCAAAGCTTTTGTTTTTCTTCAGAAACTTCATTCATTCTTGGAAAGGTAGATTCGCCTTTTGCGAATTTTTCAGCCATAGTCTTAGCTTGTTTTGGCTTTTTTCTACCAGTCATAATTTTAGACCACTTTTCATGTTGCTCTTTACTCCACTTCCTACCTTTAGCTTTTTCACTTATCTTTTTTCTAGTTTCTTCAGACAATGTGTTTCCAGCATGATCTGCATACGGATCTATATTGTATCCAAATTTTCTATCAGCAGCGTGATAATAATCAATATATTCCTATTCTACTTTTAAGCATTGATCTGGTTCGCATAATTCTACTTCTTCGAAAACGAAAGAATGTTCGCCATATTTATTCCATGCACTCTGCAAGTGAGCATTTACATGTTTGTTTGCCCTAAGGTTTCTAAGATGTTCTTTAAAACGTTGCTCTATATGAATAGAGCTACCAATATACCGTTTACCATTTACGGTATTATAAATCTAATAAACTCCACTCATAATTATTATTTTTTATGCTCTCCGCTTACCGGATTTTTTAATTGTGTCTTTGCCTTAAGTTTCTCGCGTTCATAAGCAGCATCATCTTTGGCTTTCTGCAGCTCAGTCTCATGCTTCATCTTATCCTTCTCAAGCTGAATCTTCTGATCCTCTATCTCACGCTTCTACTTAGATTCGTATCGCTTATTATATGAGTCTTCTGATATTTTTTGTCTCTCTAAAGCCTGCTTACCTATCTCAACTATGTCTGGGATTCCGTTTTGATCCTGATCTAATTCCTCTGTTCCACGATAAGCGTTAATCTGTGCTACGGCTATCTTAGTCTGATTATCTTGATCGATCTGATATCTCTGAAGATCCATCTGAGCTTCCTGTAACATAAGCTCCTGCTGTTTAGCTTCGTTCTACATCTGCTGTAACTGCTGTTGCTACTGAGCCTCTGCCTCCTGCTGCTGTTGCTGCATCTGCTCCTGTCTAGTCTGCATATCCTTAAGCTTCTGCTTAATAATATTGAAGTTATCGTTTGTAAGAACCTCTGCTGCCTCAAGTAAGCTAGCACCATTCTGCATAGCTGGCTGTATAAGCTGTTGAAGTTTTTGTATGTTCTCAAGATCCTTAGATGTATCACTTACGAATACATCCATATCCTCGTAGTAGAACTTAGGAGTAATATCCAAGAATGCTCTTTCTCCATTATCAAAGATATACTGAAGCTTCTTCTTACCGGTCTCTTCCCAAGCACCCTTAGCTGTATTGAGGAGCATATTAAGTACCCTTCGTTTACACTGGTTATGAACCCAGAATAATGGCTCGGTAATATGCGAGCTCTGTACTACAGATCTCTCTACGTTACCTACCATTTCTGATGAACTTACAGCTCCTTCACGTTGTGCTGTAATACCAGAGATTGTTCCAGCAAGTTCTTCTATCTTGTCCATCAGCTGTATATATTCAGCTATAACATTAGACATTGTAAGATCCAATGCTGTTATCTGATTAAACTGAGCAGGCTTACCACCCTCTCTTCCTGGAATATTCCAGCCTTCTTCATATGGGTTAATAAAGTTAACACCAACACTAGATAAGTAATGCATCCATTTAGCTGGACTAATATTCATAGACTTAGGAATCTATGTAATATCCATATTAACAACCTTACCTTTATCCCTAGCAATAGCTAACTCAAGTCTATACCATAGTACAATGTACATATACTGCAATGGCTTAAGAATGCTAACCAATGATCTAGGCTTACTATTTGTATTACTATAAATAGCGCCACAATAAGGAAGCTTCTGACTATTAGGATTATCAATACTTACATGCTGGTATTCAATAGGCTATATACCAAAGTACAAATCACTACCAGCTCTGTATCCTTCCCATACTTCTATAATCCAATCTGGCTCTACACTAACCTCATTACCAACAGGCTGATATGTCTCATCAACTATATTGATCTAAGGCTATCCTGCTTCATCTGTAGTAGTTACGTAGAATATCTTCTTGAAAGATTTCCAACAGCAATGCCATACGTTTACAAGTGATTTGCCATATCCTTCGAATATTGGGTTGTCGTATATACGTAACTGTATACCCATATCAACAGGGCTTCTGTCTCCAAGGTTTCTACCAGGAGTAGAACCAATCATTTCTTCAAGCTTATCAAGATCTTTCTCTTCAAGCTTATCGTAATATCTATCGTATACCTCAGTTATAGGCATACGCATCTTTCTACAGCACCATGAACCATCCTCAATAAACTCAAGGTCTGGACTCTTGTCGTAAGAGAAACATATAGGATTAACTCTTTCGGCATATGGCTCTGCATTAAGCACACCAACGTAATAAATTTCTCTACCTGAGATCAATCCATCTTTCCAGCCTTTGATAAACTCGTTGTCAAGATCAAGCTTTTCTCTCAGATAGGTAAGTGAATGGTATGCGGTATTCTCTACAATATCTTTGTAGTCCTTATCCATATACTTAGCTATCTACTCTGGTGGCATAATCTCTCCAGACTGTAGCTATTCCTGGAACTACTGAGCTTCTTCTGGGCTCATTCTAGCTGTGATAGCCGCTTCTATATATTGTAGTATCATCTACTTCTCTTTCTCCTGCATTTCTGATGTGGCCTCCTATGAAGTTCTGATAACTCTGAAGTTAAGAGGTCTTTTTGTCTCCTCACCTATAAGCAAATCTACTTTAGGTCTTATAATATTAAAGTCGTGAGGAGTAGCAGGAAAACCATCCTCGACCTTGAATGGGTTTGTAATTGATTTAAAATCCTTCTCGTCGAAGATGCTGTTATATAAATTATAATAGGTCTACAGCTCTCCGTAATATGATGTACTATTTCCTCCAGATGTTACGTTACCTTCACCTATAATATAGTTAACGCAATCTTCCTGCCACTTCTTTCCTTTCTTTGAAAGAGGAAGCTTTTGTCTGGGGAAAGCTGAATTGTATAAGTTATCTTCCATGTATTAAAATGTGAATATCGGCATACCGTCTTCACTTGTGCTGCTATCTTCTTCAAACCATTGTTTGCTAAATAACGGCATCTCGAAGAGTTCAACCTATTTGTTTTGTTCTTTTGCAGACGACACCTTTACCTAATAGAGCTCCTCTCTGTATATCATTACCATACACAAAGCTATTACACGGTCTACATTTCGTACACCATCGTTCTCTATAAGCTCTTCTATTAGAGGTTCGCTGTATACTCTTTCTACATTAGGATGGCCTTCTTCAAACTCGTCTAATAGCCACTCTAATATTAATCCTTCGCCATACGCCCTAATCTATTTGGTCATGTGGCATCCTTTTCTTCTTTGCACTTTACTGTCTTTGAAGACTTCAGATATGATTTTATCTGGCTAATCAGCCAAGAGGTAATCGCAGTGTTTATTCGTAAAGTAAGGGTAGATTCCTTTTCTTTCATTTTCAAACAATAATCTAGCATTATAAAACGTAAGTAGCTTACGTACATTCTCATAGTATTCTTCTGCTGTATCTGGTCTTCCAGAATACTCTGCTACTATCACATCTGTCCACGCTTCTCCAGCTCTTACTCTCTTAAATATAAATGTAGAACCAAGAGAGTTTGTAAAACTATCATCGTGATCATAAGGGTCGCATCCTCCTATATATAATCCAAGAGGAGGATCCTTTACTGGGTACTCCCATATAACTACGGATCCATGAGGTTTATCGCCTTTCTTAAGAGGGTAGTTAGTTATATCCCCACTAGGCTTTTCTGTAGCCTTTACTTGACCATTTCCATCCCATTCTAGATCAACTATATGTTTCATGCTTTGAAGCTTCTTGTTGGTCCTTATTCTGGTTAACTGGTCCATTAATAACTTTCTAGGGAATATGTTCTTGCCGAGCTCCAATACTGCTTCTGCTGGCTTCATAGGACGCTCAGATATAAAACGGTCTATAGATTGCTAGCTAGCACCTCCGTCTTTTATTTTATTTCTTTGCTCTATTAAATTTTGTATAGCTAACTCTTTCAGGCTATTTCCATCTTTGTCCATGAACTTTTGATTTCCATCATCATCGAATGATTCTAGATTTGAATAAGCTGGTACAAAGAATGCGCATTCTGTATTCTCTCTTCCTTCGTCCCATATATTAGGGAAGCTGAGAACATTGTAAGACTTAGGTTTGTAGAACAATTCTTTCAATCCTTCAAAGCTAGCACCTTCTGTACCACCAGTACCAAATGCTATCATCAATCCGAACGCTTTACCATCGTCTGTTTCTACTGAAGGTTGTTCTATACGCCATGCATCAAGAAGGCTAGGGAACTTACCTCCCTCCTCCCATAGTACAAGTTTAGCACGTGTACCACGCACACGCTCTGGGTCATTCTTAAGGGTTATGCCAGTTATACTAGATAAATATCCTTGCTCAGTCTACTTACCAAACTCATCGGTAATCTTATAACCTGATGTTCTCTCCATACGCGTAGACACAAGTCTTTGTTTAGCCCACGCTGTATGCTTGTCAAGGAAATCCATTATCTACCAGGCTTTAGTTAACAAACCATCTCCTATAAGGAATTTCTACTCTGACGCTATAGCGAAGTTCTTTGAACCTGGTATAAGCATATAGTTTCTAACTAACATGGATCCACCTTTAAATGAGTTATGCGTAGGTATATAATCCCTTGTAAGATACAAATGATTTTCGTTACTTACAAATATACATCTCTACTTCTCTTGCTCTCCAAGATATTCTATATTTGTAATAGCTACTTTATTACTAAATTTGCGATTCTTTCTAATTCTGTTTCTCTTTCTAGACAGGTGGAATATATCTGAGTTACCTTTTATATATACCACATAAGAGAACTTTGTGCCAAATATAGCACGTCCATTACGAACCCCACCTTTTCCTGGAGCTCTCTTAGATACAGAGCAAAGTATACCGAGACTTCTTAATACTTCTACAAAATCATCTATAAGCTATTTTGATGTATTTACAAATGACATACCACCATCCTTAGATATATATCCATCTGTATCCATTAAACCTCGTATGAGCTCGTATCTCTATTCTATCGATCCATATTTGTACTAATCTGGTATAAACTTATACGCGCAAGAAACACATAGACCAAGATCATCTATCCATCTATGAAGTCTATTTACTCCATACTATCCATTCTCAAACTCATCTTTATGCATGAATCTTTCTTTATCTATAATCCTATATTCACAACTTGTTGTAGGGTCATATTTAAATTCAAATCCATCGCCAAGTAAATATTGAATTCTATCTAATATTTCTTGATCTATAGACGAAATCTTTGGAGTTCGTTTTGTTAAAGCTCCATCTCCAAGTAATGCGCCTAGTACATAAGCTGGAATGTTTTGCTACTTCTCATTATACTATAATGGTTCTATGGCTGGTAAATAATATTTATAAGCATTATATCTTTTACCTTTTACCGTACACTGGTTATACAACCCATTATTTAGTAAATCGTGAGTTGTCAAAACATTGTGCTTAAAATGATTATTAGCGCACACAACCTCCCATAAATGATCAGCTCCACATCTAACAGATCTACCATCAGCTAATGTTAATTTATACACATCTTTGAACCCTTGTTCATAGATCTCGAGTACCTTTGTGGTTTTGCCGTCTGGGTTCCATATTTCGTCACCTACTTTGAGTGAACCCATCTAAACGAATCCGTTTGGTGTTGCTACTAATTCACTGTAAGGTTGCTCGTATCCGCGTTGGCGACATTTCAAGACAGCCATATGCTTTCCTTCTAGCTCAGCTTGTTCTATAGCGCAAAAATAATAGTAATCATAGTCCCAAAAACTAGGGAACTCAAGTATGCGTTGTCTTCTCTTTCTAAGATTACCCTCTCTATCAGTGTACTCTTCTTCCTTGAGTCGCATGATTGGACTATAATTTAGATAGAAGTAGTTGTATCCGGTTATACCTTCTCCATCTGGAGCGGTGTAACCATTAATGCATCTATCTGTCTCTTGCTCCCAATATTTATTATAATCAGTAGTACCTCTAGGAGCTAAGGTATAGCATCCATGTTCCTGAAAGAAGATAGCTGCCTATCTGAACTTATCAGTATTATGGAGCTTCTAATTAAAGTCTATCATAATTATTCGTACATACCAATAACGCCACCACCCTTGACTCTACCGGTTTCTGCTTGTTCTGCTTTTGCCTACTTCGTAGCCATGTCTAATGACTTGATTATACCGCTAACATCTTTCAATATTGCTGAAAGCTTCTTAGCTGTATCTATATCAAGTTCTTCTTCAGCATAGCTATCCATCGTGTTCATAATGCCCTCTGCTGCGCTCTTAGAAGATTTAAGCAGACGGGTAGCAGGAGTCTCTTGGAACTCCTGGAACCTTTTTGCTAATTCTTTTACAACGTCATCAGGTTTATAATTCTCATCATTAAGTACATCTTTAGCTACTCTCCATGTGCGTTCTTTCTCTGGATAAGCCTCATATGGACTATTCCATTTGTATCTCCACACTATGAATTCGATCTTCTTTAATGCATCTTGCTTATCTTTTGCATTATTATAGAAGTCTTTAAATGGTGGTATAGCTAGATCTTCTGTACTTAACTATATCTTATTCTGTACTATGTCAAACATTATAATGATACTGTTGTTACTGTTGGTCTAAATACATTCTCCTCAGAAGACTTATCGACAAATATTGATAGTTTTCTATCGGTGTTAAGAGTTTCTTTTGACGCTGGCTTTATTACATATATACCATCTTCTGTACCGCTTCCGTATATAATATTTCTATCATCAACAGGACGATAACTAGCTTCGTGCAATTTGCCTACAGGCGTATCCTTTGTATAATACATACTTGGCAAGATATCCTTGTTTTCTTTCTCTATAGAACACCACTATTTACTAGTTGTATCTATATTTATCTTTCCAGGAATATCCTAAGTAGGTGTAGATGTTGCAGCAGCATATCCACTGATAGCAACTACGCCTTCTACTGTTTTAATACCATTCTAAAATGTTGCTTTGGTATATATATCTATTCCAAATGTATCTTTAAATGTAAATACAATGCCCTCACTAATATTATACAAACATGTTATTTTTGATGCACGTTTATAATATGTACCATTTACCATCTCTGACATCGTACCATTTGTATAATAAATGTTATCTTTGATGCTAAAAGAGTCAATAGCGCTAAATGAAACATTGTACTCTGTTTCGATTTTAGTATACCATTGTTCAACCGAATCAGCTCCGGCACTATTAATCCAGTCTGGCTTACCATTTGTTATACCAAGCTTATATTCAGTTCCACCAACAATAAAATAGATCGTACCATCTTTTAATACGATGTTTCCATCGTTTCCTCTACATGTTAACACACCTTTATCGGTAACAGTAAATGGAGCTTCTGCTATATTACTAGCATTCTTATCATTTGTGCCGGCCCATATTCTCACATTACCATGAGAAGAAACTTTATCAGAATTACCAGAAGTCATACCGGCTACAATATTCTCGTTATCTGTGATTATAACTTCTTCTGCGGTAAGCTCTTTTATGTACGCCTTCATGGCTACAAGGACGTCGGTGTATATTGGACCCATATCACTAAGTTTGTCCCAATAATCAGTATTTGTAGGAACGATACTTGTACACTGTCTTTTACAAACGTAGAAATCTGTAACATTCTTAGATGCTCCATCAGTTACTATAGAATGAGTGTATGATACAAAGTCCTAGTAAAACAGACCTCCATCAGACTAGGTTGTACCATCAAAATATTGTACGCCAGCCTGCCATACACCTCTATTTCTTAAAGGAGATCCCTTTAATGTCTGAGATGAGCTTTCTCCATCCTTTGCCATATATGTCCACAGGCTAGGTTCACTATAAGCTTCCCATCTTCCATCGCTATCTTCAGCGCTTCCTGTAGATCCTCTATATCTTCTTATACTTACATACTAGCTTGATCCCTAACCGTAGCCAGCTGCTGTTTTAATATCTATTGGATTATCTGTCCATCTAGATCCTGGTTTAATGTATTCTCCAGCTCTTCCATTCTGAAAACCGGAATCATTTGTCCACGATGTAGGATCATTTACTCCAGTAAATACAGATGTAGTTTCATTAGGTTTTAGTGCACAGAATATATATTGTACACCATCACCATCTGTTCCATCTTCACCCCAATGTGCCCAAATCACAGGGCCCTTAGCTGGGAGCCAATTACTTATAACTCCATTGGAATCCTATGTTCTATACATCATCCATTCTGTACGATGAGTAGAATCTATACCTGTAGGATTATCTGTCCATCCGGCAGGAACATCACCCCATGCTGGTTTTGTTGTTGGTTTTGTAGGCTGATTATTATTTAACTGATATATATATTCTTTTCCAGTAACATCTGAGCCGTTATCTCCATCTTTTCCAGAAATACAAACTGGACCTATGATATCACCAAAGCCACCACCAGTTTTAATGTATACCCATATCTCCCAAGTAAAATATCCTTGTTCGGGATTTACATTAACAGAGCTCCATCCTGCATTTACAGGATCCTATCCAACTACTGGTAATTGTGATGTAGGCAAGCTATCATCTGATGGATAATTCTTAAAGTATGGCTTATAATATCCACCACTCTAAGAATCTGCTCCGCTTCCTCCTGAAAGCTCTACTGTAGCATTTTCTGCAGCAGGATTCCATGTTTTAACTATTCTTCCGCCTCTAGTAAATGTAATATTTCCTATAGCAGATATCTTTAAATAGTCCTATAGCTTTCTATCCAAATTATCGCTGGTTATTGTTCCGCCAGATACATCAGACAGTTTTACCTATGTAGATATGCCATTGTTCTATGTAAGGTTAAGATAATCATTAGCCAAACTAAATTCTGTTATCTGATAGTTATCTACATTTGCTCCTGCAATTTTATTATCGATTTCATCTTTTGTATAATACTTTGTAGAATCAAATCTTTGATAATTTGTAGAGTTTACAAAGTTGTTTGACACCCATGTTTTTGTAGCAACATCATCACTTATATTAAGTGCAGCAATCTAGGCATCTACATAAACCTTTGTAGCATAGTCAGATAAATTAATGTCTTTACTATTATCTATCATAGTCTCGACTTCCTTAATTATATCTGGCTTAACTTTATCTAAAGACTACTTTAAACTATCAGCATATTCTTTAACAGATTCTAAATCAGACTAATTGGCTTTGTTGTTCCAGATCTTTTTATCATCTGAAGTTACGTGTATATCAGTATTGCTCTCGTGACTATAAATCTTCGAGTGTAATACGGAATAATACTAAGCCATCGTTGTATTAAGTTCTTCGATTGGATTTGGTTTCTTCTCGATAACCTAATCATTCTATGATAGTAATTCAGTCATGTTAATTCGTTTAAATTATTATTAATTATAGTACTGTGGTGTCATTGAAGACCACGTCTAAAACGCCACAGTTAAAGATTACTTAAATTTCTCCCAATCTATATTTTCTTTCTTTGCCATCACATCAGCAACCCATCTGCAAAACTATATTCCTTCATATCCATCTTCATCGTTTGCAACTGCCATTGCATACTTAACGCACTAATGTTCAGTAAGTAACTCTGGATAAAAATCAGCATAAGCCATGTTTGCTGTATATGTAACATCATATATTGTTGATGTACTTGGTATCTTTAGATTGAGAACATTGCATACATTTTGAACCTGTTCTGGAGTCCATGTATGTTCTAAACCGTTTGAATTAACCATCTATTTGCTAGCGTATTCTTGTAATGACTTTGTAAAGTGTAATCCATTCTTATTTACATAGTCTTTATAATCACTCTACTTCTAGATATCTAAGCTAGCTGTATAGCTGCCATCTTCGTTCTTTTTCACATTAGCAGTATACTTCGTATTTGGCAATTCTTCATCACTGTGCCGTATTACTATTACCTTGTCCATTGTGAAACGAATTAATAAAGTTAGTTACAGTTGATTCCATTCTGTTAATAGTTTCCTCTATCTTAGCGAATCTCTGCTCAGTCTCTTTCTTCTCCTTATATATCGGATTAAGATCAGACAGTAAAGATGTTGCTTTTTCAACAACCTCTTTCTATTTTGGAACAGATTCAAGAATCTTTTCAGCAGTATTCTTCATAGATTCAACTTCTGCTATAAGACCTAGCTTAAACGTTAAAGTCTTTCTTAACGTTAGTTTTTATTTCACTAAGCAGTTTCTGTATGCTTAGCTTCAAGGCTGCAATACGAGCTTCAAGTGCTGCAATTTTTTCATCGTATACAGACTTCAATACATATTTAGTTATATCTATAGTAGAAGCATTAGAAGTTAATACTTCATTATCGCTACCCGATTCTAGTTTTACGCCGTATTCGTTTAAACTAAATAATAGCGAATGACTAGCGCTATTACTACGTGAACTAATATTACTATCGCTTAACGATAAATGATATTCGTTACTAGCATCTCCCTAATCACTTATTGTTATTCCTTCGCTAGTAATTTTAACATTCTAACCCGAACCGTTTACAACGTTTATATACTAACTGGCCATGGTTGAGTAATTATATTTACCGTTATCAAATTCGTTTGTTCTACATTGAATGTAATACGATGGCTTAATAATATAACATCTATCTTCGTTAAGACCTCTCTTCTCATAAGTAATATAGTTACCAGCATCCTATTTGCCACTAATAGCTGCAGTATTATCGGCAACCTTTTTCTAAAGTGCTGTAAGGGCGGTGGTGTCAACGCTTATAGTACCAAATGGGTTAACATTAAGGCCATCGCCAACTTGTACGACTCCGACATTATGTTTGGTAGAAAAATCAATACTAGCCACATTGTTTTCTACAATACTTTCGCCGTTAATCACTATATCTTTAACATTACCACCTGCAGAAATCTCGCTTTTCTTAGCATACTATGATAGGTCTAAGTATTCTGCTGGAACCTTACCATTTTCGAGTGGAGTTATATCTGTGCCAATAGTTTTATAACCACCATGTCCAGTAAGCAAATCGTTGGATGTGAGAGCATAACCCTATGATGTGTAGAATATACCTAATTGGCTAATAAGTATCTAGTTGCCATAACTACTATTTGCATAAGTTGTATCGACGTCGTCTAAAAGCTATATTGACACTTGATTAAAAGTATCTCTTGTATCGTGCAGCAATCGTCCATTTCCCTACATAGTAATATTGTAATTACCATCTTTTTTGACGTTTAATAATCCAGTACTTCCAAATGTTGGATCATTATCAAAATTAATACCAATACCATTATTATTAATAATAGTAATCGGTCCGCCATAAGAATCACTATACTCAGATTTAAACGATATCTCGCCAGCAACGTCATAATAACATCTATCGAAATCTTGTTCTTTACTGGTAAGTTTTGCCTAAATGTACGATTTATCTTCATCAGGTTTAACACTAGCTATTTCCTATGACAAAGAATCCTCCTTAGCCTTTGCACGATTATATTCTACTTCAACCTAATTGTGTGTATTTTCCTTAACCTTTGCCCACAACATATCAAGACCATTCTTGTCAAGATATTCGGTTCTCTGCACGTCTTTTGTTTCAATATTTTCTTTCATATCTTATTAGCTTAAACCGTTAATATAATCTGTGCTAATTGCTGTGATATTTGATACTGATGCACTAATATTATTTACAGTAGCTGTAAGATTAGCAAGATTTGTACTAACCTAATTAATACTATTATTCAGAGTTGTTGTAGCATTAGAAATAGCAGTAGTTCTATCTGTTACCTCTTTATTGATTGCGTTATTAAGAGTTGTATCAGCGTTCTTTCTGTCCTGGATTTCTGTATTAATCTTATCTGTGTTTGCCTTTTCTGCAGCTCTAGCAGTACTAGCTTCGGCAGCAATGGAATTAGACAACTCTGTTTCCTTAGCAGTAGCTCTGGTCACCTCGCTTGTAATAGCTGTAGTGTTAGCCTACTCTGCCTTCTCAGCTCTATCTACCTCTTTGTTGATACGTGAATTAAGATTATTTTCAGCACCTCCAGCTCTAAGCTTCTCTGCCTAGATTGCAGCGGCATTAGCAGCTTCTTCTCCTTTAGCTCTGCCAGACTCTGCTTTAAGCTCTTCCTTAGAAGCCTTTGTTGCAATAGCTTCTTCAACTGCCTAATGAAGATCATCATTTTCTGCAAGCTTGTCAGCAATCTCTTTAAGTGTGTCATATGCTTCTGGAGCGCCGTTGATAAGATCTTTAATAGCTTTTCTATAAGATCCTTCTGTGTTAGAATCTCCATCAAGTACATCAAGTCTATCCTTGTTGTCCTTTTCTGCAGCTTTTGCTCTTGCTATTTCATTGTTAAGATTAGTTGTAATAGTGTTATCACTAGCCTTTCTTTCTTCAGCTTCTCTATCTATGTTACCCTGAAGTGTTGCTTCTGCAGCAGTAGCTCTGGTAACTTCATTCTGAAGAAGATTCTTAATAGCGTCATCTTCTGACTTTCTTGTAGCAGCCTCAGCTGTTATTGAGTTACTGTTATCTTTTTCAGCAGCCTTTGCACGGGCAATCTCTGCATTTAATGCACTTGTGATAGTATCATCGTTAAGCTTTCTGGTATTAGCCTCAGCTTTAATTGCTGCATCAAGTCTAGCCTCTTCCTGTGTTGCTCTAGATAACTCTGCTGCATCTGCTGCTTTACGAGCAGCTGCCTCTTCGTCAATTCTCTGACCAAGAGCATTATCAGCTTCAGTTCTATCGTTTTTCTCCTTTTCGTCTCTAGCCTTTGATGCGGCATCAACTTTTTGTATCTATGTGCTATTATTGCTAATATCATTAGCATTTTTATGGATTTCATTAACAAGCTCTTCAAGAGTATCATGATCTGTATCAACGTTACCCTTAAGCTCATCAAATGCCTGCAATACTGCATTAGCATCCATAATATCACCACGGACAAATTCGTTTGCGTGTTCGCCCATTAAGATATTTACTGTACGCGTACCAACTTGTGGAGCGCCATGTATCTCTACACCTTTTAATGGTTGTTTCTTAAAATTCATATTATTTAATACTATATTGTTTATATATAAACAGTAAAAGGGAACTACCTTTCGGTAATCCCCTTTATGTAGGATCGTCAAGCTTGTCACTCACCTACCTCAGCACCATCCTGTGCCGCCGCTTGCTCTGGTACGGACTGTGGCTGTTCGCTAGCCTGTGCCTCAGTTCCCGCAGCTGCGCTAACTTCCTTATTATCGGTACCAGTTGAACCAAAGCCATTCTCGCCTCGTTTTGTATCAGAAAGCTCAGACACTTCTGTAACCTCGTATTCTGGCACCGGAACTATGACCAACTGACAGAAGCGCTCGCCCTGCTTATAAATAGCGGGAACCACATCTGTTGTGGCTTTCATTATAGCTATAATCTCTCCTCTATAATCAGCGTCAATCACTCCAACATTATCAGTAAGCCATAATGATTTCTTCCAAATACTAGAGCGTGGTATAAGTAAACCAACATATCCGGCAGGAATCTCAACTGCCAATCCTGTATGGTAAACCAACATTAGCTGATTTGCTTCATTAAGAGCTGTATCAATCTTAATGCATGTCAAATCAATTCCTGCAGCACCTTCTGTGCTACGAATAGGGAGGACCGCTTCGTCCTCAAGTCTCTTAAATTTTAACTCCATAGTATTTATAATATTGTTTGTTATTGTCACCCCACTAGGATTCGAACCCAGACTAACATAATCTTTTAACTAGTCTATTGTAAAATTGTAAAAGTGAAGCTTTCTATGGCAATTTGCACATAGTACAACACATTTGTCAACTTCATTTTTTATAGAAGCAACACCTTTGTCTCTACATTGATTTCCTATATTAAAAGACTTATCATGAAGATGATGAAAATCTAAGCAAGCTTGATCTTTTTTCTCCACATATAATACAACCATTAGATTTTAATTGTCTCATATATTGTGTTAAAAATTTCTTATAAGATCTATGCTTTTTATATATTTCATTCTTGTGCTTTTTGTAATATTCCTCATAATATTTATGTTTGCATTCCTTGCATTGAGGTGATAGGCCATCAGGTTTGCTACTATTCTTCGCAAACTGATCAAGTGGTTTTTCTATACCACATTTAGTGCATACTTTTGTTTCCATGTAAAAAATATTTAATACGCACCTCTAACCTACGTATTTATTAGTAGCCCCACTCCGTGTCCATCGGAGACCTACTGTTTTAGGGACAGTTGTGCACAGGCGGTACACCATAGGGCGATAATCACGTAACCTTTAACTGGAGTTACGCAGAACCAGTATTGGCGCCATTTGGATCCTGTAGCTCAAAGGGCTACTAGGGCAGAAACCTTTTGTTTCACCCGGATGTCCCAGTTTATAGAGATTTCAGAAATGGCGGAAACCTCTCAGCGATTATATTCGCCCGTTTACTTTGACTCTTATAAGTTTTAGCTGGACTTATAACCAGTATTGGTGCCCGTGTCGGTTACCGCGGAACCTTTTATTTATAGTGTACGCATCAGGCGGACGCCACTCACATAGTATCTTACCCCTACCAGGAAGGGAATGGTTTTAGCCTCACCAATAAGCTAGACCTCCTTCGTGTCTTTGTCTTCGCCAGACAAGTAACGACATCTGGTGCAATGCCGGCTGGTTTACTATATTTAACGACCAATTCCAGCAAACTGGTCGAGATTCCACAATCGGTGCAATCTATTTCAATTCTCAATTAAAATTATGAAAAAAATAATGAATGGAGTCTATGCAGGAGTCGAACCTGCTAACTATTCCCTTTATATCGGGCTGTCTTTACCGTTTGACTAATAGACTCTAAAGGTGATTACTTAGTACGAGTAATCCAATTCCATACTCGCTTATACCAAGGCTTCTTAACCTTGTTCTCAACTCTAATAGCAGTACACTTTCTGTATGTGCCATTATCGTTTACAATTGCTGTACAATCCTCTGGCATAAGATCCTCAAGTACAATATCTGTAACAATTGATACGATTGTGCTAATATCTGAATCAGTAAGCTTCATGCCATTTAAAATCTTCTGGCCAATAAAATATGCTGTAACATCACTTACATTAGCTACATCAATCATAGAAATTGTATACTTTGGCTTTGCTACCTTAACTGTCTTTTTAACAACTTTCTTCATAACTTAAATATTAACATGGTCTACTACTATCTCCACAATCAATAGCTTCCGAATTTGCGCCTTTCTGTTTAGCCGCCCACTCGTCCTTTCTCTTCTGATCAGCATCTGCTGCATTATTAAGAGCTTTTAACCAATCAGTAGACTTAATTATTACAAAATCTGTACCGAGATCCTTATCGTAGAATGTAACAAGAATATCATCTTTCTTTACATCTGCTTCAATTGTTTTGTCTGGGAACATTCTTGATCTCCATTCGATATGAGCATCTTCTGGGATAACGTATACATCATCAATTCCTCTTGTAGATCTATCTATCGATGTTACAAAAGCCGTCTCTGTGTCAACCATAATCGGCCTACGATCAATGTTTATTATCTTCTTCATATGGACTTAATGGTTTATTCTTATTATCTTTAAATCTATTCTTAAGCTTGAATCTAAATAGTTTGTTTAACAACACATCTCTAGTGTCATCTGGATCTTTCATAACATCAACTACAAACTAGAACTAATGCATTACTATTTGCTTTACTAGTTCTGGATCTTCGTTTAATTGTCGTCCGATCTATCTACAAACTTTATCTATATTCATTACTTCTCTACTGTCTCTGTTGCTACAATATCGTAAAGAGATACAAGTTGAGAATCTTTAAGTAAGTCGAAATACATAGCTCCTCTAGCAGATCTGTATATAACAATATCACCAACCTTGATAGGCATCTGCTGAATCTTTTCATCAACATATGGGTGTGTATACTCATATGGCAACTTAAGTACAACAGCTCTAGAGAAATCTGAATCAACTTCCTTAATCTCTGTCTTTACATCATCGTAATCAACCGCTTCGATCCCATCCTTATCCTTCTTTGGCTTAGTATCCTTAGCCACAGGTTCGGAGATCTTCTTTTTAACTTTAACAGGCTCAAGCGGCTTTACCAAGAACATCTGTCTAAACTCATACTTTATCTTTGAGCTTAAGTCCTCTGCCAGCTGAGTCTGATCTATCATCTTCTCTTCTTCCATATTACTTTTTCAACGACTTAAGGTGTTTGAGTAATTTGATCATATTGCGAAGAACTGTCTCTTTCTCGACTTTCAAACACTGAGGTGTATCATCATCAGAGTTTAAGAGAATATTCAGATCAGTGTTATACTGAATAAGCAAATGTTCAATCTCATCAAATATATTAACAAACTGCTTGTCATTGTTTGTGTTTTGCATAACCTCTTCAAGATAACCGTTTTCAACCAGCATCTTTGCGTAGTCTTCAGAAATAGTATAAACTGAATTGTATGAGGAAACAACTGTAGAATTCTCTTCGTTTGAACTATTATGCTCTTCGTTATACACACTCTTGTACTCCTTTGTTTTGTCGTTGTACTCAAATGTATCGCCAACCTCCATTACGAAGAAAGGCTTAATAACCTTTAAAATCTTTGTCATATCCATTAAATTTAATTGTTTTACGCCGCCATAACGTAAACTTTTGTAAGAATGGTTGCAAACTGCATAAAAATTTTATATAAATTGCACTTTTCTACCCGATATGCAACTTTTTTAGCTTTTTTACGTTAGGGGGATAGTAGGGGTTAGTCAGACTAAGAACCCTTTCTCTTATATATTCTCTTTAGGAGATCTACTTTAGTAGTACAGCTATTACAGTATGTAAGACTATACAACTATAGTAGAAGCTATATAAGCTTAACAATAATAGTAAGACTAATAAGAATAGTATGGATAAAAAGAAGTGTATAATAGATAGATATAACACAGTATACGGGTTTGACTTATTCGTTATACTTAACCCAGATAAGTCTATAGTAGATAAAAGATTTAGCTTTAGAAATGATGAGTCGTCAATTATGGACGATGAATGGTCAGATTATACGGCTTACACTGTTAGGGGAGCATATGATAAAATAGCAGGAGAAGACTGTGAAATTATAGTAATAAACAAGCTAAAGAACACAAGTGACGATATAAACACATTTGCACATGAGTCATTTCATGCAGCTGTAGACATACTAGAAGCATGCCATATAAAGCTCTCTGAAGATACTAATGAGGTATTCGCATACTTGATTGGATACTTTACAGAATGTGTAAACAAAACAGCAAGTAAAGTATGAACTAGTTTGAGATGAGCGCTGTACTATATTACGCTGATTTCTTATCTCTACAATATCAAAATAAACCTTGTACATAGTAGTGTAAATACTTCTTTGTGCACGGTGTACCAATAAATATAGCATATATTATTGAGCAAGATCCAGTATACGATATAGACAATTAGTGGTTCTAGAAGAGTCTCAAAGAGTATAGTATGCTAAAGCATAAGTTTGGAGAAGACGGTGCTATGAGCTTTATTAAAAACCTATGTAATCTTGGGGTAGCAGGATCTGTAAATGCTACGCAAATGATGAAATACATCCATAGATATGATGATAAATAGGAGCGAGATAAGGCGTTTAGAGCGTTTAAATTCAACAGATCAAAGATGAAATACACGCATTTAACACGTAACGACGATGGTGAAATTATAGAGGAAAAGTGCACAAAATACATAGCCCATGCTGAGCAAAATAGCAAAAGATAAAGACTTTTTAAGAGCTGCTGAAATAATAGAAAGAGCCGAGAAAAACGGAAGAAGATTAGGGTTTTATGAACCAGACAATGATGAATCCATTTGATATAATAACTATATTTTTAATCATCCCAATAATAGCTGTTACAGCTGGGTGGGTAATACTTAAAGGAACAAATAGTAATGGGAAAAATTAGTAAAAATAGTAATCTGTACGACAAAGATGGAAAGTTCTTACATAAGCCAGGAAAATATACAATTGAAGAACTTGAGGAGCTTATAGACACACTTGACAAAAACTCTAGAGAGTTTGCGAGTGCCACAGCAATCCTTATGCACATGTATGCGCAAAAAGGTAATCCTCATAAGGACGAACTTGTGCAAAAGCTTATTGAGCAGTCTAAAACAAAGACTACCAAAGCTGAAGTTATAAATGCTTTAAAAGATGTAAACGTTACGGAGTCTAACGACTCCTCCAAAGATATAAAAGATGAAGAAACAAGAAAAGATGGATCCAGGATAGAGGGATGCGTATCAGACATTATTGAAGGAACTAGAGAACCTGGGAGAGGAAGCGGCGCCAACGAGACAGATATTACAATTAGCGCTGCAGCTTGATGAAAAAGGAGAATTCTACAAATTTATAGAAGTATTCGGGGATAGTAGAATAGATGATAAAGATGTTCTCGGATTGTCCCGAAACAACTAAAATGTTATTGGATATTATATATGGAGACGAAGGAATTAGACTTAGTTCAATTGATTAGACAGCTTAGAGATTACGTAATTCTAGACAGAAAAGATTACGAAAAGCTTGTACAGAATAGTAAACCAGCAGAGTGCAACGAGAGTGCGTTAGAAGCTAGAGATGCTCAGATAACACTACTACAGAGACAATTAGCACGTCAGGAAGAGCATACTAGTTATTGGAAAGATAAGTATGAGACATGTCTTAATGAATTAAAGAAAGAGACTACTAGATGGTGGAGATTTTAAAAATAGGAGATTAAAATATGTTAGTAGATATATCTGAGATTAGAAACGAATTAAACGCAGAGGAGAAAGAGATATTTGATAAGGTATGCAAGGCAATGAATGCTAAAAGCGTTACAGTAAGTATGTTAAACTTGGCATTTTGGATAATATTGTTGTACGTATGCTTTACAATTCTACCTTTATGGGCAGCTGTTTCTCTTATCGGAATAAAGCTTGCAATCCCTGTCGTAAAAATCATTAAATACATAACTGTGGCAAAGAGACTGATTAAGGATGACAAGAACATTAATAAGAAGCTATTGTCAATTAGATTAAAGATTGCTAATTTAAAGAAATAACGTGTATGGAGAATGATAGATTTATATTAAACAGAAATAGTGACGTAAAAGTAATATATATCGGCACCGGTCAATTTCAATTAGCTTCTGGAAAATGGGTAGATGCCATACTCTACAAATATCGTGGAGTATATAAAATGATGGAAGCATCTGAGTTTATAAAACTTGCAGAACCAGATAGATCTACTACACTTGATCATGTCGGAGACATTATTGGTCATGGATATGTACCTGGATTCGAAGCAGATAAAACACATATACCTGCACATGAAGTAGAGTGTGAAGATTCTGCACAAGATGATTCTAAATCAACTGACGAATACTTCTAGAAAATAGTAAAATTAAAAGCTGAAAACAAATGAAGTACGAATACAAGGGTAATGTCTACAATTATGTAGGAGTAGGAAAGTTTAAAGACTCTACTGGTAAGTGGATTGATGCCATAATATATGAGTGCGACAACCATATATACATGAGGGAAATAACAGACTTTATAGATAAGTTTAAGAAGGTTGTATCTTGAATAAAATGACAAAGATTCCAACAGAGCAAAATAAGCATCTTCCATACGTAATAAATAAAGAGTATGGAATAACTCTATTCTTAATGTTTAATAGAGAATTCATGAATGATGTATATAGAACATTTCGTATTATTAGCCGGGGCTTATAACCTCGGCTTTTTTTATTTTATAAAATTTTTTATTTTTTAAAACTGTTGTGTGTGTATAAAGACGAGAAACAGTGTAATAGTGCTCCCCCTCCCAAGTACGCGATCCGGGATACCCCCGTCAAAGATTCTGAGCACCTAATAAATCATCTACACCTTTCAAACGATATTAACATTTAAAACATAATCAATATGAATAGAACTCTTTGCACAATTATCGCAGTGTCTATCATTGCGTTTGTTATCATTCTTGATGTATTTATCATTACATCATATTCTCCAACAATGCTCCTCACTATGGGTGATCGAATTCTCTTTTGTGCTATATGGAGTTCATTATTGGGATGTATGGCATACTGCGTGTGGGACTGCAGGGCTTTATAAGCCTTGCTCCCATTTAGCCAAGCATCTAAGAAACACATTCTTCATACAGATGATAATATTAATAACAATTTAAACATATACAATTATGAAGACAAAGACTGTTTATCGCTGCTCTATTAAGCAGGGGAAGAATTATTGGGTAGCAAGCCCACAGTATGCAAGTATGGAAGATATGATGGCAGTTATGATGCCTTGGATAGCAGCAAATAAAAACTGCACAGTTCACTTCTTCCAAGAGCAAGTTATTATCCCAGAGACTAATGGTCAGGCTTAATGCCTGGCTCTTAGCCTCTTAGCAGCTAATAAATAAGTTCTCTATACAGATGATATTAACATTTAAACATTTATAATTATGAAAGAGTTTTTAGTTATCAAGAATTACAAGGTTATGAGTCCAGTAGTTGATGCATCATTTGATGATGAGGACAAGGCAAGACAGTATGCTGATTTGTGCAAATTGCGCGATGGAGGAGAATACTGTGTTGCTAAGCTTATCTAAGTAACAGGGGGGCGGTGTAATGCCGCTCTCTTATCGTTTAATCAATAAATGTACAATTATGAAGAAGATTATCATTACAACAGTGTGTGTTATTATTGCGTTTATCGCAGGTGTATTAACAGGCTATCACGGATGTGAGTCTAAGTATCGTCTCATTAAGGCTAATGCTAACACAATACCTTACAAGATTGAGGTTATTGACGCACAGCGTGCTGCACTTGATGCAGCAGACCAGGTTATGGAAGAGCACGAGCTCTTTGATACAGATGGTGGCGATAATATGGCTAACTATCTACATAAGTCAGCTATTGTGGATAGCTTGTATAATCTAGAGAACTAGGGCTTATGCTCTAGCCTCTCTAAACAACTAAGAAATAAATTCTTCTTCCATTCGAGAGAGATAGTAGAGAATACTATGAACTACAGATATTGTGGTCATATGACTCGGGCTATCTCTCGATTAATCTTATAATTGCTCTCTAAGGCACGATCTCAGTACACGCTGGGTAATTATACCAGAACAATGAGAAAGTGTCTCCTAGGTGCCTTAAAATACGTGTACGAGCATCTCACTCCCTTCCTTGAACACTCTTGGTACGTGTTACATTCTCCATTAGCAACTAATAAACATCTGCCCCTAACTAACGATAATCAATATTAACAATTAAATAATTAGCGCATATGAAAATGAATAAGATTAAAGTTGCAAAAGCTACCATAAATGGTACAGAGTCATTATTTCTCATCACGCTTGCTCCAGATGGCAAGAAAGTATGTATGACAATGGCTGGGTTGGACGACGATGGTATGACAGAAGTTATCGTGGCAGACGATGGATTTATTGTCAGCAAGGACGAAGTAGGCTATGAGGATCACGAGGAGGAATACAAAGAAATGTTTGATAAGTAGGAGTTAGGGGAGAATTGCATCTCTCCCCAACTTCACATTCTTGCTTAGCAACTAATAAACAAATTCTCCTTAAAGACGAGATTAAACAAATTATATTGTTTAGTAAGGTATAGAGTGGTGAAACAGTCTCAATCGCACTCTATTCTTACACGCATCTTCTTCTCTAGAAATGCATTTCTCTTAATATATAGCGTAAGAGACAAAAAGTATAAACCCAAAAACTGCAGTTATGAATACAATTATTCCAGGCGCACAGATTGGCGCATTTAAGACAATCTCCTTATCTATTGGTCAGGCTAAGAAGGCTAACAGAGACGGCAAAATTAGTAAGTTCTTAGTAATTGGTATGAAGAACAAGAAGTCTCTCTTGGGCAAAAAACAGAACGTCATCTTGTTTGACGATGATCTCAGCCCTGAGATATTCGCTGTTCTTCAGAAGTATGCTACACCATCAACCGATCCTAATCATCAGGGAGGATTTGATGTCAATCTTGCAAGCTTCAAAACTGGACCAGAATTTGCTCAGGATCCAGATACTTGGGGTCAGTTGCTCGAATTCCCTGGTGGATGCTTTGAAGAGTATGAGTTCGCTAAAGGACCGTGCTATGCTAATCAGATTGATGGTAGTCCAACACTGGATGGTAACAATCAGAAGGTAATCCGCAGCAGTATCTCAGTCTTTGTACAGATTGATTTTATCGATGCTAACGGAGTTACTCACTACATTGAGCCATACAGCAAGAATGCACAGGGTGCTCGTATGGAACAGCGCTTCTTCCGCAATCCTGTTGAAGGAACAGCTACACAGCAACCTGCATTCGACCCAACATCGCTTATGGGAGGTGGTCAGCAGCCAACTGCACAGCAACAGCAAGCTCAGCAACCAGCTCCACAACAGCCTGGTATGGCAGCATCGCCAGTTCCTCCAGCTCCAGGTATGCAGGCTCCTGGAACTCAAGCTCCAGGTGCACCAACAGGTACTCCGTTCTAAACACATTGTCTCCTTAGGGAGACTTTGTGCTTGGGAAGGGTGGAGCGAAATTGATATAGTACACGTTAAATATAATCAATATGGATAAATTCTATTTAGTAGCTATTATGCTGTTTGCTATGCAGCATTATATGATTGGTTGCTCAGTTGTTGATGTAATCGATGTAATCGATCGTGAACGTAGAGGTATGTCGCGTGTTGAATATCTTGAGCTGTGTTTCTTAAACGCTCTAGATGAACATATTTCGCGAAATGTATCATTCGGAGTATATGATAAGTACTTCGATAATCTGCAGTTCTTAGAGAGAATATGGCCAGTATACCCTTTAATTTGGAAAGACAAATAAAGACGTGTAACAATTAAAACATAATCAATACGAGTACTTTTAAATTTGACATTATGCTCAATGGGAGATTCGTATGCACATTAAGATATAAATATTGTGCATTATTTCCTATTAACTTCGAAGATTTAAAGGAGTTTATTCTTAGTAAGAGACCTTCTCTGAAAGGAAAAGACTATAGAATCGCAGTTTAATAAAAGGTTCCATATAAATGTAAATGTCAGTTTTTTAGTGGATGAAGGTTGTAGTTGTTAAGTGTAACAACAATAAGTTTAGCGCATACCATGGTCTGTGAAGATAGTGGTATGTTTATTTTGCAAGACAAATAAAAACAAAATATGCACACCTAAGCAAGTGTCTAAACTGCCAGTGTAAGTAGTATGCCTTACATAGCTGAACACAAGCAGCGAGTCTTGTGTATTAGACGTTGGAGAGACAACTGACAACTTGGAAAGACAAGTATAACAAGTTACCGTACCACAGTCGGAAGTAATACAGAATAAAATGGAAACGCTGTTCTTGTTATTTACTTGTTGATTAGATAGTTTAAATCAACTGTGCTTCATAGGTGGCGATTATCCGAGCACATAAATATATAGTGATATAATCGTACAGCTAACCATTAGCGATTTATAAAGTGGTGACAACTTGAAAGAAAGCGACAATCTGGAAAGACAGGTAATTTAAACTCAGCTAGGGAGAGTAGTGAGCATTACGTAATACTACGTATTACTCCAATAAAATCGTCACCGATGAGACCTAGACGAAACTACACATATTGCATCATAGTGTAGTCTGATTTTCATTACTCAAAGCGCAATTAATATACCTCATAATACAACGATCTGTGAAGATAGTTGTATTAAACCGTTATCTCATGCGGTATATAAACTAGGATGACGGAGCGCCTACGCTAACGTGATAAATCGTAGGCAGTAATGTGGCGTTCATGGTCCCAAGCCCATGACTGCAACACGTGCTTATGGTACTTGCAAAGCTATAAGATGTCGATTGTAGGACACAGAGGGATAACCTAGGTATGGGTTTACATGTAAAACTGAGAGTTATTTAACGCGGCCGAATTGTATACAGGTGAATCCAAAGTGCGACTTAACTTTCTATGACAGTCTGGAGAGACAGATAGTGGTGATAATGCATACATTTAAAATGTACGGGCATTCTAGTGAACATTTAGGTGAGTCACAAGATTCGAGTCCAGTCACCACTCTAAACCGATTTTCTTACATCATCTTTTACTAAGTGACGTAGGTTTTATTCAGATGCTCAACGTGCCGGTCTGTGAAGATAGGCACGTTTTTATTATGTATATTAATCAATAATTATATATATGAAACAAGAACATAAATTAGTTATTACCGTAAGTAAAAAAGAATTAATCAAAAAGCTTGTTCTCCTTGCAAAACTTGTAGATATGTATACAAGTGTTGATAGAGAAAATAGATCTTTAGTATTGTCAACAGCACTAGATAAAGAGGACCGCAACTTGGATTCTGTTATCCTGTTGAATAAAGAGATCGCCGACGAAGATTCGCTTGGTTGGGATTTCATTAAAGATGAAAAACTTGATGATATTGAACTTATAGTAAAATAATTATGGACAAAAACAAAATTCATGGTTTTATGGACAACCTTAATCTCCTATTAGTAGGAGCTGTATTAGGTTGTTTTGTGGGTGCCTGCTTTGCATCGAATTACCATACAGGTAAGAGCAAGAAAGCAGAGAAAAAGATAGAAGCGTATGAACGATACTATACATGTGTCGAAACATTGCTTGACTCTCTCGATGGAACACATAATCTTGATCTTATGGATACAGATCTTGCAACAGATTATGGTACTGATTATTTGAATGCAAAATCTAAAGTTGACAAATTAACTGCAGAATAATATGGTGAAATATGAAATTACCAACGACATCTGGTACTCATAAGAGTTATAAACCAGGACAGTTAATTACAATTTGTAAAAATGTATTTAGAATTGTAAAAAATAGATCTAGTTTTACAGATTGTTATATGTGCGATTTAGGTTTTCATGAACAAAAAGACTGGTGTAAGTATTGTCTTCATAACTTACATTGGTGTTATTTTAAATTAATTAAAAAACATAAGGGTTGAGTTGCATCAACCCTAAGTGTTTAATGTAGCCGTAGGGAGTCCAAAGCCTCCAAAGGGAAACCGAATTACAGATGGAACACAAAACTCAAGTATAGGTGAGAAGTAGTCCTGTACAAGTAAATAATGTTTAAATTATCAAAATTATGAACATTTTAGAGAAATTGGTGGGTAATGATTACCCAAAGTTTGAAACAGCTATTTTTGCTGATGGTGCTACAACAATTGTGACAGTGTCTTGCATACTGTCTCCTAACCACGTTGATCTTGACTCTCCAAGTTACATAGAGACCAAGTTCAAGAAGCATATTCCAATTCTCAATGAGATTGGAGTTACGAAGAACCAGGAGACTGGTGAGCAGTCTATCAACGTAACAGTTGAAGTAGCTGGAAAGTTCAATGGTATCACTCATCTGGACCATCTTGTAGGTATTGCTGCTGCTATCAGTAGCATTGCGGAAGAAAAGCTCAGTGAGCCTGAGGCTATCAAGAACATCGGAATGGATTGCAAACCATTTATTCATGTAGATGATGAGTCAGAAGAAGCACAAGCAGACGCATAACCAAGCAATTAAGATACAGTCGGCAAAGGGGAAACCTGATGCCGAGTATCTTAACTACAAGGTAGTTGCTAAGGAGGGAGGATCTACAATGATCCTCTCTTCTGGGTTAAGTAAGGTCAATGCTAAGTCTCTTGAGAAAACTTTGAGCAGTTATATTAATAACAAGCATTCAAATGTTCCAGGAGCTGGCAAGACAAGTGTTAAATTCTTAACGATTCATTAAACTTATGTTGAATGTTACTATCAAGAACGATGGAAAGATCAAGATTCAGACAGAATGCTCTGGTGTAAAAGAGATGAGACATAATGTTAATTTATTGTTAGCATTAGTATCATCTATGGAGATGGAAGAGAAAGCCAACAAAGGGCCTGTACGAACTACTTATTATTTATACTTGAATAAAGTAGAAAATAATAATAAATTGCGTACGGCAAGAGAGTTATCAGCACAGCTTAATATTTCTTTGGAAAATGCAAAAACTATTATGGATTCATGTGTTGACGGTAAAGAGGTAATATTATCTCAGTCTTTTGACGAATCTTACATTAACAATATGAAGGCAGCTCTCGAATCTGTAGGATGTATTTGTGAAATTACTAAAGGATGATAAAAATGGCTGTAAGATTATACGAAAAGCCGGACAAACACAATCCTGGCCCATTGATAGCGATTGTCATTATAGTAATGTTATTACTCATGACATCGAAGTGTCATGCGCAGCAAAAAGCAGCGATCGACACTATGGTTTGTAAGGTTGAATGTATTAAGCAAATAGTACAACAACCTAGTTCTAACGGTAAAACCGTTAAGTATCTGGCTGCATATATTGATAAATCAGCAGGATTCTCAGAGGTTATTCCAATCTCAAAGAGTGTTGTTGATTATATTAATACGTGCAAGCAATTCTCGATCAAGCCGACACTTGGTATTAGACTGAGAAATGGTGTAATTACGTCTATTGTTCGTTATAAAATTAAATTTGTACGCAAATGAAATTTCAGAAGAATGATGTAGTTCGCCGAGTTCTACCAAGTGGAACAATGGTGGGTGGTTTGATGGTTGTAATCACTGGAGTTGGTGGTAAATGCACAGCTGTTAGAGATGTATCAACTGGGAAATGTTGTATATATAAGTCAAGCAGTCTGGAAAAGCTAGAAACTACAAAAATTATGGTTGGGGAAAGTGATATGAATAAAATTGACGCTATGAAAGGAGTTGGTTCGTTTTATCACGAAGTATCCTATGTGTATGATAAATTATACGCAAATCCTACAAAATTTGTATGTTTTATTCTAGCTAAGAATGGAGAAACTGTACATAGAACATTTCATCTTGGAGAAGTATCTAGAGTACTACGAAAAGTTGGCGAAACCGTTAAAGGTTATCAAATCGTTCCAGTTAAAAAGCCAATGTATAAACTACAATTGATTGGTGAACTATGAGTAAAAAGCTTAGTCCTGGCAGAATCTACAAAATAAATGGCATTATTGTTAGGGCTAAACGTCAATACAATTGCAAGGGATGTGTATTTAATAATCCTTTTTCTTGTCCAAGAATAAATGATTCAAAGGATTTGGATAGCAAAGAGTCACCATCTTGCATTGAAGACGGAATAATTTTTATTAGTCCTTAATTATGGCAAAACGTAGAAAGAATGGACAAATGTCCGAATCTGAACTTGAGTTGCGTCGCTTTCACAGCGATGTAAGAAAGCTCAAGAAAGTATGCAGAGATAATAATATCGAGTTGTTAGAGTTTGATAAAGCTCTTAATGATGATGTATGTATATTGTCTCAAAGTGAATATGAAATTGGGTGTACAAAAGAATATCTTAGCAATAGTCTAGAATGTTATTTTGTGCATGATCTCAATTTTAGTAGAACTCAACAACTATTAGACCATGAGTAGATTAGTATATTTAGGTGGAAGCTTATTGATTATGTTAGCTTCATTTTATCCACTACTTAGCCTTATAAAGGCATTAGGTAATGTGCGTGAGATAAGTACACTTGCTATTGGTCTTATAATAATATGGTTGGTAGTTGCTTTGATTTTTGGCCTTCTATTATTCTACTTTACGTGGAATGATATAATAGAAGAGGAGGAGGAAAAATATATTTAGTTGCATTTCAAGGGGGCAGTTTATACTGTCCCCGAGATTTATTAGGTTAAAGGCCTACATAGCAGTTCAAGTCTGCATAAAATCACAAATCGTATAAGTGAAGTATAGGTATGGAGAACCCATACTTGATAGTGAATCAAATTCTAGCAAAGCGAAATGACCTTATAACACTATTGCAAAGTGTAAAGGAAATAGTAACTTGTAAGACTTTAAGGCGTGAAGCTGTGACTGATTAGCTCTTGCAGATGACTTGCTATACGATAATTTGGACTTGTAGCTCAGCAGGTTAGAGCAACAGACTCATAATCTGGAGGTCCTAGGTTCAAACCCTAGCTGGTCCACAAGAAGGAAGAGGTGGGCGGCGTTCCTGGTAACCGCTATAGGTGGGCATACTTAAACGAATACTAGGTGTATGCGTGTATTCCTTCTTTTGATACATTAGCTCAGTTGGAAGAGCAATAGATTTTTAATCTATGGGTCATGGGTTCGAGTCCCATATGTATCACAATAGATGATTCCGTGAATCTTTAAAACCCGGATAGTTAACATTTGTTAAATCTCTAATAAATTATCAAAATGAAGAGATTATTTGAAAAGCTTAGCATGTGCTTAACCATGCTTATTGTAGCTTTCGCAGTGTCATCATGTGACTATGTGAAGCAAACAAAGAGCGAAATCAGACACGATGATTCGCTCATGGTATCAAAGATGATGCAGGAAATCGACAATCCTACATTCGCCGACTATTCTGATGCGTTGACATATCAGAAGACAGAAGGCCAGTGGAGACATCAGGATTCTGTGTTCTTCAGCATACCTGAAAAGGTTATGCGTGACGTTGTATCGGTACTAGAGAAATCTGGGGAACCAATAACTAAGGGAAGTATATCCCATGAGTTTGAGGTTAACAAGCATGTATATATGAACTTGCCAGACAAATCAGACCAATACAATATCTTGACTCCGCCAGACATTCCAAACACGGAAACAATTGATACCATTATTGATGGTAAGCATGTGCAGATTGTGCAGTCCTCCAGTACTAATATAATGTCAAAGGAGGATTAGCTATGAAGCGATACATTATTATCTCTTACGATGGTTCAAATTTGAATCCATCTGAAGTTATGTCAATAGCTTCACAGTTGAAGGTTATTAAACCTGATATTGAGAATGTACACGCATCAACAATGGATGAAAGAGAAGTCAGTTCCATTGTTATCCGCCACGCAGAAAACAAGAATGCTACAGAATTGTCTGTAGTAGAATCTGCGTGCATCTACGCAAAAGAGAAGTTTGGCAAGTTCTTCAACTCAAAAATGAAGTTGTTACTTGCATTGTCCGAGGCTGTAAATGACGAGCCTAACAACGAGTCTCTCACGAGCGCTATCAAGGTTATTTCTTGTGGTGTAAGTAAGAAATTCCGTGACTCTTATGGTATTCCTACCGATGTTATTTGTGTATTCAAAATGGTTCAAGATAATATGTAACTATGTGTAGAACACAACGTAATACTAAGAAAGTGTATCGTCAACGCCACGCAGAAGCTAAAGCAAAGGCTTATAAGCGTGACAAGTTTCAGAACAAATTAAATCCTCTCGATTATGTGGAAGATTCCAGTGTATACGACTAAGAAGGTAAAGGGTAAGATTGTCAAAACATTGGCATTCGAATCCAAATACCCTGATGTGAGTCAAGCTAAAAAAGCTAGATTCGCACTCATTCATTTGGCTAACTGTGCCCACAAGGCTCCATGTGATATCACCGTTAATAGTAACGGTGCGGTATTAATTAAGAATCCATCATGGAGTGTGGGTGAAGTAACATGTGTTAATTAATTTTATTTACAAACATTTTAAATCATTATCAAAATGGCAAAAGCAGAAACAAAAGGTGCTGCTAAAGAGCAGCAGAATGCGTCAGTAGACAACGTTGTAGAGAAGTTGGTTAAGGGTAACCTCGTAACCGACATCGCAGACAAGGCGGCAGAAGAGATCCGCCAGGATGAGGAGAAGCGTAAGATCTCTCAGGTAAAAGAGATCGTTAAGTGTGCTGACTATCTCCGTATTAAGGAGCTTCTCAATGTCCGTAAGGACCGTGCGAAGGCAAAGATCACCCTCGATATTCTGAAGAAGCGCACAGAGCTGTTGGCCCGTCTTCTGGGCAAGGACGAGAATGGTACCGTCGTTCCTGACGACCAGAAGATTACGCCAAATCAGTTCCGTGACCTGTCTCAGAAGATCGATGAGGATCAGCGTAAGCAGATGACCGAGCTGAACCAGGAGTACGAGAAGCACGACCGTGAGTTGCGCGACAAGTATCCTAACAGCTGGTATTATGCCAACTATCAGTTCGATCGTTTTTAATTCTTCTTCTAGTACAAGTATCTTCGTATCACGTACACAGATTCTGAAGTACTGTAGTGGGTCCTGAGGGACGGGGCAGCGAAGGAATCTCAGAATGAATTAACATTCTCATCAAGTATCTTCGTATCACGATGAGAAGAAGAGATGTGAACCCACACAGTAAATTGGGACAGTAGATCAAACAATATGTTTTGTGCGTATCTTTGTATCGGGGAGATTTGATTGCTCTGAGAAAGTTAATTGAACCCTGCAAGATGTATCAAAAATGCTGAATATAGCCCTCTAAGTATCTTCGTATCATGAGGATTCCTATATATTTTCAACCATGTTCTAATGCGTTCTGAGGCGTTGTAGGAGATAAGTGGAGTAATTAACCACGATGCTGCCGAAAGCGCCTTAGAACGACTCTAAAGTGGTTTAAATCAAATGTTCTGACTGATCATCAGGACATTTACAAAACAAATGTACAGTGTGTATGAAATAATCTGTTTGGACAGGGGTTCGACTCCCCTCACGTCCACACCCTCCCGCAGAGAGTGTTCAATCTGAACAACAACCTGGACATGTTGTAAAACTGTCTATGCTTTATGTGTTCACTATGTGATATGGCACATTTTCGTTCGCGAAAACGTGGCAACCTAGGCATGTTGTAAAACTGCCTACACGGGCGTGTTTGGTTTTGACAGACAGAGGAGATAAATACATTAAGCACTATACTATAAATTAAACGGCAATGTAAATAACATTGTAGACTATACTTGCGTAGCGTAAGTTTAGTCTAGGTGCTTCCTACCTAAGTGGAGGGCGATTGAAGGAATCTAACAGGGGTTCGATTCCCCTGCGCTCGCAAATTTAGTTATGACAAAGGGATACAAAGCGATGATAAAGGACAGGTGTCCTTATGTTGTCGACCTCGCGTTCAAATGGTGTACAGAGTTTGGTAGATTATCAAATATTGGTAAGAAGCCACACGAAAGAATTAAGTATGCTGTTAAAACGCGATGGATAGACCGTGTATATCAAGAGAATATAGCAATCTACAACACTGGAAAAGGGAGACCTAGAACAGATGAGAAGAATGCGTCAATAAGAAAAGCTCTTGGAATTCACGAGGGGTCTCAGAACTTTAATTTTGCAGACTCTATAAACTTAGAATGTATTAACAAGACTTTCAATGCTGGAGAATATGCATTTTGGGTATGGGTTAATAGTTGGGTAGTATGGTTCCAAAATAACTATAAATTCCTAGAAAACTATTACAAAATATCGTGCAAATGTGGCAATATGGCACTATTTGATAATTTCTTATCAGAAAAGGCTAGCTTTCTAGATGAATATCTTGAAGATTTTTCTAAGTTTATTAAGAAAACATTTAATTAAACAAAATAAAAAATGGAGTATTTCCCTAAAATGCTAATTTACAGAGCTAGTCTGTTAGGCTATGAAGATGAAAGTATAGAAAATGTGATTAACTGGTTCCACAACGGACTTAAAAAAGGTTTCGTTTATGAACCACACATATTTTGTGCTGGAGATAGCCTAGACGAAAATTGTTTGTACGAATATGCGTGTAATGAGAGCTTGCGTAGAGTTGGAGACTGGATTATGAAAGCCATAATCTTCGGTGATACGAAAAAACTCAAAACGCTTACAACTCGTATGCGTATCGGTTCAGGACTACTTGAAAAAGTAGAAATGAAGACCGGCGGAAAGGATTTGAAATTGATTCTTTTCAACAATTTCGTCAACAATGTTTGGTCATTGTATCGTCAAAAGATGGTATATGACCTTCCGTTTTATCAGGGGTAGGGTGAGAGAGATCTCCCCTACTCCACAATATGGAGTATCAGCGTATCACTCAATCTGAGATTGAGACCATAAAAGAAGCTCAGAAGGGAAATGAGCTTGCGTTTAATAAATTGTTTAACCGTTATAAAGAGTTCGTTGACAACGTGCTCTTTCATTACGTGAATGACATGGATGAAGCTAAAGATCTTACAAATGTTGTATTTCTTAAGGTTCACCAGAAACTCTCGACATTCACAGATTATTCGTCTTTTGGCGGATGGCTGAGAATTATAGCTAATAGAACAGCTATAGATTATTTGCGAAAGATAAAGGAAAAATCTATGGAATTAGGAGAAGATATGGGCCGACTACCTGTAGAATTAACTAGTTCTTCGGAAGAAGAAGATCTTGTCAATCTTCTTGAACATGAATTTCTTTTAAAGGAGTTTGAAAAGCTCCCTAAAAAGACACAGAAGATTTTTAATTTGTTTTACGTAGAGGATCTATCAGTTGATGAAATTAGCAAAGTGCTAAAAACTCCTACAGGCACTATAAAAGCAGCGTTAAGTCGCACTCGTAGGAAAATTAAAAATAATTTAAAAGTTTAACAAAATGACTTCACTTTTATTATTGATTCTCTCAATTTTTATCGCTCTTGGTTTCGCAAGATACAATAAGAGCAACAAGTTGTTCTGGATCATTCTTGTGAGTCTCTTGCTTGGTTTTACTGGTAAGAGCATGGTCAACAGTGCCTTTGTTGACCATAAAAGTGAAGCCAGCACAGTTAAATCTTCTGCAACTCCCATGCTGGCACCGACGTGCTCACTTCAGGCTTTGGAACCCTCAGAGGGCGCTGGTACATGTGATGAGACAAAACCAGCAGGTAAGGATACAGTTGTAGCAGATACTGTCGCTGCGCTTAACTTGGGTGAAGATGGGCATATTAAAGTGCTCACTAAGCCTCCACAAGATTGGTTAAAAACGAACTTTATATTCGACACAAGTTGAATCTAAGTTAGTTGCCCAGAAAAGTATTAATTAAATTTATTTACAAACATTTTTAAAACATTATCAAAATGGCTAATAAAAAGAACAAGGGTAACGTTAAGGTTGCCCAGAATAACAACAATGGTGATAACGGTGTAAATGCAGCTGTTGAGGCTGCAGCTATGCTCACAACAACAGGTGGGTCAAGCATGGACCGTAACCACCAGGTAGACTTGTTGAAGATGGCTCATGAGCGTTTCTTCTTGGATGAGAACGCTGCAGAGCATACTGGTATCCCGCAGGGAGCCATCGACAAGATCAATCATATTAATGCTCTTGGCATTGCTGTATGCATGTGCAATGAGGTTAAGTATGGTTCTAGTGACTTTGCGTTAGTAATTCGCAAGTCTGCGCTCCCAGAGCTTAAGGAAGCTCTTAAAGAGATTGGTGTAAACTTTGACGAGGCTAAGCTCTTGCCTTCGGCCAAAGACGCTGAAGCAGTTGAGGTTACAGGTGCAGCTGTACAGGTTTCAGAAGAAACTTCTAAGAAGCTTGAGGAGGATGCTCAGGCCCGTGCTGCCACAGCAGGCAAGGTCTTTGATCCTACGAAGATTAAGGACGAGGAAGAGCTTAAGGAGGCGTTGTCTGGTTTCCTGGCTATGAATCGTGATTCTAAGCTTATGGACAGTATCATGCAGTGCGTGAACTTCTATAAGGCATATCGCTCTATTGAAGCTAAGCGTGCTATTGAGTCTGCTGAGAAGACACTCAAGGACACCAAGGACAAGAAGTATAAGGAGAACGCTGAGAAGGCTCTTGCTTCTGCGAAGAGCAATCTTGATCGTGTCAACAACATGAGCTTCCATGACGTGTTTCGTGAGGTTGCTAGCCTTACAGGTCGTGTCGGAACTCTCACTTATGGAATTGGCGCTCACCTCTTCAATGTTACCGCTACGTCAGGATCTCCTGTATCTGCGTTCTGTGAGCTTCTTGACCATTCTACAGACAAGAACACCGGTGTATGCAAGTATACCGATAATCAGATTGCAGACGCTGTAAGATGTCTTGTTCTTATCAGCGCTGATGAGGTTCGCTCTAAGGGCAAGATTCTGATTGAGGAAGAGAACAAACTTCCTGAGAAGGAGCGTGTTCAGGCGCACATCGATACAGCTAACAAGAACATCGCATTTGCTGATAAGGCTACTGCAGCAGTTCTTGCAGCTCCAGGTGAGTTTGTTGAAAACCTGAAGAAGAACTTCTTGGATGGTAATAGCTTCGCTAAGAAGACTGTTATCTCTATCAAGCGTGCATACTACCGCGATGTAGTTCCAGAGATGATGGCTAAGGTTAAGTCTGATTCTATGCTGGATAACGCTACTCAGTATGCAGGTATCATCTCTAATCTGTTCCGTAACCCTTCTGATCCGCTCGTAGGTTATGCTAAGGAGAATATTATCGACTTGGCATTTAAGACCGACGAAGAGATCAAGGCCGAGGAAGAGGCTGTTGCCAAGGCTGCTAAGGAAGCAGCTGATAAGAAGGCAGTAGAGAACAAGAAGAAGGAAGCCAAGGGTAAGGCTAAGGCTCAGGTAAAAAAATAATACGGCCAATTAAGAAAGCTGGTTCACAACTAGTTGGTCGCGTTAGAAGAGCCTTTGATATCCAATGGCAAAGTGAACGCAAATAATTTAACTATCAAAGTATGAAAAAATTAGTAACAACGTTGCTAGGTGCAGCATTTCTTGCGATCGGCATGAATATTGCAGATCTTAAGAATGTGCCCCTTCCGACGACAGTGCAAACAGTAGCAGCATCTACTGTATCGCAACCAATGGACCATTTGTTTGGTCAGATGAATCGTGCTAATCCTGATACAGTGCATGATACCGTTAAGGTAAAAGTGCCTGTACCTTGTAACCATAAACAGTTGCCTGCAAAGACAATTGTTAAACGCACCGTAATTAAGAAGACAGATACGTCGTATGTACCACTTCTGTATATTATGGAACCTGGAGAAAAGGTCGACTCCACTAATCACAACTCTGCCATTCGTAAGGGAGAGCTCCGTGATTATATCCAAATCGCCTCCAATGTACATAAGTAAACATAAGAACCCTATGTACTATAATTGGGTAAGTACATATAGTAGATCCCATTAGTCTACGTACTATTCTGGAATATCCCTCGCGAAGGAACTAGAAGAAAAACTCAATCAAATTAAACTGGATCCGAGAATATGTTAACCCTGTCTTGCAGGGCGAGATCACTCAAAAGGTAGGATGAAATGTATCAAACATTGAAACAGTTTGATATAGGTAGGAGTAGCGTTGTATCAACTCCTAAAGATTACACAGCTGGACTTGTGAGAACCGTCTGGAGACAAGCTGGATGAGGCTGTGTAATCTAAAAACGCATAAGTCCCAAGAAGGGCATAATGAACCGTATCGGAATTGTATGTGATAATACTAAGCATACACGAACGTTACACGAGATGAACTATATTGGTCCCCAGTAGGTGAACAGAATTGCATACATGGTATGGTGCATGGTGCTGGAAGAACCGAGGATATCCCAAACAATATAGAAGTATTATTAAGCCGTAGGTAGTGTTTCTAGTGTCCAAAGCTAGTATAAAGGCCGAAAAACTACATCAATACTGTGGGAGTAATACCACACAGAGTAAACTAAATGAGTTTGCTGACTATACCAAAACCTTACTGTTCGATTCAGTACAACTCCGTTGAAGGGGTGCCAGGGATGGGGTAGAAGTGTCTGATTGTGACCGCTAGGCTTTTCTTGTTTATGCGGTATATAAAAGTAAAACAAGCACAAGGGTTGGGCAGTCCCTTAATCGAAGCTCCACTGGAGTATCGTACGCGGGTGAAGATCGCGGTGAAAATCTATTCCAGTTGTAATTAGGATGTTAGGCAATCCAAACTTACAGCCAATTTCCATGAAAATTAAATCATTCATGAGACTATGATCGATGACTCCGTTACAGTCAAAGAAAATTGATGGAAAGCTATCCTAGAATAAGAAATAGCAAAATAGGTAGAAAGTTGATTCGAGATATATCCAGCCAGGATCGTTTGACCTCCACTTTCATCCAAAACAATTTAGACCAATAGTTTATTTGTATTATGATATGCAATATTATATAGTCTCTACAGAGTAGTAAGCTGGTATATTATATATGCGTATATTGTATACAAGAGATATAGACTATGAAAATCTAGAAAGTTTAAAAGATAACATGTTTAACAAAAAAAATTGATGTCCCTTTATAGAGTGTATCTTACGTTGTAAGTAAGGACTTGAGGTAAAGAAATCGAGTGCCAACCGATATGCCAACCATGCTAAAGTATACTGCGCAACAGTATATGTAAACACAAAGGTTCGAAGCAATACAGGAAATTGATGGGCAGCTTATATTCTATGTTGTAAAACGACTGTGTATATTATATGTGTATACTGTCTCTATACATGTATATTACGTTTATAAGTGGGTGACAAGATGAAATGTATGGGTTGAATTCCCAATATTCGTGCACTATAAATAGGAGGTAGTAATACCGGTACAGAAAAATTGCAAACATCAGCAAAGATGTAAAAAGCCGTAAAGTCTGTGATGGGTTTGATCCTGAGACATTCCGATAACCAACCGCTGTGTACATGCCACAAGCCGAGTACAGCAGTAAGGAGACCTAGCTGACAGTCGCTTTTAAGTTAGCAGTAGAGATCATCTGCTTTAATAACAATCGTGTAGGAATATCTTGTAAGTATAGTAAGGGAAATACGACCGAGATTCTACATATTTTCGTGGGTTATAAGAATTCTAAGATTCTATGAGTGTTAGTTGCTCTGCAAAATTTCACCAACGAAGATTAGAATAGTTAAGTTAGAAAAAAACGTGAACAAAATAGCAGAAAATAGTTCAGCATTTGATTATGCAAAGAAAGCATTAAAAGCTTTAGACGATGGGCCTGGATAATCCAGTAAATGTTAATTACGTCATACGTACGTAATTCCTGCTACAAGTCTACTACCCTATTGTTGTAGTAGAAATAGTGTAGCTAAGTCTATGAAAAACGTCTACAATAGTAGAACTTTCTTTAGAAAACTAAGTAAGCAAAGTAGTAACCGAGTATCTTCGTATCAGCGTTGCTTTATTCAATAAACAACGGCAAAGGTGTAGCCAAAATACACCATATTTTAAAAATCATATCGTTAGTTAATCAATAACGATATCAAAAAGGATATGATTATGTCAGAAATTAATGTAAACATCGTGGAAACTACAATTAAGTCAAATCGTACCCCACTGAGCTTGCTCGGTGGCAGAATGTTTGGTCAGGACGTATTTATTCCTCAGACCCGTATGTTCAACCCAGATCATGATAAGGTTTTGGAGCAGGCTAAGCAGGGCTCCAATGTAAACCTTGTCCTCAATCGTTCACCTCGCCGTTTTGCGATCGGCTATATTACGATTGAGTCTATGGCAACCAAGCAGAATGCAATCGGTGATGTCGTTTGCCGTCTCAATGAGGGCACCGAGCACCAGATTGATATCCCTCTCGGCGAGAACAGCACCAAGTTTGGTGAGACCACAGAGGAGGCAGTTCAGAACGCTCTTAAGGATAAGAACTCTAAGGCTGTGTTCTCAGATCCTAAGGATTTGAGTGGCATTCTTAACGATCTTAACCGTGGTGAGATCGCTCGCCTTGAGGCAATTATTGAGCAGGCTAATAAGGCTAAGGCTCAGTGTTTGTCTGCCATTGCAGCAAACGAGAAGATCGTTGCAGACTACGAGCGTCAGAAGGCAGATTCTAAACCAGCTGATAAGATAGCATAAGTTCATGGAGGCTGTTTTAACAGAAAAGAGCGTTAAGCTTATAGCAGTAATGCTCTCAGAACCGAAAATTAAGGCAGCCGTTTATGAAAAGTTGGACCATACAGAGAAGTACAAGATCTATACCATTAACGATGATGGTAGTATTACTCTGGGTTCAACTAGATTCCATTTTTGGAACAAGATAATCGGCTGTGAGCAAACTTTACCATTTGAGAGCTTCGCTCTTAAGGTATGGGATGCACTAGTGAGTCTTTCCACAGGGCTTAACCAAAAAGCCATTATGGAAGGACTATCACAAGAAATTGTGATGAAAGGAGTTAAAGACAAAAACTTTAACTGGGTCGTAGAACGACTGTATGATGTTGCGACAAAAGTATGTCAGAATTCTAGCATTGCTGATGGCGTAGGAGCGGACCCTGCGGGGTCCCGGGTGTCAGGGCCAAGGCTTAACGCTCAGCAAGAGTATCCTGATAAAATTGTTATCAATATCAACGGACGTAAAGAAGTTTTGCAGGTTAAAGACTGCATTGGTAAACCAATGATTGAGTTGGAGTATGGAATTGTAAACGCTAAACGAGTAATGCCATAAACAGAAACATTCCTGCGGGAATGGTGTACGATCTGTGCGCAGAAGAGTACACATTCATGCATGACGTTACCGTTATTGTTTGCAAGAAAATACAATAACAATATTATTAGTTTATATTAAAGGGCATCCTTAAAAGTTCTCTGCGGAGAATAGGTAATCCACCCTGCGGGGTAGGGTTACCAATGGATACCCCTTTATCCTTTATTACAGCAATATGTAGTATAGGAGCTAGGTAAATGGCTGATTCAAGTAAATTGTTTAATTTTAATCAAACTATATGAATAAGAAATCAATTAAATTGAACTCAGCAAACATTATTACAATTCGCAAGAACATTGATATTACCATCAATAAGTATTGGCGAATCATTCGAGCAGAGAACCTGATGTCTAAGAAGGCAATTGCAGCAAAGCAGGGTTCTGGCTTAGATCTCAAGAGCTTGTATAATCAGATTATGCAGCTTAGTGAGAAGCGTATTATGATTAAGGGTATTTTGGTAGCTCTTAATACAGGTACTACTACATTCTCTTATGAGGATTTTAAGAAGACAAATAACTATAGCATTTTTGCAGCATGTGAGGCAAAGGAGGCTATAGCTCAGCTCAAGATGATCAAGACACTTGATCCATCAACTAAGGCAAAGAAGGGATTGAAGGCTATGCCTAAGCGTGAGGTATTCTCATCAGCTAAGATTGCACAGCTTATTCACGAGCAGCAGCTACTAGCAAATAAGTTTGACGCTAATCTTGAGAAGTTCAACAATGAGACTTCTATTGAGATTAAGAATACTATTGCAGATAAGTTCGAGATGGATCTCGCAGTTTAAATGCTATAGGTTCGAGACAAATACAAGGGTCGCCGAAAGGAGTAAGATCGAGGCTTACACGAACCACAAATAAGGAATCCCTTGCCTTAAAAAACAACATTATTAACACATTAAATTATCAAGATTATGTCTAAGAAGAAGAATAATAAGAAGAATCTCAAGAAGGTTCAGGCTAAGATAGGAACTACACCAGTTAAGGCTGAGGCAGCTAAGAAGGAAGAGTCTAAGGCTGCTGTAAAGAATACAGAAATTGTTGCAGCAAAAGACGATGCTAAGGCCATTAAAAAGGCTGAAAAGAAAGCTCATGAAGAGGCTAAGTATGCCGCTTCTAAGGCTCGCGCAGAGGCTCGCAATGCTCGCAAAAAGAGCATTATGGATAAGTTGATCGACTCCAAGAAGACAAAGGCTTCAGGGCCTGTTAAAATCACTCTGGAGGAGCGTTTGAAGAAGCAGGAAGAGCGTCGTAATGTCGCTCAGGCTCGTCACATCGCATCAATTACCCGTCG